CTCATCCTACGGGATTTACGTTTCTGATGCCACGGCGCACGGCAGGACCGGTTACAGATCTATTCCTACAGTGCCCATTAAACAACCCACCTCCCTGGTCATGCACAGTTATTATACTGCACAAGTCAGGTGTTGTCAACTTGTTTTTTAGTTAATTCACACACCAGGAGAAACTGCTCGTAGGCCAGTCGCACTGCAGGATTGGTTAGTAATTGTTCGGCTTCTGCTTGCATGGCCTTTAGACCGGCTTCGGCTATGTCTCTAGCACTGGCCACTTCAATGGTATAGATGTCATCACCCATGGCTCGGTTCAACCGAGTCCAGGCACGTTGTTGATCATGTGTGAGTTCTTTCCGGCGTGGACGCATTTCACTGGCCTTACGCACTGCCTCACTCATCTTGTCTTCAGCCACACGACCAGCGGCTATCATTGGTGCCAAGGCAGGATCAATGTTATAGCGTGTGCTACGGCCGCCGGGATAGCACATGATCAAATGGTTGCCCCGGGGCATAGCATCCATGAGTTCATAGTCATGTTCCATGACAGGCACATACCTACGTCCACGTTTTTCGTAGTAGATTTTTTTAGTCATTGGCTGCCCAGGTGTTGGCATGATAATCCCAATGTCTACTGTCATATAGATTAAACGTCAGCTCGTAGCCAAATAAGCCTAATTTTAATTTAACGCCTGCATGGTCACATCTAGTGGTCCAATCAAAATTAAAATGCAATAGATTTTCACAGTCTTGAAATACTTCCAATTCAAGATATTTGTGTTTGAATGGCGTACTCCAAACACGATTGAAAATATGATTGAATGACACCCTGGTCAAAGGATACTCAATTGCAAATTTTAAATTGATCATACTTTTTCGCCGGCTTCAAAATCTCTAAAGCGCAAGAATCTTGGGAATCTCAGACTGTATGATCCGTCTTGGTTTTGCGTAACTGCGTCAGCTTGCACTTCCACCAAGTGACCAAGAAGAAGATCCCGGCTGCTCCAGTACTCATCCCTATCGCTATCAGACAGGCCACTGCCAACATTAACTCGTATGTGTCTTCCATTGTCATCTCCTTCACAGATTATAGCACCCAACCGGTCAGCATTGCGACCAGTACCTTGTTCGAAACCCACAATGCTCAAATCAACTGTGATTGTGGGTTTCCATTTCATCCATGAATCTGTGCGTTTGCACAGGTACGGTGCATCCATGCTCTTGATCATGATGCCTTCAAATCCACCCTCCACAGCGGCTTCAGCATAACGGTTCATGATATCATGCCCTTCGGCTGTGTCCAGGTCCACTTCCAGACCGTTCATGATCTGGATAGCACCTTCCGCAGGCAACGAGGCACGTACACATTCCAACATTTCAATGCGTTTGTATTGTTGTGCGTTGTAGTGACCTTCAACAAAACTGTCCAGCGGTATGATATCAAACACATGATATATCATGCCGTCAGTGACAGCGTCCGATTTGCGATGTGCTTGCTTCATCAACTTCTGGAAACTTTCGCCCACAATCTCACCATCCAATACAAAACGACCGCCATGTGGAATTTGAAAAAATGCCTTGCGATTGTCTTCTATGGCCTGAGCAATCTGCGGAAAGTTTTCAAACTCTTTGCCATTGCGGCTGTACAATGTAACGCTGGTACCTTGTACCACTGCCAACACACGCACACCATCCAGTTTGCATTCCAGGCGTTTGATGCCTTTCAGCTTCTTGGGTTGGTCCGTTGAGTCCTGTGCCAGTTGGCATGAGAACACAGGAATCCGCCACTGTGTTTTGCCCAGCACTTTGTTCAAAGTTTTTTCTGAAATGCCACAGCGCAGGTCTTTTATGAGTACACGTCTACAAAGATTGTTCCATTCTAGACTGTCAAACTGTTTCATTGTTTCCAAGATAGCATCTCTAGCACGATGTCCAGTGAATGTTCTTGTGCGCAGGCCTTCCAACAATCCCCAAAACACAGGCCAGGGATTTTCCGCATGTTCAATGCCCTCGCTTTCGGGCACTTGTCGCACATGGAATGTGTAGTAGGGATTGTAGGCTTGATAGCAATTGAACAAAAAACACTGGGCATTTGCACTGCCCAATTTTGCCGCCATCAAGGCTTTCTCAATCACTCGTTCTTTGTGCAAGCGACTGTCAGAACTTTCAAGGTCCCTTATCCAATCGGCTGCCACTGGGATACCGTTGAATTGTTTGTGTGTGAAGTCAATGTCATTCATATATTTACAGGGTTACCATGATGAATTATAGAATACTTTCAAACCCAAGAACATTTCTGCACGGGCGGCCTGGATGAATTTCAAGTCTTCATTGTAGTAGTGCTGATCTGCATCACTGCCAAAAAAGAATCCCGATGTGGCCGGCAGTTGACGTTTTTTCACTGCCAACTCCAAATCATCCAAGTCCTCAGCAGTGAGCTCGAATTCAATGCCGTTGAAGTTGTCTGTTTCACGTAGCGCATTACCTTCACGACGGAGCCATCGTTGTGCCATCCAGCCATGCAGATTGGGATGTTTGCGCCAGTATGCAATGTCTCTTGGCTTGTTGACATTGGGGTTGCGGTGTTCTTTGTGATCTGGATCCCACTCAGAGCCTTCGTAAAATTCAGCTTGCTGGCCTGCCCGGGCGGCCACGTATGCGTACATGTCAAGTCCCATGTTTCTCTCCGTTAATCAAGTGGAACATTTTTCATTGGCTCAGTGCCTGTCCAGTGTGCCTGTGTCACACACACGCCTCGATACTGCACACCCATTGGGTGCTCACCTTTTTTGGGCAGTGTTTTGATTGCTCGCTCGCATGCAGTTTTGGTGGGCATGGTCACAGGCACTTTGTCTATGAAGTTGCCACCGGGGCTGAGCATGGCAACGATCAATATCCATTCATTCATTATGCAGCCTTCAAAAAATTTTGGTGCACCATGAACGACCCGGCACCGTGACGGGTAGGCGCAATCTCTACTATCTCTCCATATGTAGAAATCACAAAATACTGTTGACCTTGATATGTGACCATTATGCGGCCTCCAACATGTTAGCGGGCACCTTCCACAGCATCACACCGTCTTTGACTGTGACATACTTGATGGCCACCTTGGTCACTGTGCCTTGTACCACAAGGCCACCACGCTTGGCGCTGGTGAACTTGACTGTGTCACCTTTGGTGAACGTGCGGATTTTCTGCTTGCCCAACTGAGCGCGAGCATACTGCACCGCACTCACAATGCTGTTGAGTTGTTCGTTTGTGAAGTTGCCAAACATGATGGCAGTGTTGACTTCTTGGATTGTTGCGTATGTCATCTCAGGCTCCTTTTGTTACAATATGTTCATATTATAGCATTTTGGCAATTATTGGTCAACCGCCAAAAAGGTAATACTCAAGTATTACATGCTCCAGAAAGTTTCGCTGGCGGGTGAGCAACAGTTGGGGGTGTTGACATCTTCCAGGAATTCTTTGCCAGTCATGAGATTGGTGCGTACAACCATCTTGGGTGTGTAGTACTTGGTGGCAATGATGCTGAGTTGGTCCACGCTCCACCCTGCTTTGTTGCAAAGACGAGTGCGGGTGGCACGTGCGGCACCGAACGTTTTGTATGCACGGGTTTTCATGGGACCATCTGTTACAATAAGTCCAGTACCTCTAGAAACAATGTAGTACATTTTGGCTCCTTTTTGCTTTGTATGCCACTATTATAGCAAAAAGGGAATTTTTGGTCAAGTACTACTAGAGTACTACTTTTTTACACTTGTGCTCGGGCTTCTGCAGGTGTGTATTCACTGCCGCTCAGCGTGGCCTGTGGTGGCACTGAGGCAGGTTGTTGGGGCACGCCATTGTCAGACTTGAGTCCAATACTGTCCAATCCAGCGGTGTTGCGTCCTTCACGTAGCGCACCTACCAGGGCCTGACCCGATTCATTGGCTGTGTTGGCAATGCTTTCCAAAAACTGTGCAGCCATGCCTTCTTGCGTGTCTTTGCCATATCCGGCCAAGGCAGGAATAAAAGCAGTGATGGGCAATTGAGCGCCAGCAGTGAGTGTGGCATAGTCAATGCTGGCCTTAGTCTGAAATATGGATTCGTTATAGCTGTGAGTAACCATTTCGGTCCATGCGGTGTTTAATGTTGTGGTTGCAGTGCCCATGGCAGTGATGGCTGTGCCAATGGCCGCATTGGCCTCAGTTATCAATCTAGCCAATGCTGCATCATATGTGGCATAGGTTGGTACGTTGTAAGGAGCAGGAAGAGTAATTGTGGGTGGCACACCGTAAGTGGCAGTACTCACCAGGGTCTTCATGTAAGAATAAATGGTATTGAGTGTTGTGAGTGTGCCGGCTGTAAGTTGTGCTGTGATGGTGCTGGTAACTGTGGTCAAATCAGTGTTGTAGGGAATGCCAGCAGCTGATCCAAAAAAGTCTGTGGTCAAAAAAGTACCGCTGGGTCCTGAGCCCAGCGCCAAGTTTGTGGCATAGTAAGTGGCCACTGCGGCAGGCACAGGTGTTGTGGTATTGGCCACCAAGTCCAGGCCTTTGAGTGTGCCTAGTTTTTGTGAATATGCCGCAGTTTCTGCGGCGGTTTGTGTTATTGTGGTCATTGTAGTATTGCCGCCAGTTTAGGTGCAGTGGTGGTGCGTATGCCTTTGATTTGTTGAAAAGAAATCTGCAAGGCACGGTTGGCCGCGGCATTGGCTGCAGGTATAATTTTTGCCAAGTCATCACACCCTACAGGTGCCAATGTGCCTGAATTCAATATAGGAGCAATAACAGTGTTGACTGCACCCGTGGTGTCATATATCAACACAGGACCATCAGGTGTGGGCAGTGTGAGACTGCTGTAACTTGTGGGAAATATTTTGGCAGGATTCAACAACTCACACATCTGTGTGATGTTGGGTGTGGTACAATTGAGAATACTCAGTACATTGGTCAAACAGGCGCCAGTGACTGTACAGAGTGCAGGATAAGCTCGCTGTTGAAGAACATCAAAAGCATTTTTGGTCAGTCCCGTGGGGTTGAACAGGCTTTGTACATTGAGATTCACCAAGTCGGCAATGTTTTGATCTGTGAGTCCTTGTGCTTTTAACGCTTCAGTCACACACGGGGTTGATCCATTCAACATGTTGCCTTTTACAGCCAATTGATGTAACAACACAGCTGGTGTGCCAAACTGATCAACATTTTCAAAGTCGATCAAATCCCCAGTGTCTGCAAGGTCGGCCCCAAATGCTGGAAAAGCCAAGTTGACCTGTGCAATGTCCCCAGTGATCAAATTGTTCATGTTGGTGAATGTGGGACCAAGATAGTCATCACTGTTGACATTGACTGCACTGAGTATGACATTGTTTGTGAGACTGATATATCCCTGAGCGGCACCAAATGCCTGTGCAAATTTTCCAAAATCGCCGCCGCCCAATTGAGTGCTGGCTGCTGTGGTAATAGTAGTAGCATAACCGGCATTGCCCACGGTCCAGGACACATTGCTGGGCACACTGTCACCTAACGCAGGACAATAGTTGCCACTCACATTGGCTCCCAGCGTCTTGAGATTGGCCAGGGTACCTGCACCAATACTCAATGACACATTGCTTGCGGCTTGCCCAATGGTGTAGATCAAGTTGGCTATGGGTGCTAATGAGTTGTAACTGGCAATGCTGTTGGCCAATTGTGTGTTGGCTGTTATGGCATTGCCTGCGTAAAATCCCACACCTGCTGTGAGTTGTAGTGGTGTTGCTGTTGACTCTGCCATTATCCTGCTCTCACTGTGCTAGAACCTGCTACTCTAGGGTGACCACAGGTGTCTGAATCGCCATCACGTATGACGGGCTTCCCACCTGCACGTACAGATCCTGAACCACCCGAAGTCACTGCTGAACAATGTATGCCACAACCGGGTTGTCCGCAACAAGGATGCGGGGTTACTGAAATACCAGGTACAACAATGGGACGGCCGTTCACACGTACCGAAGCCACACCCGAGGTGTTGACACCACCTGATGAGTTTGGATCCCCTTGACGTTGCACTGCTGGCATGTTATCCCATTAAGATTTTACTGCGCACAGGTTTGATGCCTGTTGTGGCTTCCAGGTAACTGTCCCCCACGTCTTCACGCACAGGAGCAATCATGGCCACGCTAGATCTATTTACCGTGACATCCGACTCGGGATCTGCGGTAAACAAGCTATTCATCAGTTGTATGCCTTGCTGTCCAGGCACCACTGCCACAGGTTTGCTCAGGGTGAGAGTACTGCTGTCATATGCTGTGACTTTGGCCACTATTTCTTCACCATAGCCCATGCGCATGGTGTATGTTTTTCCCGCTTCGATGCTCATTCTAGTTCCTTTTTAACTATTGCCAACTGATAATTTACCAACCCCAATTTGAGCCTGTGATAAAACATGTTCACAAAGGCATCAATACTTTGTTTGCAACGACCCAGGTAATGCTGTTCATCTTCCCAGAGATAGTCGTCAAACAACATCACGCCGCCAGGGCGCAACAATCCAAAACACATCACAGCATCTGCTAGTGCATCATCTGCGTTGTGACTACCATCCACGTAGACGAAGTCATACTGACGTTGATCCACAATCAGCTGTGCCAATGCAGGGAAACTCATGTTGGCATGCACTTCCACAGTTTGTCCAGGTTTTTTAACCTCTCCTGTGTTGGTACGGAAGATTTGTTCAATACTGCGATCTTCAGGGATTGAATCATAACTGAATGCTGTGACCGGACGGTCAGCAAATGGATCAATGCAGGTAATGGTGCCTGTGTCTGCCAGCATGTTTTCCAACATCCAGCAGGTGCTACGGCCTTCGTGGCTGCCTATTTCCAATATGCTGTCAACTGTTTTTTGTTTTTGTAAGTAGTTGGTGATGTAATCAAAATTGACCAGTGCATTGCTGAACCAGTCAGATGTGAATTGTGGCATTACATCAACCTTTGACGCAGTTCCTGAAATCCACCCACATACTCTTCATCCAAGAAGATCTGTGGCACTGATCGTGCAGTGGGCACTGACTCCAACAGTTGTTCACGTGTCCAGTCTTGACTGATGTTGCGTACTTCATATTCTATGCCTTTCATTTCCAACAAGCCCTTGGCTTGTTCGCAGAAGGTGCATTGGTCTTTTGACCATACTATTGCTTTCATTTTGTTTTTCCTTTGGAGTCTAGTTTAATAATACACGGTGAATCAATACGATCCGACATGGCTTTGACACCATCTGCCCAGGTGTGCATTTTTGCTGACAACCAGTCTAAAAATTGCACTCGCAGACAGCGATTCTTTTCTTCAATGCGTTCAAACTTGCTCATTACATTGCGAATGTTTTGAAAGTCTTCCGACTCTCGTATTGCAGGATTAGGTTTATACATATTTTCCTTTTATAAATTTGGTAATTCGTCGTAGTCTAACTGGTCAGACATCACGCCAATAACATAGTTAGTTGATTCGTTCTCCTGCAAGGCAGTTTGTTTCTTGCTGGTGTCCACATGCTTCATAAACCAAGGAATGGGTGTGCTACGCGGTGCAGGCTCCAAATACTTGACACCAATTTCTTTGAGTGCGCCCACTGCTGTGTAGTCCACAAAGTCCTTGAGAATGTTGGCATTGAGTCCAATCACAGGACCTTTCTGGAACAAGTAGTCAGCCCAGGTCTTTTCCTCACAAATCACATCCAGGTACAACTGATATACTTCGGCTTCACATTCGGCCTTGGCAGCGGCAAAGCGGGGATCTTCTTTGACCACTTGATTGATCATCCAAGCAGTCCAATCCCGGTGCAGGATTTCATCTTGCAGGATCAGGCTGATGATGTTGCCGTTACCAATAAAGATACGATTCTCAACCATGGCCAGGCTTGTGGCAAAGCTCACCATGAAGCGGAATGCTTCTAGTGCGTAACTGGCATTGAGTGCCAGCCAAATTGCCTTGATGTGTGCCTTTTCTGTCACGGACTCTGGATTGTTTTCTTTGTGGCAATTTATTCTGTGTAGTTCGTCGTAGTACTTGCCCACACTTGATGCCATGTCTACAATTTCTTTGGTGTCGTGAATGGTGTTGAACACATCCTTGGGCACGTTGTAGATATTGCGAATGATGTGACTGTATGAACGGCTATGGATGTTGGTTTCAAAGAAACTCCAGTTATACATCAGTGCTTCCAGTTCAGGAATGCCCACAACAGGAGTAAACACCTGTGCCGGGCCACGACCTTGCAAACTGTCCAAGGCTGTTTGGCGCAACAAGTTGCTGGTAAAGATGTGCCGCACAGTGTCTGACGCTTCCTTGAAGTCGTTGGCATCTTTGGTTAGCGATACTTCTTCAGGGATCCAAAAGAAGCCACGTGCCTCTTGCTCAAATTTCACAAGTTTGTTGTACTTGACTTCTTCAAAGCGTTGGATGGTGACAGGTCCTGCAGGGTCAAGAAACATCTTGCGATGAAGATAATCAGTTTTGGTGGTAAGATTGTATTGTGCTTGGCTCATGTTTTTTCCTTTATTTTATATGAGATTTTTCCTGTACGGAAATCATGTTCTACTGTGACTCTACTGTTGGGAGCATTTATCACAGCAGGGTTGGCTGGTGGTTTCCAATGCCCTGTGTCCAGGTAAAGACAGTTGCTGCCGTGTTGCATGCCGGCTCTGGGCACAATCAACACTGGTTGATCACTTGTGTCAACTTGCAATTCATGAACAGGTATATCCACAAAAGCTGCGTTGGCATCAACTGTGTATCTTCCAACACAGGTGCTGTTGGTGATCCAGTCTAGGTAGGTCAGCCCAGGAGTCAGTTGGTTTACTCCTGTGGGCAACACTGTTTTTGATTTGATACTTTTTTTGTATTTTTTTGACAGCAACAGGTTGATGTATGACACAAACCGAGATTCAACATCCACACCTGGAGAAAAATAATTTTCTTCATATGATTGCGTCAAACTGCTGGCAACATCTACAGATATTGGGATAGCATGTATTTCTAAAAAATACTCACCTGGTAAAAATCGTTGGCCAGGCTGCCTAGGCAAACTGTTGTAAAGGCCTTCGCCCCAGATATTGTCGTCCACAGTTTCTGTGAAAATTACTGGTCGAGCATGCTCACAAGAGTGATCATAGCGTTGATTGATCAGTGTGATGCGGTCTTGCAGACTGAGTAGTTTGATCATTTCACTACCCAGTTGATAACGATCCGGATCTGACTCATAGGCCACAATACTACGGGCACCGTGCTTCAAGGCCAGCATACTCAGTAGTCCTGTACCAAATCCAATTTCCACACAGTCTTGGTCTTGAACTTCGGTCAGTACATGATCGTAGAAATGGTTACGGGCAACATCATTCAGCATGGAGAGATATACCCCATCGTGATTTTTAAAGTCCACGCGATCTAAAAAGTCCATGATTACAGTTTACAGCTTTCGCAGTCTTCCGCTGCATCAAAGTCTATTGCTTCCAGCGGTGCTGTTTCCTTTTCTGCTCTAGAACCCTGCTTGTTGATTAGACTGTAATAGAATGTCTTGATGCCCCAGTGATGTGCCTGCATCAAGTTCTTGGCAATCAAGGTGGTGGGCACTTTGCGATCTGGCCAGTGTGCAGGATTGTAGAATGTGTTGGTTGAAATTGACTGATCAATGTAGGCTGCCAACACAGCGGCTGTTTTCAAATAGCCAATGCAATCTTGTTGTGCCCACATCAATTGATATCGGTTCTTGAGTCTGTGATACTCGGGTACGACCTGTGTGAGGCTGCCTGCTTTGGATTCTTTTACACTGATCAAGCTCATGGGCATTTCAATACCATTGGTTGAGTTGATCACCACACTTGAACTTTCAACCGGTGCCACTGCCATTAGTGTGGCGTTGCGCACACCGTAGGCTCGCATGTTGCCACGCAGGGTATTCCAGTCCAGCGCAGGATCAGGTGTGAAGTCTGTGAGTTCATTCACACCTCTGGCACGTAGTTCCCAAGGGAAGATGCCTTGTCCGTAGCGTGTCTTATCACTGTCTTGGCAACGACCACGTTCCCGGGCCAGTTCTACTGTGGCTTCGGTCAAGTAGTAGGCTTGATGCTCCATCCACGTCTTGACTTCAGCCAAGGCGTCTCGTTCTCCGTATTTGAGACTGCGTTTGGCGTGCCAGTAGGCAAGGTTGGTGATTCCGATACCCAAGGGCTGGATCTCGTCGTTGGATAGTTGAGACTGGATGGAGAGAAAGTCTTGATAGTCAAGAATGTTACACAGGCTACGCTGAAGTATACGACAAGCACGGCGCATGTCTTCTGGATTACGGAACGCACCCCAGTTGATTGAGCCCAGTGTGCAAAGAGCGATACGACCATCACGGTCATCCAGACGTTTAAAGGGTTTAGTAGGAAGAAGAATTTCACAGCAAAGGTTACTCTGGTAAATGGTATGATATTCAGGATCAAATGGTCCTTGGCTCATGACATTGTCAATGAACACTAGATAGATACGTCCAGTATCGGTTCGTTCCTTGAGAATACCACTTTTGAAAACTTCCTCCGCAGCCATCGTTTTCTTACGGAGGCCGGGCGCTTTTTCATATTTGACATAAAGTTCTTCAAAGCGAGCGGTATCTTGATAAAATGCTTCATAAAGGTCAGGTACTTGGTTAGGATCAAAGAATGTGATGTTTTCTTTGTTCTTGAAACGTCTCCAAAAGAACGCACTCAGCACAACACCATAGTCCATGTGTCGCACACGAGTTTCTTCTGTGCCTTGATTGTTTTTCAGCACAATGAGATCATCAAACTGCAGGTGCCATATGGGATAGAACACAGTGGCCGATGCATTGCGAATACCGCCTTGTGAACACGAGCGCAGGTCACCAAACCATTTCTTCAAGAATGGTATCATGCCTGTGTGCATGATCTCACCGCCGCGAATAGGTGATCCCAAGGGACGCAGTCGTCCAATCTCTAAACCAATGCCAGCACGTTTGCTGGCATACTTGGCCATCATCTCACCGCTGGCAAATATACTATCGAGGTCATCATCGGATCGGATAAGAACACAACTGCTAAATTGCTTAGTAGGAGTACCAAGGCCAGCAAGCACAGGAGTTGCCAAAGTGAAAAGCCCATCACTTGCGGCAGTGTAATACTCTTTGATATAACGCATGCGAGCTGTGTTAGGTTCTTCTTTATGGAAAACAGTGGCCGCTGCCACCATGTATCTAACTTGCGGAGTTTCATATGTTTGTCCTGTTGATCGATTCTTCACTAGGTATTTTTCAATCAGTTGTTCCACTGCGGCATAACTGTAACTTTCGTCCTTGGCATGATCAATCATGTCTTGCATGCGGTTCCAGTCATCTTCTGAGTACCATTCTAAGAGTTCAGGAGTGTACAGGCCAGTGGCCACGTTGGTCTTTACAATGTCATACAAGTGAGGAGGATCGTATAAACCGTACACATCTTTGCGTAGCATTGATAAACGTTGTTTACCCGCCACGTACTGATAGTTGGTGTGCCCCACATCCGGATTTGATTCCACGTCAATCAAGTCCACAATGGCACGTAAGGTAATACCGTCAATCTCTTTGGTGGTAATACCATCATAAAAGTGCAACTGTGCCTTGATTTCCACCATGCTCTGACTTACGTCTGCTATGCCTGCGCATACTTTGGCAATTTGAGTTTGCCATTTCTCCAATGCCAGCGGCTCACGAAGGCCACTGCGCTTTACAACTGTAATGCTTTTCATCTCTTCCTAACGAATTTTTTGTTTTATTTCTTCTTGATTGACACGCCGTCTGGGTTTTGACTTCTCCAGGCTGATATTTAACACTTGATCTGGGTCCCAATTCAATATATATTTCTCATGGTCAACTAGGACTAAATTGTCCCCCAAATACTCAATCATGCAGACATCCTGCAGATCTTCACGATCCAACATTGCTATAGTATACAGGATTCCCAGCCCTCGCGCAAGTGGACAATACATGTTGTCACTCAATAACTGCCAAGGATCCGGCCAGTCTGCCTGATCATCCCAGTGCAAATGGTAAGCGCACCAGGGTGCCCGAAACCACCAGCGATTGATGGTGGACACTGTGGCGTCCACTGTGGTGGTTTGACATTGTTGTCTCAGCTGATTCCAAGACTCTAGCCTTTCGGCAAAACTAACAGGCCACATAAGATGCGATTAAGAGCTTGGTCCTAGGTAGGTAATACTGTAGTAAATCAAACCAGATGGTCTAGTGCTGCTTGAGGTATATGTGACTGTGATTGTTGTGCCCACATCAGTCACAGCCAAACTAACGTCTGGGTCTGAATTTTGCACAAAGTCATCGCTGTAGCTCAATCCATCTCCTGCTGAATCGTCAGCATCATTGACCACTGTGAGTGTACCAGTTCTCACTGATGTTTCTCTCACAATTGTGTAATCCATTCTGAATGCTTTGATGTACACTGAGCTTTGATTGAACAATGTTGCACCACTGGCTCCCACATCCAGCGTGGCCTGAACACCAGTGTTTCTAACATAGCTTCCCAGTTGCGATCTTACTGCACTGTCAACACCAATACTGGCAGGAATAGTTGAAGTGACCGAATTGTATAATTTTATTCTAGGATACACCACAGACTGAGTGGTACTGCGCTGAAACATGTCACCGACGCTGATATTGTTGTCTGCATCAATACTGATAATTGCACTGGCAGGGATACTCACACCATTGAAGTGATTGCCTACGTCATAAAAAATATTATATCCTGTGGCATTCAAACTCACATTGTTGATCACAACACCTTCCACATACACAGTGTCAAATTCATTGTGTAATACTTTGAATCCAGTGGCTCCACCATTGACAGGACTGGTACCACCTAGTACTACGCCTTGATACAATGTGTCAAATCTACTGTTGCTGATCACTGCACCTTTGATCTGTTGATCAGTGTTGGTGCCGTATGTGAACCCAGAAAATCTACAGTTGGTCCAATTGATTTGAGTACATGGCAAACTGGTGGTGCTGGCCCAGCGAATGGCCGCAATATCATCCGCCGCAGTAGTAAGATCACCGGTGTCAAGTGGACCCAGTAAATCCATGCTGTCAAAGTCACAATGAGTGGCATTTTCAATCAGTACAGCATTGATCATCTGATCAGAACTGATACCTATACCACTCATTTGAATATTTGTGGGTGCTGTGGCACCATTGGTGCCAATGTTTACTCCAGTTTGTTGCAGACTATCTGCTGTTCTTACCACATAACTGGGCAACGATTCAGCAACCCAGTAACTGGCATTGGTAATTGCAATACCAGTAGCTGGCACAATGGCCAGACTACGATAGTAAGTGCTGGTACTGGTATAATACACCAATACACCTTGTGCATAACCAGTGTTGGCTGCCCAATTTTGTACTGAAAAATTGATAATTGAACTGTTGGCTCCTTCGCCATACAGCCTAGCCCAGGTGGGAACAAGAATGGTATCAGTTACTATGTATTTGCCAGCTGGAAAAAACAAACTGCGTCTAATTTGTGTGTTGGTTTGTACACAGTACAATTGAAACAATGCACGATTGATAGCATCTGTGTCATCGGTTACCCCATCACCAACAGCGCCAAAGTCTGTGACCACTGCGTAGCTGTCTAGTCTGCTTTGAATACTCTGTGTGACTGGTGTGCCTGATGTGGCACCAGTTTGCACGGTGTATCCAGCAGCATCTCCTCGGTAGGTGTATTGCCCGGCAAAACTCAAAATGTCTGAGAATTCTGTGAGCACTTCGGTGTTGCCCACAACCGGGGCACCGTCGGCCAGTTCGCCATTGCCAATGAACAGTCTACGTTCATCTATGGCCCAGCCCAATTCAGCGCCAGCCAAGGGCTGGGGCAGGTCTTCTAATAGGCCCTTGCGGGAGGTGATTCTTGAAACTTGTACAATTGCCACAGTGTGATTCCTTGAGGTATCACATATTTAGCAAGTAATACTGTTCGACCTTTTTCCACCACAAGTCACGATACCGATCAAACTCTTGCCCTTCCAGTACAAATTCCTGGTACTCAGGTGGAGAAATCATGTTCATTTGTTCGTCTAGGGTGGGTTTGACACACATCAAAACCACGCCTTTTCGGATGTTTGTGCCATGCAGTTCGTTGTGTGCTTCGGCATAGGCGCATAGCTGCACAAAGTAATCATCAATCCACTCGCGCTTTTTGGGCTTGTTGGTCTGCTTGTAATCTAATATAGCTTCTTCGTTTAAATGTATGCCCGCGCCATCTGTTGTGCCTGCGTACACCTTGGGGAAATACAGAGGAACTTCTATACCCCAAAACTCTGAAACATTCTTCAATCCGTGTTCCACAACTTTTTGCGCCATAGCATGACTGGCCCAGGAAAACGGATTTGTGCCCCGATCTTTTATTGCACCGTCTCGAACATACTGTTCAAGATATGTGTGCATGCGTGTGCCACGATTGGCAGCTTCTGTTGTGATTTGTTGTGCCTGTTCATGTCCTACTCTATTACGCCAGTTCTGCAGAGCTTTCTTACTTTCTTCACTTTTGGTGGCATCAAGTATTGTGGTCACTGACGGTAATCGGTTGCCATCTGGTGTGGCATACAGTCTGCGGCCGTTGACGTTTTCCCGTGGTATGGCTTGATAGTTAAATTTTGGATTGTACAATGTTAAACTCTAAAACTTTCTCCACAACCGCAGCGGTCGCGTTCGTTGGGGTTGCTGAACTCAAAGCCTTCGTTGAGGCCTTGACGCACATAATCTACTTGTGTGCCACGCAAGTAGACATCATGTTTTTTGTCAACTATAACACAAAAATTTGGTTGAGCATAGTTTATGGTACTGTCATCAGCACAGTATTCTTTCACGTATTCTAACACATAAGCCAGCCCTGAGCAACCGGTAGTTTTTACACCCAGTCGTATGCCGGCATAGCCTTTGGTTGTTACCAATTTTTGTATTTTAGATTGTGCTTGATCAGTTATGGTTATCATGTTAGTATTTACTAGTCAATCTCACTGCATAATTCACTTATGATTTGACTGATATTGGGCTGCAATCTTAAATGAGCAAGTTTTCTTGATGTGTCTTTTGACAAGAATTTTGTAATGTATAAAATAAAATTTTTGTCTTTGGCCAATGTGATTCCATATGATATGGGCTCGCATGACAACACAACCGGCTGGTCAGAAAAATCTTTTGTGAAATAGAATTTTTGTTCGGTAGACCAGTTGATATAAAGATTATTGCATAAACTATGATACTGGTGGCTGGTCAAAAAGTCATCAATTATTGGCTCAATCTCTATGTGCGACCCGGCTTGTTGTGTCAGCACAAATTTTATCACACTTAGTGCATTGTAGACTCCTGACAGCACTGTCATTTCTACCAGCTGTTTTTGATCAAAAGACACACACTTTTTAGGAATCTCGCTGGTGTAAAAATCAAAACCAGGATCAATACGTGTGGATTTTACATATTCAAATTGAAATCGGCGTTGATACTCAGGGTCGTACATGGCAGGACTGGCCGGCAATGGTTCATTCAAAAACACAATGGGCAATATGTTTGCCTCAGTTATCTGACGCAGTGTTTGCCGCCAGGTCAAGGGAGTTTGTCCAGGTAATCCGTAGATCAATTGTGCTTTTACAATCAACTGAGGATGTTTGGTCACCAGTTCACGGGCCATGGCAGCATGAGTTTCCCAACCAACATCTGGACGATCAATGTTTTTTAATATTTCTTCATTGGTGTCTTGTATGGAAAAATTTAATGTTTTTTGTACCAGGCCGCTTTCGGCCATGATGTTGAAAATTTTTAAATTTACATCTTTGCGTAGTTTGCTGTAGTTGCCGCTGATTTTGAATCCAGCATTTTGTTGCAGATTTTTTTGTGCAAAATACTCTATCATGGCAACATCTTCGTCGTACTGCCCAACGTTGGCATCTGACAGGTAAATTTGTTTGATTCCTAATTCGTAAAACAAATCAATTTCTTCCTGGTAGGTATTTTTTCGTCGCGATATTTTATTTCCTAGCCCGCTGTTCCAATCACAAAAGGTACACGAATAAGGGCAACCTCTTGTCAAGGTGTACGGCAGATATAAAACACCGTTGCGTTCCAGCAGAGTGCGAGTCATTTCAGCAAACAGTTTTCTATTGTGCGTAAATGGACTTGTACTGATCATTTTTACAAACTTGTAATCTGCTGTGATTGTTTGCCCAGTGTTGGAATTTACCCATCCACAGTTGCTAGTGTTAAATGCTATCAACGGAGTTTTACCAACCAGACTTTTGATTATGTCTGCAAATGCCTGTTCGCCTGCGCCGTAAACTGCATAATCAATATATGGATTTTTTTCAAAAAATGCTGGGTCAAGGTTGATGTTGATACTGGGCCCACCGGCAATGATCTTGACACGTGCGGATAACTGTGGTTTGATTTTGCTCAGTTGATCGGTCAAGTAGTCATGATTCCACATGTAATGACTGGTACAAAGCACATCAGGTTTATGCTGTTCCACATAGTCCAGTAACTCTTTATTGGTCAATGTTTGTTGAATAGGAACCAACCATTCCAATTGATCAGCAATCTCTGGGTAGGTTACATCAACATAAGTTTTCAAATGTAACACCGCTGGATACAGCCAAGATTTTGTTCCACCAGCATGATACAGCAGTATACGAAATCGTTGACCCGTCATGAATCAATGTTTCTTTCGATAGTCTTCCACTGCGGCTTTTATAGCATCTTCAGCAAGAATAGAACAATGAATCTTGACTGGTGGCAGTGCGAGTTCCTGAGCAATCTCTGAATTTTTAAGAGCTGCTGCCTCGTCAAGTGTTCGTCCTTTAACCCACTCGGTAACAAGAGAGGATGAGGCAATGGCACTTCCGCATCCGTATGTTTTGAACCTGGCATCTGTGATAATTCCGTTTTCAACTTTGATTTGCAATTTCATCACATCGCCGCAGGCCGGTGCTCCCACCATGCCTGTGCCAATGGTGTCGTCAAGTTCAAACTTGCCCACATTGCGTGGATTTTCGTAGTGATCAATTACTTTTTCTGAATAGGCCATGTGATATTCCTTCGCTAATTATAGCGTATTTACTAACAAGTGTCAATGAGAATGGTTATACGCCGCGGTCTTTGCCGGCAGCTGATTTGGCCGAGGCGGCCACAATATCTTGTGCTTTGTTCACCGGCATCTCGGTTGCACCAGTGTTGGCACCTTTGTACATGATCACACCAGGTTTGCTGGGATCAATTGGTTCTAACACACTGTCCAAGGGTGGCGTACTCACCACGCTGATAATATTACGTTGATTGACTGGAAATCCCAAACTTTGTGCGGCACTTATAAATGCATCAGTACTGATTTGCTTTTGTGCATTTTCGTCATCTGCGCGGCCTGAAAGAAAATTCACCAAACCCATCAGTTTGTTTGGGTCTAGTGAATTTGAATTTTCGACTTCGTCGATTCTCATTATCTACGTGCTCGGCCCAGTGCGGCTCCGGCTGGTGCAGGTTCTTCAGCACCCATTTCAGCACCCATTTCAGCACCCATTTCAGCACCTAGATCAGCGCCAACATCGGCACCCATTTCAGCACCAGGTACTGGGGCAGGTGCAGCACCTGGCATGCCACTGGCGGCCATGCTGGTGTCTAGTGCGGCAGGTTGACCTGTTACCACACCCAGTGCTGTTTCTAACTGTTGTTTGGAACCTTGCAAGTTTTGCACAAGGCCTTGCAATGCCGCAGTTACATCACTGTTGAATTGTGTGGCTTGTTCCATGCCAATTTGATTACGGATTGAGTCAACCAAGGCAGGCAGTTCTTTGAATTGCATCTCTGTGGTGTCTTCCAGCATTGATTGCATTTTGTCCACCATGTCTTGTGCAGCCAACACCACTTGTGCCTGCTGAACTTCGGATTCTTTCAAGAACTGGTATGCTCTACGCAAACGGCTTTCGGCAGTCAGTGTGGCCTGTGCATTGATTAGTTCTTGTTCTTCAGGGGAAGGCTCCTGACCTTTAGCCAGTTTGTCTTTGGCTGCCTTGAGCTTGGCCGCGGCTGCTGGATCAGCTGCCACGTTGCCTGTTGGCTTCATCGCGGCACCTGCTGGTGGTACCATGTCTTCGCTCACGCGGTGAGCCAGTGCCTGTTCCATCATGACCAGTTTCAAATACGCAGGGTTGCGTTCACTGGTGTGACGACCGGTGCCACGCTGATGTTCAGCAATCACGCCACGCACACGTTTCAACATGGCCTGTGCTTCACGCACTGTGAGCCGGTTCACAGGCATTTTTGTACCAAAATAACTTTCAAATACTTGGGCTACTTGGCGGCTCTTTTTTGGTGTGGCCAGTTCGGTTAATTTCATTTGGCAAATCCTCTTAGTTGTAGATATTTAGCCGAATTTAAACATTTTTCAAGTTCTTGATTCAGCAGTGTAAGGTTCTCAATTTTGGGTGCAAGTTTGGTGTGCACCATTTCACGGAATTCAGGGCGACTACTACCATCTGCTTGCCCGCGTCGGCAATGGATATCAGCAGTGAGCGTTTGTTTTTTGTTGTCCAGTATGCGGATGTTTTGTGCTAGTCTGTACTGTTGTAAATGATCAGCCACACACCAAGACATGGCTGTTCGTTTACTGCTGAATGTGCTCACCAGATCATCATTGTGGTACACAGCAAAACCTGCTGATTGTGGTTTTACATGATAACGTCCAAACGCTACATATCCACCTTGTTCGTCATCAATTATGAGTTCGGTGTACACACGCTTGAGCTCGCGTTCAGCAAAGCGTTCTAATTTTTGATCACGGGTCATAGTGTTTTTACATAGTGAGTGGCCAGCCACCCCACGATGCCTAGCAGCACACCAATGATGCCTATGCCCCAGGTAATGATTTGATCGTTGCGTTTTTCGCCCATCTTGCGCACAATGCCATGCACTTCAGTGACCATGTGTTTGACGTGACCAACTTCTTGTTCCACTGTTTCTATCTTGAGTTCCAGCATGCGGTAACGTTCAGCACATAACTCCACGTGGGCTTCGAGGCTTTTCTTTTCAATGTCAGTAGTATCAACCATGGTCAGGCTCCAATGACGTATTTATGGCAGTAAACCAAATGTTCTGATTGGTTCCTTGAGCATGCAGTGTGGCGGTGACCGCTTCTGCTTCATCCAGGCCTGTGACCATGGGCACAGCTTCACAGTCTGCCACCAGCCCTGCTAGATCACTGCTGCCAAACTCACTGCTGAGAACCCCTTCTGCTTCTACTTCAAACGCAAAGTGCCAACCATCCGTGTGCTTGGTAGGCGGTACAACATTCATGGGCTGTGTTCTTAAGCTGACAATTTGCAATAGGCTTTCCCAGTTGCGTTGTTGATTACGACTGCGGTTCCACTGTTCAGGCGTGTCAATTGTGAGTCCTGTTTTTGTGACAAAAGGCAACTGTTGTGGTCGGAGATGTCCTGTGACACCAGTATGGGTACAATCAAAAAGGGTACGGCACAAGACTTTCATTATGTGCATATTTAACGCCAAAAAGAAACCCTGGATTTTTTACGTCCAGGGTTTGGTTGGAACTAAACTGATTACAGGTTAGTAAATGTTGCACTAGCAGCAACGTTGCCGGTTGGGATACCAATGTTCAAGCCGCCTGTGGCATTGGCTGTTTGAGCAGCGGCAACCAAGGTAGCTGTGGTGTAAGCACCTGTTGGGTAGATAGCCAAGTTGATTGTGCCAGCTGTTGCACCTGCTTGGTACATAGCAATAGTGCCAGTTTGTTGGATTGCTGTCAACACATTGTTTAAGTAACCGTTGACGTTACCAGCATTGGTAAGGGCAGCGTTGGCTGTGAGTGAGAAGAAGTCCAGTTTTGGACCAGCAACTTGTACTGGGCCTTGTGCCGCAACGTTGGCTGTGCCAGATATACTGCCATTAGCAACGTCCAGTGCAAATACTGGTTGTGTAGTTCCATTTACTTTTGTAAATTGTGCCATGATAAATTTCCTTTAGGGTTAAGTGGTCTCGGTGGACCTGCTTTTATTTATACCTTTGGTAAAAATTACCCCGGTTGTGGATTATTTCTAGCCGCATTTCTTGCTGTAAAGTCAAATCTATTTACCGCTTTGCCATAACCTGCAGGGGTGGCCATGACCCAGCCCTCGTGCCCAGGATCCTTTAAATCCAGCTGGCGTAGCACACCTAATTTTAAATCATGCAACATTATAAACAAGGTAAATGCCGCTGCCATGCCTTGTGTGTTTGAAGTAGGGCTCTGCAAGTATTCCACAATGTTAGCAAATTTACGTGGGCTTACCTTGGTTTGTAACCATTCACCAAATCCTGGCAGCAAATTGTCAAAGTTGCCACTGCTTTTAATTCTGTAGTTGATGTAGTCCACACACAGTTTTGCTAAATCTGTGATCTGTTGTGCTCGCAGTTCTGCAGGATTAAACAAGGTATCAATGGCAGAACCGTGGCTGGCAATCAAAGATTTGATTTGTTTGACTTGTTCAATGTCAGGAGTCATTTCTTTGGCAAATATGGGTTCAATCAACAACAAGCCCGGAACATCGTTAAACTTCACCCGTTTCAGTGGCTGCTTGGGTTCACCTGCATCTGAGTACATGGTGTGCATGGCAATTCCAATTTCGCTGTTGCCTATGCGCTGTCCTAGAGAACTTTTTGCAGGAATACGATATTGTACAGTGTTGGGTTTGAACACATAGTTTCCGGATTCCAAAGGCGGAGTATTTTGATACAACAAGTCGCCTTGTACATAGCCACGAAAGTTTGTGGGCAATGCTGCTTCTAATGCAGGGAACAATCTAGCATAGGTCTGAATTAATGCACTTCTATCACCCGAACGTGTGCGCTGTATCTGCGCCATCATTTCTGGCGAAGTGGCCAGTCCATCATACCCTTTGGCTTCAAACCCTGATCCGTCTGTGAGTACAAACTCTCCGGTGTCGGGCTTGCGTCCAAAGTATACAGCAGGCATGCCGTCCCATTTGACACTGGTTGTAGTGCCAGGACTAACAGCGGCATGATCAAGTATGCTCAATGCTTCTGTCGCACCGCGCGAACCTTTGCGAAAGATTAAATCTTCCAAGTGTTCAATGCCCTTGGCTCTGCCGCCCACATTGCCTTCATCAGCTTCGTAGATTCTATAGGGATTGGCTGCTTCGCGTTCTACCAAGGGCTGCATGCCTTGGTTCACAATCCTATCACGTAGGCGTGCCAGGAAGTAGGTGTCTGTATTTTCTGTCACAGCGTCAGGCTGTGGTAAACCTTCTTTGGTCAAGTACTCACGGAAGTCTCGGATCTTGACTTCCCGATCTTTGTCTCGAGTCAAGGCAGCAAATATGGTTTCCACTGTGCTGAGATTGGCTCGTGTGGCACTGGGTCCAAGGATCATACGTGCTGCCTCGTCAGGATCCATGGTCAACAATTCATTACTGGTCCTACTGAACACACCATTGGCGCCTATTTTGAGTCCCAGTTGTTTGGCAATGCTTGACATCAACACAGCACGGTTCATGCCTTTGTAGGCTGATCCTGCGCCTTGGTTGTAGTAGAATGTGCCCCAGTCCAGGTTGGGGAAGAACATGAAGTCTGTTTGCACATAGCCCAGTTCGGGACGTCCTTGAATGGGTGTGCGCAGGTGTACTTCGCCGCCTTTTTTGATCCACTCTGCAGGAGGCAGTTTGTGACTGGCAATCCACTGTGTGAGTTTGGCAGCCAATTGATCTTTGGAAATTTCACCAGCGTCCACAGCCAGGTCCATGTCACCAGATGTGGCGGCCTTGCCGGTTGAGCCCAACCAACGCTCGCGTGGAAATTGCAAACCTGTGAGCTGTTCCAGCCAGGCCACAGTGGCAGGTACATCGCTTTGGTTGATACGTTGTGTGAGTGGTTGGCCATCTGCATCTTTGAATACATTGCCACCTTCTAATAACATGCGTAGGCTTTTCATAGTTGTCTAATTTTTTTCAATAGTGTTCGGCTAGGGTCAAAATTGCCACTCCAGATCAAGGATTCGTTAAGTTTACCTGCAAGTCCTAATTTTATAGCATCTTGTTCACTTGTGCCTGGTGGAACTTTGGCTGCCATGGCCGCAGCTTGTGGAACTGTGAACCCCATCTTTATCAGCGCCTGTGCTATATCAGATGGTTGTTGAGCAGCTGGTCCAGGCGCAACTGGTGCTTGCTGTTGTTTCTTCTGAGGTGCAGCAACTTGATTTAAATCACTAGTTTGTTGCTTGATAATTTTTACTGCTTTTGCCTCGGCACCAGCAGCTAGATTAAGTTCATGGTTGCCAATTTGGTATGTGCCTTTAGGTCCGATTGAAATGTTGGGTAGTTTGCCATCTTTGAACTGATCTTTAATAATGTTACCAATCAGTTTGTCTGTGGTGTCCTGCATGTTTAATGGGTAATTTCCAATTTTAAATGCTCCGCCAGGAATGCTTGTAATAAGTGGCATTTTTTTACCAGCACCATGTTCTATGGTTTTGGGGTAGAACTCCAATAACGATCGCATGTCGTAGGTGGCCTGTGACAGATCTTGCCAACGTTGTAATTCAGCAGCCGGAGCACTTTTGGGTGCATTAAAATTCAATATGGCTTTTATGGCATTATTTAATTTGGCCACTTGTGCGGCTGCTTCTTGTGTGGCTTTGCCATTGACATATTCTGGAAGTTTTTTGTAATCTTTGCCTAATTTGCCTTGCAAGAAGTTGGTGTATATTTGATTCATTAGACTTTGGGCCAAGGCTTGTTTGGTCGGGGTGGGCAATTTTGCAGGGCTAGCCACGCCGTTCTGTTGCAATGCTGCGGCCATGGCCTGATTCCACTTGGCTAGTTCTTGGCGGGCCTGTTGACTGATGAGTGGTCCAGCAGCCTTGGCGGCGGCAGCACGTTGGTCACCGTAAGCATTGTTGTCGCCAGTATCAGGTACACTAAGTCCAACTGATGCGGCATTGTGTGCTGCCAATTTGTTGCCCAAGGAACCCACTATGGCAGCCATTCTGGACCCTTGCACACCAGGTGTGCTGGGAGCTGCTGCCACGGGAGTTACTTTTGATTTTTGAGTAGGGTCTACTGAACTTGCCGGGGAAGGTTGTGGCACTGGTATAGCAGCCGTATTTTGGTAGCTTTGTATACCTTGAGATGCTTGCCTAGCAGAGGGCACTGTTGCTGAATCCACAGCAGGAGTTTCTGTAGGCGCTGGCAATGTTGGTGCAGAAGATGTATTTGATTTCTCTTTGGCCACAACATCAGTTACATCAGACGTGTCCGTACCAAATTGTTTTGTGGCAGCTGGTCCTGTCAATTGTGCTGGTGCATCAATTGTTTGTAGTTCAGGAGCAGTAGTAGTGTTAGCCACTGCATTGGTTGCAGGTGCTGCCAGCCTTGGTGTCGCGGCGGCCTGCGGGGCTCCTTTTATTCTGGGAGTCCCAGTCATTTGTGGTTGCACACCTGGACCCACGCCTGTGCCATAGTCTTTTTTGGGTGGGGGTCTGCTGGGATCGTATTCTTTTAAATTTCTTTTGCTAGAGGTAAGTTCAAATATCTGCATTGGTTCTCCTAACACTCCGTGAGAACTTGCCAGTATCTCTATGACGTATGGCATTGAGTAATTTACGTTGTAGATTTTCAGCCTGTTCAACAGAAAATTCTGCATCAATCTGTTCCATCAAGCGAATAGCACTCTCGATTAGATTGCTGGCACGAGTTTCAATGACCGCACGACGATCACGTTCTATGTACAAACTATCTAGTTCTTCTAAGATGCTGCGTGTTTTCTTTTGCATTTGTTCACGGGCCTTTGGATTATTTAGCGGAAATGCTGTTGCAATAAATATCTAATACAAGGAACACTTATGACCAGTCAGATCAATCCCAACAACATTGATGGTAATTATCCCATAGCCGGTGTGTCAAACAACACCCAAGGCATGCGTGACAATTTTACCAATATCAAACAGAATTTTCAATACGCAGAAACTGAAATAGATGATTTGCAATCCAAAGCTGTGTTAAAATCTGCACTGACTGGCACCACATTGGACAATAACTTGGGCAACAATCTGGTGTACAATGCTCAAGTGCAAGGTATATCTGGCACTCTTGTGCAAATTGCCAACACATCAGGGGCAATTACCCTTGATGCCAGTGCAGGACCGTTTCAAAGCATTGTGATGGCCGGCAACATAAGCCTGGGATTCGTGGCCAATACTTGGCCCATTGCCGGAACTGCTGGCAAGGTTCGATTACAAATCACTGGCACTTCAGGACAAACTATCACACTGCCATCTGCGGTGAACAATGGGATAACAGGAGTTCAGGGCATTAGTGGCAATGTGATTACTCTGGCCTCAACTGGCACCTATCAATTTGATTTTTCGACCACAGATGGTGGTACCACTGTCACCTTTTTTGATCTAAATCGTCCGCTGAATTATTATACCAATCCAGTGACCATTGCCAGCACCGCGGTGAGCAGCAGCAGTGGGTCTGGTGCATTGATAGTTGCTGGCGGAGTTGGCATTAGTGGCAATCTGTATGTTAGTGGTAATATTGTGGGCAGTGTTGTGGCAACCGGCAACACTTTTGTGGGCAATACCACAGTGGGCAATTTGTTGACTTCGGGATTTGTTTCGGCTACAGCCAACGTCACTGGTGGCAACATAGCAACTGGTGGTGTTGTTTTGGCCACAGGCAACATCACAGGTGGCAATTTAAATGCTGCTGGACTCAGCTTGAGCGGCAATGTGGTCAGTGCCGTTAATCTCACAGCAAACATCACAACCACTGCCAACATAGCAGGAGGCAACTTAAAATCATCCGGCATCATGAGTGCCACTGCCAATGTCACAGGTGGAAACATACTCACAGGTGGATTGATTTCGGCAACTTCTACGATCACAAGTACAGCCAACATCACGGGCGGTAATATATTAACTGGTGGATTGGTTTCAGTCACAGGCAACATCACAGGTGGCAACATCGTCACTGGCGGCAACGTAACTGGTATCAATTTGTTGTCTAGTGCAGTAATATCTGCAGTGGGTGCAGCCACCATACTTTCTGGAACTGCTGTGCCTGCAGGTGGTACCACAGGTTCAGGTTACAAATTCTCCAGTACTACTAATCTTGGCGTATTCTTTGGTTCTGGTGTGCCAACGCTGAGTGCGGCACAAGGATCATTATACCTGCGTACAGATGGCAGCTCAACCAGCACCAGAATGTACATCAACACCAATGGCGCAACAACCTGGACTGCTGTGACCACAGCGGCTTAACCAGTTTTGATCTTGCCCAGCAGTTGTTTTAGTTTTGCACTTTGAACATCTGCTGTGACTTTGCCTGGTTCCGCACTGTCCCATGGAGGTGTGTTTGCGTTATCACTAGCCGGGCTAACTTGACTGCGGGCCTTGATTGAGTCCATGATGGATACAGATGGTTTCTTCGAATAAGCATCTCCATCTTCTCCGCCTTCATCAGTAATGCGCATGGTTTCAATATTGTACTCCAAATCAATTTTTTGACCAACGCCGGTCGAGCTTCGAGACTTCATACACTGTATCTGATACTTGCCACGCTCTTTCATGGCGCGACTAGTAAAGATACCAAACACGTTATCTGCTGTGTTGATTTTAGATATACCACCTGAAATATGACTGTGATCAAATTCAATTTCTTCCACAGCTGATCGATTCAACTGCGAAGCTGTTACCATCAAGAATCCCAGTTCTTTGGCCAAGTTACGCAGTTCTTCACTCACATACTTGTCTTTCACAAACAGGTCATTGGGTGAAACTTTGGCACTCACTGGCATCAACAGGTCCAAGTAGTCAATCATCACAAAGTCCACACGCTTGCCTGTTTGTATTTGGTACTCTTTCAAGTACGCACGTATGTCATTGATGTTGCTCTGTGCCGGCAAACCTTTCACTTGATAGTTGCCCGACTTCTTGGCCACCAGTTTGACCTTTAGTTCTGTTGTGTCAATGTCCTTGCGAATATCCTTGGTGCTCATGTTGGTTAGCATAGCATCTGTTCGCAAACTTGTGAGTTCTTCACTCAGTTCCAGTGTGATGTACACACCACTGAGTCCTTGTTGCAACCAGTTCAGCGCAATGTTCATCATCACAAGTGATTTACCCGAGCCTGATCCACCGGCAAAGATGTTGAGTTCTCCGCGGCTGAATCCACCATACAACAATCTGTCCAGCTGTGGCCACCCTGTTGACACTTGCCCGCCACTGTTGAAATATTTTTCAATACGTGCCTTGGGATCACTGAAGTAGTCTGTGCCCATGTCCTTAGTCAAACTGATCTGTACAGCATCTTTGATCAGTTTCTCCACCGGTTCAAAGTCGCCTTTTTCCAGCATGTCTGCTGCTTTTAAAATAGCACGTTCCAGTTCTTGACGTTTGGTAAACTGTTCAAACTCACCCATGAACCAATCAAAATGACCTTGGTTCAAGTCAGGTACTGCTTGCAGTTTGATGCCTGTGGTGGCTGCAATCTGTGTACGGTCTGGCAATGTCTTGTGTTTGTCACTGTGTTCTTTTATGAACTCAGCCGCAGGTCTCAAACTCTTGTCAAAGTTCTGGGGATTGTAGATATTTTGAACACGCACATAACTCTGTGCATCTTCCAACATCATTTCTAGAAATAATCGTTGAACGTCAAGTCCGTATTCTTTTAACAAGTGCTTTCTTCCTTAGTTCTATCTTGATCTTGCTGGTTTCTCTTGATTGCATTATAGTTAGTAAGGCTCCTAATCGTCCCAACTTTATCACAGCATCGTTGACATCCTTGCAGCCCTCTGGCCAGTCAGGTATGCTCACTGCCCAGCCCAGTTCTAATGCACGGTCAACTAGTTCAACACCAGCCCGGTCTTGGTCTGGCACCACAGTTATTGATTTATCTAGACTGCGTATCAGTCTAACTTGTGCATCGCTGACAGTGTTGTGCATCACTGCCACACCACCTATGCTGAGTGCATCAAATATGCCTTCTGTTACAATCACATGCTGCCAATCTGCCGGCTGTAAGTCTACGCCAAACACATAACCTGGTTGACTATCACTGATGAACTTGGGCTGTCGGTCATCTAAAAATCTACAGGTGTATCCCACAATCTTGTTGTCGTAAGTGAATGGGATGACCACGTGCGATCTTGTCCAGTGGACCCCGTCATTTTGTATCTGCACCATAACTGGAAAGTCTTCTGGCACATGTCTGCCACGCACATAGTTCCAATAGAATTCATGCTCGGGAGTCAGCAACTCAGCAAACGGTGGCAAGTCTCGTTCTTCAAATGTAACACCACTCAGTGTGTTCCACAGTTGTTGCCGATCTTGTATTATGCCATGTATGCTTCGATGTCGCAGACTTTCAAGATTCAACATCTCTATTTCTACTTCAGGAACATTCATCCAGCCCAGAAGTTTACGTGCTTTGTAACTTACACTACGACCCAATATAAAACTGGCTGTGTAACTGCAATTGAAGCAGTGATAACTCCAGCCTGCTTCGGTGGCTTTGAGTCCACCGCGCCCTCGACGATCCTGTGTGCCGCCCGTGTGCTGGCAGCACACCGCATTGAAACTCAACCAACCCGAGGGTGTTTGTTTCTTTTTTGCAGGTAGATAAGCAAGGATGTCAAGCATCTGTACAGTGTAGCAGATTTGTCACACAAATGCAATGCTTAACGATAAAAGATATTGGTAACGTAGCCAGTTGTGATCAGCACAGTCACAGCCTGTGCTTCGGTGCCACCGTAATTTAACGGCAAGTATCCCGAACCACCATTGGTCACTGTAATTTGACCAATGCCACTTGGGCCGACAAATGGTTCACCAATGGCAGTTGCACCAGCACCATTGCCTAGAATTTGAACACAGGGCGCAGCCATGTATCCCGAACCGGCGTTGTTTACAGCAATGCCAGTCACAACTCCATCAACTACAGTGGCAGTTGCACTTGCCCCATAACCTTGGCTGTTGTTCAATCCCAGACGCAACAAGGGATGGAAGCCCACAACATTGATGTAAAAAGTGCCGGACTCGTCAAAATACTCACGGCTCTCAGTAACATCCACCCAAACGGCTTCATAGTCTTGCGCTGCCTGTACTTTGAGTGTGCCAGTGTAATGCACCAGATCATACTTGATTGTGGTCAAGCTGGCACCTGTGGTATCAATATGGCTTGAATAGTATTCAGTTAGATAATGAGTACTCAATGGCTGTGGGTTCAGAGCCCAGTCTGGCCATGAACTTGGTCCTGCCTGTGGCCAGGAGTTTTTGCCATTTATTGTGGGAATTGTGACAGGTTGGCTGGCTATAAATTCAGGCAAGACTGAGTCCACAATGTCACAGTCAGCTCTGGCACCGGCATTGTCGTCTGTGAATGCTGCTTGTACATAATTGCCTTGTGTGCGCTCGATGCTGTAACTGCCTGGTTGTGCTAGAATATTGATAGTGTCAGCAGTGTCCAAAACAACTTTGACCCGGCCCAAACTGGCACTGAGTACAGTCATGTCTTTTTCAAGTAATAATTCATCACCAGTTTGGTTTAGCAATCTAAAGCGGAATGTGCTGCCTGTGATATTCACAGGTTTTTGGTCTTGGTTGATGAATTCAAAGAGCAGAACGTTGTCTACACCTTTGTTAACAGTTAAAGTTTTTGCGTACACAGGGTCGTACCTCGCAGTAAAGTATCCACCACTGGTGTCAATCAATAATACCCTAATGATTTGTTGATATAAGTAAATGGTGGTTGAATACATAGGATCCTCAAAACGTATTTATGGGCAATAACATCTTTGAAAAACTGGCGGAAAAATACCCGTTTATAACTCTTTGCATCTACGCCAGCAATGAGTATATTGGCATAGTCCAGAACAGGGATGATGCTGTCACAACCATCTACGACTTTGGTGCTGTGCTTGTACAAGATGACAAGCTGGAATTCTTAGAATTGGCCAACACTTGGTGGTGGGAAAGCAATAGAAGTATTCCTATCAACATATTCTTACGCAGAGACTGGGACAAGTTCAAGTTCACTCTACGCACATTCAGCAACAAAGATCTTGAAATACTGCACGGGCCAGTTTGCAGTCTAATAGATATCAGCCGCAAAAAAAGCAAAAGAAAATCAATTACCCTGGTCCGTCGTATTGAGTAAGTTCATGTGCAGGGCCACCAAGGCTGCATAGCTCACAGCGTGTGACTTCTTGAACGTGTACCCACGCGATTCATCACCGTCCCATACTTCTGCAAATACTTGATCCCAGGGCTTTCGCTGTAGATGTGCCTTGCCCGGTCTAATGATTGATATAAAAGCAGCCATCCTGGGTATGGAGTCAGGTTGCATAGCCACCATCAAATCCACGTAGTTGCCCACGTGTACCAACTGAGAGGCCCAGGGTCTGTCTGTCCACAGTCGACTCCATGGAGGTACGGCTGACAACATGGCATCGTAATGTGCAGGATCCCGGATCAACTGATACACACTCATGTTCAACAAGTCAATTTTGAAGTAGCCACGCTGTTCTGCTGACTCATAGTCTATGGCAGCACATCCATGCTCTGGATCCTGCGGAATGTCTGTGACGTAGATGCCAGAATTATGACGACGTGGTCGACCATCAACAACCTGTCTAGCAGGTGTGTGCCGGATCACTTCCAATATCTTGCTACGATCCGGAACGTCAATATCAATGTCTGCACTCATGTTCTGCACAGCGCCACAACCATTTTCAATTGCTGTTCGGCCTCACGAACAGCACCCATGGCATCAGCCACAGCAGGATACTGTTCAGCCATGCGTCGGGCTTCCCTTTCTTGTTCCATTTTGTCCAGTGCCCAGTCAATTGCTGTTTCAGCTGCGCCAGTGAGCCCCACAGTGGCCTGTGCCATAATAAATATTTGCCAGTTCTGACCGTTGTAGAATTCAATTTGCTGAGTGCTGGTGTTGAATCGTAGGTCACCCACACCCATCATGCCAGCACCGGTGTTGATGTAGTTGCTGGCACTGTTGCCACCACCTACTATGACGTGTTTGCCCATGGACATTATTGAGTTGATCATATTAGTCTTTATTATAGATGGTTTCAATATATTTTACTAGCGTATTGGCAATAAACTTATTAGATTCTACACCTGGATGTAAATTATCAGTTGCACAATCCATATTATAATTTTTCATCCAACTGGCTGGAACAAACTCAGGCATGTCATAAAAGTATGTTTGATCTATTTTAGAATACACCAACTCATTTTTATAATTTATTAACCAAAAAACTAGTTTCAACTGCCTTGCTCTAGCAATCGCAACCATGGCTCTTATCTTGGCCAGTAGTTCATAAAATAAAAAATCTTTGTGATAAACTTCTACCATTTTTTGATTTAGATTCGCATTGGCAGCATGTGCAAACAGTATTTTTTCTAACTGTTGATTCTGTTTACAATAATGTAATCTATCCAGTGTGGTAAGTTGCACCACAACAATCTGTCCTGGAAAAAAATCCAGTTGTGTAAAGCGATCAAATATTAAACTATTACTGCCGCCACCTGTTCCTAAATTTAATAACTCTTTGTTGAAATATTTTGCCACTTGGGTAGAATATCTTGTTTCAACATCCGGCAACCCAACTCCGGCTGTGAAGCTACAACCTAAAAAAACAGCATGATTCTTTTTGACAATCGAATGATGATTCCATTTGTATACATCAAATTTAATTTTGTCAAGGTTTACAACATTGTTATATTTTAAGTTGTAGTCTTTTAACCAGTTAAGAAAATCATAATAACTGTCTACGTTGGCAAATTCTTCAATGGTAGATTCTGCCCAGTACACAGATTTTGCCTGACTTAGAATACATTCAAGTTCTTGTAAATCTGGAACATCACCTACTGACGTGTGTGCTACTGGCTGATTATGATATTGATTAGTAATTAACACACTTGGCGGGGCACCAAGCTGTTTGTAATACTCCGAAGTCTTAACATTGGTACTTCCTACAATAATAATTGATTTTACCATCCTGCTTGCTTCAATATTAGTTTTGCGTATTCAGCGTCAGCGGCATAGTCTGCAAACCGTTTCTGCCATATGTCTGAGTCTATATAGGGCCATATCATGGACACTTGGTCAGCTGTGAGTTCACCCAGGAACTTCTGTCCTGACTCTGAGTTGTATATCACCCAAGGACTAATGCGTCCGGTTGTGACAGCATGACACATGGCATGTGTGCTGCCATAACGCAAACAATCATGTGGCGATGCTGAGTGTCGCTCACTCCAGTCTATGCCAAACTCCACTGCACGGGCCAGTGCATCTGCCACTGCTTCTACCTTCAAATAGTCCAACAAATACTCAGTGTAGATTTTGTCACTACCCCAGTTGTCGATCTTTTTGTTGTGTTTTAACAACCACTCTGTGAACTGTCTAGGATTGATTGCTCGTGTGTTGTGGCAGTATCTACCAAATTTTACAAAGGCTCGATAGTAAGGTGAGTCTGCAAAGTCATCAAATGTTTTGAGTCTGGCCGAACCTTGTGCAATCTCATAAAATCTCAAGTAGGATTGAAAGCCCAGTTCAACACCACGCTCTGACCGTTCTGATCTGCGGCGCTTGGGCTCACACATGTGAACCACAAGACTTTCTGCACGACGAAATGTTTTCTTGCAGTAGCCGCAAGTGAGTTCACTTAGTGTCTCGGCCATGGTCTCTGAGGTATTGATCAAGTTCTTTCTTTGTGGTCATTGAGGCCAGCAAGGCTATCTCATCTTCTTTGTGTGTGGGAAATAACTCTGCCAGTTGTTTTTTGATAGCACTTGTACCCGCACCTGTTTCTTTTTTCTTGGGAGAGATCCAGTTGTGTCTGGAGGTGCCCATGTTTGGACTCACAGTGGTAGCACACAACCATTGCAGTTCAGGATGCCGACTGATGTTGAAGAAGTGTTTGTTGAGTCGCTCGTTGGTGGCAATCAAATAAAACTCTTGCAAGTCTCTTGAGCCTTCCACACATGACGCCCAACGAATCATAAGATAGTTTGAAAACTTCTTGCGTTCCTCGTCTGTGAGGTCACGATAAAAACTTCTGTTCTTGCGATCCAGTTGTCGCATCTCATTAGCAATGTTTAGTTTGTCGCTCACTTGTTTACCTTGATCAGTCGATATATCATTATAACACGGTCCACAGCATCTTGTAAAGTGGGATTGGTCCGGGCCAGGCGGCGTATTTCGCCCCACATTTTGTCTTCCTGCAGACGATCAAACAAACTATCTCCAGTTGATGTTTGTTTAGTGTAATCAATTTGATGTCCGGTCACAGGATCGTAACTGTAGCCCATGAGTTGTCGGGTACTGGGATCGGCACCTGCTTCACGTGCATATACCTCATTGCCCACACGTTCGTAGATAAGGGTAGCGCCGGGTTTAAGTGTTCCCATATTTGTAACCATATTGGGCATGCGCCCAGCGCAGGAATCGTTCTAGGCCCTCCTGATCTTCTGGATAACTTTCCAAGTAGATCTTGGCCAAACGATTGACTATTTCAAATATTTCGGGTTCGGTGTATGCCATATTACCAGGCCTTGTTGTAGTCTACTATCTCACAGTTGCGACTGATGTCTTTCACAAAGTACACACAGTCAGGATCTGGATTGTCATTTAGCGGCACAGCCAGTAGTTGTCCATTCTTTAGTTTGGGTGCATACCACGACACCTCATGATACACATCCAAGATTTCAATGTCAGGAAAGCTGGGACGGAAACTTGTGAGTGGATTGAACTGAAACACTTTGAATCCACGATCATTTATGGATGTCAGTGGTAACACTTCCAAGTCACCTACTTCCGGCTCGCCTATGAGTATTTGCCAGTCCATGGGCATCTTGACTGTGTTCTCACCAATGCGTAATACCAAGGCAGGTGCATTAAAACTTTCCAAAAAGATCAAGGGAATGAAATGATAGTCTGGCTCTTGTGGGTTTGAGTTGTCTAATATGGCAAATCGCATGTCATCTACTTCTTCGGGCAAATGATCTAGGTCGTAATGAATGTTGTCTAATGTTAATATTCGCATGTTGTTATAATATACTGTTGCGTGATAAAAGTCAACCTAATTTCATCCAATCAAGTTTTTCTTGTGTAAAGGGATAGTTGGCCTCTTTATAGAATTGCTTGCGCTTGGTCAAATGACGTTTGGCAAATTTACAGGTGCTGGTCAAGTCCCAGATTTGAACATGATCCTTGTCTTCTGCTTTGCGTATTCCACGACCGATTGACTGAATGACACGCACAAAACTCTTGCCAGGTTCAACAAGCACAAGATTAAAAATCCTGGGAATATTGATACCCACAGCAGCCACACCATATGTGGCCACAATAATTTTGTCTGTTGCTTCGGCCACTTCATCATATTCTGCTTGCCGATTTTTTGTTTTGGTTGCACCTGACACAAACACTGCACGGTCGCCCAGTCGTTCCACCAGTTGTCTACCGCACTCGGTACGGTCTACCAGCACCAAGGTATTGCCGGTTTCGTTTACTTGCCGCACAAGATCTGCCATGGTGTCCAGGCGCCCTGACTCTTCCAGCAGGTACTTGAGTTCGCTTTGATAGTCTTTGTATTCTACATGATCGATCAGTTGTACAATGTTCACATGGCAGTTGGCTAATACGCCTTGTTGTTGCAGTTCACTGGCACTGAGACGACCAATAACAGGACCAAGACTTACTAGTAGTGCTTGACTTTCAAACTTCTCTTTAGGCACAGTTCCGGTTAGCCCCCAGCGAATTGGCACTCTCGACATCACACCTGTGAGCAAGGTTTTTAATGCATCTGCCTTGGCCATGTGTACTTCGTCTACAATAACGCACACAACATCTTCCAAAAACTCACCAATGGTACAGTCACCCACTCCTGCCTTGGTATTTTTCAACAAATTGTTTAGGCTCTGCCATGTGCATATGGTGTGCTGACGCCCGTATTCTTTTCTGTCACCAAAGTATACACCAACATCCTGCTCCATGTTCTTGTAGTCTGCTTCGGTTTGTGTGACCAAGCTCTTGTTGGGCACAATCACAATGCTCCGACCATAAGGTGTGACAGCATTGCTCAAGGCTGCTGTCATTATGGTCTTGCCTGCACCTGTGGCCACTTCTTGTATGCACTGCGGGTTGGCTAAAAAGTTGTTGACAATCTCCACTTGGTAGTCACGTAACATGATGGACTCGCCTGCGGCAGGATGTGTCTTGGGCCATTTCACGTGCTCAAAACTTGTTTCAGTTACTTGTTCAAACGTGAACGTGTTTGAGTAGTCGCGCTGATCATCCAATTCAACATCATAGTCAAGCCGTTCAAGTATGGGCACGATCTCTGGCAACAGGTTCACATAAGTTGATCCGCCCAGTTGGAAGTATGCTACCTTGCCATCCCATCGTCCCAGTCGCACTGCTGGCAAATAACGTGCGGCAGGGTTTTCATATTTGAAAGCATTGACCAAGGCCTTGCGAGCATCCAGGTCCAGGCCTTCTATCTTGATGTTTACTTCGTCTTTGATTACTATTGTTGCTTGTTTCATATTTTATATATTAATTGTTTCATGTGATTGGAGTCTTTGGGAAATTGGTCAAGTCCATTACAACGAATTTCATATCCGTGCTCTCGCAGTTTCGCCTGTACATAAATTTCATCTAAAAATGTCCTGCAAGGATTAGCAGTTACGGTCGTGTTGTGGGTGACAAGATCTTGTATCCATTGATCAATTGCCAATTGAGTATTATGGTATATTTGTCTTTGCAAAAACGTTTCATGTGTATTGAGTAGCTCAGTTACATCAAGATCTAAATTCAGTAGTCGACAAAGATTTTCCAGCACCGGAACAAAATTTACAAAAAAATCTTGTGCAGAAATTGCTGCCACGCATTCACTATCTATATAAGTTTGTCTATTGTAATTTTTTTCTAGAAAATCTAAAAACACAAAAGAATGATATTCTCTCAAAATCCATAGAGGAATTGGCTGCTCTTGATTTTGAATATTCCATACCGTGTGTAATTTTGATTTCAAATCTTGGTGCCACCATTTATCTTGTAAAAATTTATCAAAATCGTAGTTGTAAAATTTACAGTACTGGTTGTTGATGTAATCAAGATAGTGATCTGGTTCGGGAATGATTGTGACAGTAGTTGTAGGTCCGTCATACTTGTCGCCACCACCAAAACAGTGTTGATTTATAATTTTTGTTTTGCAATCACTGTGATTCCAAAATACATGACTACTGCCATTGTTATCCAGTGCAAATTCAAAATTGGTAGTGTTGAGATTGGTGTAACTGTACAAACAACCAGTCAAATAATGACCATAGCATCCTGGCGGAAATAAAACTCTAATCATATTCTATCATCACATTGTGAACATATTGTCGTGACTGCATTTGTGATATTAACATGTCCTGGGTACCGGTGTATTGCATATCTGCTACAGGAAACACAAACGGCAGAGCCTGTGTGTCATGCACTGTTTCAATGCCACGATCATGAAAAAATTCAGCATGCTGATTGATGTAATCTTGCATGCCTGCCAGTTTGGGTCTTAGATCTTGATCATACATGGTTACATTGAAGTCAGCACTGTAGTAACCAAACGGGCGAAACGCATCATCACCTATGTATGTATCATTGTCGTGTGCAAGATGTTCTAGAGTTTTTCCTATTTCACAATAATTGAGATATACAGTGCCAAATTTGATCTCAAGCTCACCATGCTCACGCATGATTTCTGAATTTAACCATTTGGTTTTTGGCATGCCAAACCAAGTACAAACGAATCTAGGACAAGGTGAATTCAGTGCAGTTTCACATCTGTGAACTGCCAAATTCAAATTGGCCAATGCTGTGCGTACTTCGACCGGAGCATCAAGCCAATACTGTGATGTTTGTTGGTCTAGCAAACCGTGATACTGTTCAAAAATATTGTGCAAATAGTTTAAACAATCTTGTGTGTATTCAAATTCGCGATCAACTATTGGCTGGTGTTGATTGATCGTAGCAATGCATTGTTGAATCATATCAACTGCTCGATCTTGCTCTTGTTGGGCGGTGCCAAATCCATAAAATCTATCCGGATTGTCCATGGGCCAAGCATGTCGTTGGCTCATGCGCTCAAGCCACAGTTTGGCCAAGGGTGTTTGTCTTATGTTAAAACACAATTCAAAATTGTCGGCCAATGTAATTACAAGATGCTGAGACATAACACAGTATATACTCTTGCAAAACAAAAGTCAAAAAAACAGGCTCCGAAGAGCCTGTTGTAAAAACCCGGGGCGGAGCCAACCAATCCCCGGGGTAAAACTCAATCAGTGAATATTAATAGCAGTACAGTTAAGAACAGTGCCCACCACAGTTCACCTAACAGTACTAAGATGAGCACTCCAATCCAAGCCATGTTAGGCACTCTTCATACAAGTTGTCTCAGCCATGCGCTTCCAATTGCCTGCAAAGCTCTTGCGCAAGTCTGCAATCTTCAGGGCCATGCGCAAGCTCATCTCACGCAAGCGATTCTGATTTGCTTCCATGAACTCCACAATCTCGTCCTGTACTACAGGCTCAAAATCGTAATCTGAAAACAGCACACCGTCCTTGGCAATCTGCTTGATACGCAACACCTTGTCACGCATGGTGTCAAGTGTCAAGTCCAGGTAGTGACAGCGTGATTGCAGTGCATCCAAGTGATCACGCAACTTTTGCGATTTCATTGTGTCAAACTTCAAGTTGGTGATAAAAATCACACTGCCTTTGAACTCGAAACGATCTGGGATGCCTTCACGACGCAGAGCACTAGACTCTGACAACCATGAAATTGTGCGCTTCTTGCCTGAGTCCAAGGCACCCTTCAGCAAGTTCAAGGCTACGTCATCAAGCAAAATGCTGTCACAGTCATCAAACACCAACACACAATTGGCATCTGAATACTTGTACAGTGTCTGATACAAGCCAATAGGCGTTGCACTACCTTTCACAACTTCAGCACGGAGGCGCTTGCCTGCCAACTTGTCAAACAAGGTGGCCTTTTCGATCTCACGCTCGACGCCAAAGCTCTTGCCAACTCCAGGAGGGCCGCTCACAATCATGGCACGGATGTCACCGTTCACACAAGCCTTTGTCATCTCATTCAAGATGTCAAAACGCTCGCGAATGCGAGTCATAATTTGATCTTCAGTTTCAGTTTCAGTCTGTGCGGCAACAAAGGCCACGGTGTTGTCATTACTCACTGCTTCTCCATTGACATACTCGATGTCGCTAATGTTGTTGACTTTGATACGAACTACATCAAACTCGGGACCAAAGTAGCCTGCGCTTTGTACAGTCACAAAGCCACCCTTGGCACCAGTTTGAAATCCTTTTACAAGATTGAATGTTGCATTCTTAACTGGGTTGTTGCGATACACACCATTAATCACTCGAATTGCACTCATTGTTGGCTCCTTTGAAATGCGTTGTTGTTTACTGTTTATGTTTCTATTATAGCAAAAGTTGAATTAATGGTCAACCGGGGCAAACAGTTCTTGCCCTTGTTGCACAAAAACAACAAACGCTTCCATTGTGCGTTCACTGTAGATCATGAGACCATGTTGTTTGATGTCTTGTAAAACTTCCAACAGGCCCATGCCCTGAAAGTCTGCTTCTTTTTGTATTTGTTTGACTGCTGTTGCAATCTGCATTGCTGGCTCCTTTTTGCTTTGTATGTGGTTATTATAGCATTTTGGCAATTATTGGTCAAGTGCTACAAAAGTGTTACTTTTTGTTTTCTCAGCGCCAACAATTTCCCAATGACTTCCGTCACACTTGACAAAAATCTTACGACCAAAAACCGTCACAAAACCATACTCACCGTCTTGATACACATTGACCGGATCAGGAATAATGGTCACTGTACGGGGCGTCTCACAGTAATCCCAGCGTCTGGTGGGCAGTTTATTTTTGAAGTACATGTAATTTTGACTACCTGTAACAAAAAGTTTTACCTTCATAATCTGCCCTCTTTTGCGTTGTATGTCCGTATTATAGCATTTTGGGAATTATTGGTCAAGTACTACTAGAGTGTTACTTTTTAAAAGCTTCAAAGAAACGAGTATTTATTTCGTCCATTTCTGCTTGCTCCACATAGAAGTCAGTAGTAGGATCGTAGTACTGGCCCTCTTTGTTGTCATAATACAACACACGGCCACTAAAGTTAAACGGGCCTTCCAGTCCTGCACGAGCACTGTATCGGTCACGCATGACGTCTTGGGTGTCAACCACACGATATCCCATTGCTGGCTCCTGTTTGTTTGTAAGCCACAATTATAGCATTTTGAGAATTATTGGTCAAGTACTACTAGAGTATTACTGCCAAAAATTGGCTATTATGGGGTCATTGATTTCGTGTGGCTTGGGACGACCGTGGAATACTAGTACACTGGTGCCTGGATTAAGTTTAGCCCCGGACCCAGGATTGATAGCCTGCCGGCGTTGAAAATTGTATCCACCATCTGCCACTTGCCAACGCCAACTTTGAATATATTGTTGATCAAAATTTCTTCTCTGCCGGTGATCAATTACTGCACCCAAGTAGTCTTGATCGCCTTGATATCTACGCACAGTGTCATCAATGTTGAGTCGATCAAAATCTGTCCAAACGTGTGCAAATCGTTCGGTGTTCCAATACATTATGCTTGAATTCATTCCTGAAAAAGAAGCCTGTTGCAAATATCTAAAATCTCGTATGGTCCAAAAATAATCAAGATGACAGTCTAACATCCAATCCAGTTGATCTATTATAACCACGTCAAGATCCATGTACAACAAATTGCCTGAATGATGCTCGGGATTGAACAACTGCATCTTGTACCACCATTCACGTTTGGGTCCTGAAATGCCGGGCCATTCTTTCACCACATGTTTGATCATGTGCGAGGGCACTGACCTGTCTGCTTCAGTGTACACATGAAAACGTATACCATCTTGCAAATTACGGCTCAGCATGTTGTACAGTTTTTCCACATACTGCCAGTCATAACCTGTACCGTGAATAACACAAGCACAGTCAGTTATGCTGTCAGGGCGGGCGCGATTCTTTTTAGCCATAGTCCTTGTCTCAATTCTTCCACAGTGTATTCAGTGTGGCATATTTTAGCCAGCCATAATTCTCTATCAATATCATAAGGTTGTTCAATGTCAGGCATGCCCACTGCCACGGGATATGCCAGACTGCTGTGTGCCACAATGGGCCTGCAGCCTGCAATGCCTGCTTGGATGCCTGGTCCTGAGTTGTGATTTACCACAGCATGACAATTGAAGTGCATGTCAAAACTGTCGTAGGTGTTGGCCATGGGTTTAGCAACTTCCATTGTAACGTTGTCAGGCAGGTGTGGCATGCGTAATGGTGAACGTGGGTGAGCACGAATGCGTATGGGACGGTCAGTGGAGTTGCGTAACTGTTGAATTTGCATCAACACCCATGATTCCATGCTGTCAATGCCAGCAACTTGCAAACTGTTTCGATGTTGTGCGGCAATAATAATTTCGGGACCTGGATTCACCTGTTGGGCTAAACTTATTTGCAGATGCCGTGGACGACCTAGATCTAAATTGTGCTCATGACCGTAATAGCCATCTCTGGTGATGTGATTAACTGCCAGTTTCCAGGTTGTGCCACGATACAGCGCACCAATGTCTATCACAATCACCGGCCGGTTTTGGCTGCGATAATGTTCGTACACGGCTTGGTTAGGCCGCATTCTGCCATTCCACAGCACTGACCAAATCACTGCGGCATCTGCGGTCATGGAGTTTTCTTGTGTTTGTATGCCTGCGGCTTGGCAGCAGTCCAAAAACGCCGACATCACAGGTTTACTGTTCAATGCACATTGGGCAGGAAAATAGGCTATGGTTTTGATCAACTGTAAATACTCTTATGAAATACACTGTAGTTACCACTTTTAATGCTGATGGATACAAGACCTATGGATCCAGAATGATTGATACTTTTTTGCGCACTTGGCCCAAAGAAGTGCAACTACAAGTGTACGCCGAAGGTTGTGTTGTCAATCAGACTGCACCCAATTTACAAGTGTTAAGTTTAGAAGGGTCAAGCCCTAAACTTGTGGCATTTAAAAATACCTGGCGTGATGTGCCCAAGGCCAATGGTGATGTTTCTGCAGATCTTGTTAGATCAAAAAGAAAAGATGCAGGCAAAGGATTCAAATGGCATGCTGTGAGATTTGCTCACAAGGTGTATGCTATATTTCATGCCGCCCAGCATGCCACAACAGATTGGTTGATCTGGATGGATGCTGATATGATTTGCCATAGTCCCATGACAGTGGCAAAACTATCCGAGTTTTTTCCAGACTCCGCAGATCTTTGTTTTGCTGGACGCAGTAGAAAATTCACCGAATGTGGCCTGTACGGCATGCGCATAACCGAGCCTACAATCAAATCCTGGTTGTCAGATTTCCAACACATGTATGATCATGCTGAATCAGGTATATTTGCCCTGGATGAATGGCATGACAGTTATGTATTTGACGCCGTAAGAAAACGTCATGCCTTGCGTGAACTCAACTGGACGGCACACCTGCAAATGGGCGAAGGTCATCCACTAATCAATTGCGAATGGGGTGCATATATTGATCACCTCAAGGGTGAGAGAAAAAGTCTTGGCCGTAGCCGGTCATCAGACATACGAGTCAAAAGAAACGAAAGTTACTGGAGATGATATTTCTCAGCAAGAACGGTGATGACGAGTACATTGATATGTATGCACAAGGACTTGGACTTGAGCCCACACCGTTGGAGTCATGGCGTTATGAGGACAGCACAGAGCCACTCATGCTACGTGGCATCATGAAACACAAGATCATCAAACAGTGCTGGGCAGATAACCGACCGTTTAGATACATGGATTCAGGTTACCTGGGTAATCGTCCCAGTTTTAAAAATCCACATGGCTGGAAGCACTGGCATAGGATTGTGCCCAACAACCTACAACATGATCAAGTGATACCACGACCCAGTGATCGATGGAATCAACTGGGACTAGAAGCGGCCAATCGCCGACGTGGCAGTGCAATACTGATTGTGGCACCAGATGAAAAGCCTTGCAAGTTTTATGACATAGAATTAGACACCTGGCTGGCAGAAACTGTGGCCACTATCAAACAACATACTGATAGACCCATCGTCATACGTGAACGCAACAAGAGTCGTACTGATAGAAAAATCAATCGTGTGGAACATGCACTAAATGATGTGCATGCAGTTGTGACCTTTAACAGCATAGCAGGTACTGAAGCCATATTGGCAGGTACCCCAGTATTTGCCATGGCACCATCAAACGCTGCCAGACCAGTCAGCAACACAGACTTGAGTTGCATAGACAATCCATGGTTTCCAGATCGGGATCAGGTGTTGGCCTGGGCATATCATTTGGCCTATGCGCAGTTTCACATAGACGAATTCAAGAACGGACGAGCAGAACGTATAATTAAACAAACTGAGGAGATACTGAATGGTTGAGCATTATGGATGGAAATTCCCGGACTTTGAAACACACCTTCCGCGAATGTTGAAGAAAAGTGTGGACAAAGGTCTCTCAGCTGAATATCAAGTTGCTGTGCGACGCCGAAGTATTGAACTGTGTAAAAATCGGGACCTGGCTCTGGACATTGGCGCTAATGTGGGCTTGTGGAGTCGTGACTTTGTTGGCAGTTTTGCTCGTGTGATAGCATTTGAACCAGTGGCTGTGTTCAGAGAATGTTTAGAACACAATGTGCAAGGCACAAATTTTGAAGTTCAACCAATTGCCTTGGGCGATCAAGACACCCAAGGCACCATGATCATCACAGAAGATAATTCTGGTCACAGTCACCTGGACCCTGCTACCATGGGCACAGGCAACGTGCAAGTTGTTCGATTGGACACACTGAATTTTCATGATGTCAGTTATATCAAAATTGACTGCGAAGGATATGAGTATCGTATTTTGCAAGGTGCAGAACAAACCATTCGCCGTTGTAGGCCTGTGATAGTGATAGAGCAAAAACCACATGATGCCTACAGCAAACAATACGGGCAGTTTGCGGCAGTGAAACTGTTGCAAGAATGGGGCATGATCAAACTAGATCAAGTACGTGACGACTGGATCATGGGGTGGTAATGACTGCACTTGATCTAGTAGAAATTAAAGAAGGATGGTATTGGCCAAAAGATGATACCAATACTTGGAAATTTTTATTAGAAAATTTTGATTTGCCCGGCCGAATATCCAGTTATGTTGATGACAAAAAAGTTGTGGTACAAGCTGGCGGCAACTGCGGTATGTATCCAAAACAATATTCAAAAATTTTTGATGCTGTTTATACTTTTGAACCAGACTGGCTAAATTTTTATTGTTTAGCAATGAATTGCCCTGAAGAAAATATAGTTAAATCTCAAGGATGTCTTGGTAGTGATCCTGGATTGGTCGATCTTCATATCAAATCTAAGAGTAGAGGAAAAAGTTTTATCAACGGTGATGGTCTTTATCCAATCTATCTGATAGATAATTTGGGACTGACAGCATGTGATTTGATACACTTGGACATAGAAGGCTATGAATATTTTGCTCTTAGCGGTGCTGTGTCTACTATCAAAAAATTCCAACCAATCATAGCCATCGAAATGTGGGATCCACCTCCAAATAAATATCTAAATAGATTTGGGGACAACATCAATCAAAAAACCAAAGACCTACTGGCATCATTGGGGTACTCACATGTTGATACACTGAACGAATCTGATTGGATATACACATGCAAACAAAAATAATTGTGTTACAAAATAATCAGCTGTCGCAAACAGTGGCACAGGATTGCATAGAACAGGCCGCAAAATTTGGAATCACTGCTGAAGTGTTTGATGCTGTAAACGGATTTGATGCGCCAAGACATTTGGAATTATTAAACATCAAACCACTGGGAAAATTCAAAAAAGGGCGAGTGGGGATAATTGGCTGTTTTTTAAGTCATTATTACTTGTGGCTTGATTGTGTCAAACACAATGTTCCGTATCTTGTGCTAGAACACGATGGATATTTAATCAAACCACTGCCAGACAACATTTTAGACTTGTTTGATGATGTTATAAAATTAGATTCTGGAAATCCTTACAGCAATTTGTATGAACACTGGTTGGCCACACACTCAAATGATTCATCATCAATTTGGACCATTCGAGATGGTGAACACGGCAGAGGTAATCACGAAACTGCTGCTGGCTGGAATACCATGGGAGCCTATGCCTACATCATCAAACCACATGCCGCAGTCAAGCTGATTGACTGGGTCAAAGACCATGGTTTTCTTCCAACTGACTGGTTGATAGGTACAAAAATTGTGTCGGTGAGCCATCACTGTCCCTCTATTGCAAGATTACATCCACTGTATGCAAAAGATGGTAATATTAAAAAATTATCTACAGAAATGAATCTGGAGAAATAAAATTACAAGCCCTAGCCAATATTATGAAGAATCAGTACGACTGGGTCGTGAGTTTCAACTTAGCAACAAAAATTGGGCTGGATATGATGTTGTAAAATATCAAAAGCTCATCAAGGACCTGGTGACTCGATACAATGCTAAAACTCTATTAGACTATGGCTGCGGCAAAGGACAACAATACCAAGACCCACTGCCATATGGCATGTTGTCTGGTGAGGCTATGCCTGAAAGTCAGTGGCAAACTTTTGATCAATATCTTGGTGTCACTGTGTATCGTTACGATCCTTGTGTGGCAGAATTTGAAACCCCACCGCCTACAGATGCCAAATTTGATGGTGTGATATGTACACAGGTATTGAACAGCATACCCGATGATGACATGACCTGGGTGCGTGAGAAACTTGAGTATCATGCTGAAAAGTTTTGTTTTGTTGGCATAAATTTTCAACGTGCTGCCAAGGGCAAAAAAATCATATACGATTCTGACTATTTTCGTGTGCCACGCACTAGAGAATTTTTCCGCAGCTACTATCAAGATTGGACCGGAAGTGACTTGTTTTGGTGGTTCAAAGATCGTCCATACTACGCGGAGTGGGCCGACGATCAATTGAGCGGCACCTGGCATGATGTACCAGAAACATTTGTTGGTAAGTATGAGTTTGTGGAAGTGAACCATCGATGATAATTGATCCTGAATATCAAGCCCAACTGGCTGACATGCACAGTCAAGGAAAATTTACTAACGGCAGTAAAGTTATTAAAAACATAAAGAGATTTCTAAATCAATATAATTTGACTAGTGTGTTAGATTTTGGATGTGGTCATGGTGCCCTGATGGCTAGTATCAATCAAGCATATCCCAACATAGCAATAGATGGCTATGACCCCGGCAATCCCAAACACAATCGCATGCCTCAACGATCATTTGATGCAGTGGTCAGTGCTGATGTATTTGAACACATAGAGCCTGAACACCTAGCCAGCACGTTGCAGTTGATCAGTAGTAAGATACAAGTTGCAGGATGGTTTAGAATTGCCTGCTATCCTGCAAAAAAACACCTGCCCGACGGACGCAATGCTCACTTGATTGTACAATCACCCACGTGGTGGCGCCAACAACTGTTGGCCAACATGAATGTGACCATAGTTGCGGAAGAGATTGCTGTGTTTGACAAAAGCCACAAATGGCCAGGCATTGTGGGCGAAGTTTACGACGTCACTGTAGAAGTCAAGTAAGGCAAAAATTTTTGATAGACACGACCTTGGCTGGCATCTGCATCACTCCAGTGTGCGGCTGCTAGATCATAAATCCACTGTTGCCTTTTAAATTCAACAGGAGATTCAATAGTTAGAATATCATGATTGGCCACTGCCCATGCCACACAACTGCAATCATCCACAAACACCGGTATGCCAGCACACACCGCTGCCACACTGGCCGAGCTGTTGAAAAACACCGCTGAGTGTGCATTTTGCAAATTGTCTACTAGTCGGCTGTGGCTGGGATCAATCAATTTGATGTTTTGTCGTTTAGCGTGTTTTTCAGTATAAGCACTGAATTCCAGCATGTCATACTTGCCTGGATGTGGTCTAACGTGTATGGCACGTTGTGTCACAGTTCTAATTTGATTTATTTTGTCTCGTAGCCAATCCATGGGATTCAAAGTTTTCATTGCAAATCCACCATCGCGTTGCATGCAAATCAAGATATGCCCATGCTCGTTATGTTGTGTTGGTTGCAAACTCACGCCTAAATTGTGACTGATCTCTTGCCACTTGGCATCAGTACTGCTGTGATTGGCGTATTCTGCACGATCATAAAATGGTCCGCCAAGGCTGTATCGCAAGTAGCTGCCGTGGTTGTCAAGATATTTCCAACAACTGGCATCAATACACATGGTGTGATTGCCAAGTCTTCGTTGATCAGCAATGATTTGTTTGCGCAAGGTGATATTGCGACCACCGGTGTTTGTTGTGGCCCATCCTAACATCACGGCTAGTCGGCTGGGGGTGTATTGATGTTCCCATTCTACCACAACCGAATCTCCGGTGGCACGTACACCTTGGGCAAAGCTCTCTAAACACTCAATTTTCCTTGTGTGTTTTCGAGCATTGGCCACACTACTGATGTACACCACAACGTCAACCACCTTGCAAGATTCTCCAGGCTGTGCCATCGCGCATTTCTACTTCGGTGAATTGGCAGTAGGCCATATGATGTGCCCAGGCTCTAATTTCGTCAAGACTGGGTCGTCGAATTTTTTCTATATCTGCAATAGAAGTACTACACACCGCGGCTGCGGCGTTGGGCCCAAGTGTGATGGCTGGTTTGCCATGCAGTATGGCTTCGCCGGCAGCAATGCTGGAGTAAGTTATCAAACAATATATGTCTTGATCCAAGGCCATTTCTATTGTGTCGTCATTGATTCGAACACTGCGCCCTTGTTTGCGACGAATCACCACTTCCCTATCAGTATGAGCACTAATTTCTGCTAATGTCTGTTTCAACCATGTTTCAAGATCTATGTCGTACAGATTCAATAGTTTTTGACTGGGTGGTGCCAACAGTATCTTACTGCCATCCGCACGTACTTTTTTAAGTTGAACTCCTGTGCAATCAAATCTATCACTAGGACGAGCAATCACGGGCCCAAAGTTTTGTACATCATTTTTTGTAATTCTGTGATAGAGTTTTTTCTTGCCATTGCCAAAGTAACCAGTGTCAATATAGTAAAAGTCTTTGCCCAGGGCTCGACACGCATCCATTTGTTTACGTTTGGTAATACCACGCAACACCACAGGAGTAGGCGTTGATTCAGTTTTACTCCAGGTAGTTATTTGTCCGCCACAACCGCGCACAAAACTTTCTAATGTAGGATCGTACATATATCCTTTTCTTTCATATCTATATTCGCTGTCTATGGCGTGTACTGCCTGTGTGTCCAACGCACAAATTTTTGCCGACAATGTGTCAAAGTTCATACCATAATAATCGCCTGCAGGATCCACACGATATTTTATTATGTCGTAAAATATATCACGAACTTCGGCTGGCAGTAAATCAAATTCGTGTTGTTCAAATGGTATTAGTTCTTCATCATCCATTATGTGTTCTTTGCTGACAGTGGTCGGTAAGTGTGCGTTCGTGATGCCAGTCTGGTGCAAAGTCACCAGCTGTAGCAAATTCATCAAAGCAGGGCGTTCCCAAAGTGTAGTGTACTAATTTTGCTAGAGGATTCCATTCATACTCAACATCCAGCCAATTCCACTCAGGCGGTAGTTCACCTATGCGTTCATCTTCTATCCAGGAGAATCTGTGCAGTTCGGCACCTGTTGATTTTTGCACAAACTCAGGAGTTAGTTTGCGGTTAGGAAAACTGTTGCAGTTCCACAGTATCACACTTGACCAATTTTTGCGTGGATAGTCTTCGTTTGGGCTGCCAAGATATTTCACAGGCATGCGAGTTTTGTAGTCGTGTTTGACCACCATGACGTCTTTGGAGACATCGCGCAAGTTCCACAGTTTCACAATGTCGTCACGCAGGATCATGTCACCGTCAATGAATATGGCCCAGCCCGAATAGCCCATTAGATGCGGCACAAGGAAACGGCTGTAGATAAATTGGTTGCTGCCGTCAGTGTGCGTTTCGTCATAATCTCGAAACAGGTTCAAGGCCACAGGGATAATGGCCACTGGCTGGCTGGCATGTCTAATAATTGAGTTTACACACACATGATAGGCCACTGCTTCTCTAGGATCGTAGCCCACAAAGATTGGTATAGGGGTCATGTCTTGCGCTCTATATCTTCCTCAACACAGTGTTCACCGTATTGTATTTCAATCAATTTGAGTGGTTGATCACTTTCGTTGCAAAGTTGATGCCATTCATTCACAGCAATAAAAGTGTTCTCATGCACAGTCAAGTGGCATTTGATTTCTTGATCAGTGCTGGCTTCGTCCAAGGTGTACACAGTAGCGTCACCTTCGGCCACAAACCAAAACTCTGCACGACTATTATGGCGTTGCATACTCAAGCATGTGTTAGGCATGACTGTGAGTTCTTTTAGTTTGGTACTTGGTGGCACCTCATGCAACACTCGATAGTAACCCCAGGTGCGTTCAGTCTTGGGTTTTTTCCAATCTTCAAGTATCCAAGAGCTGGAATTCTTTTTGTTCTTGCCTCCTACCCCAAACGCAAATTCTACATCGGGTTCGGTCATTTCGGGAATGTTGTCCTGAGTCCTGTCGCCGCCATTGGCAAAGATAAATTTAGAGCCAGGCATGGGATAGTACAACTTGGCCAGGCGGATGGCATCTCGAGCACTGTCATCAGAGTCGTCAAACTCAATCACTCGATCTACCATGGAGAGATTTTCCACAATGGCTCTACGCTCGGTCATGGGCATGAAAGGTCTGCCCTTTTTGCGTATCAACCAGTCGTCGGAATTAAGTCCAACAACCAGTCTGTGCCCCAAGGCCTTGGCTGCTTGGAAGTAGGCTATGTGCCCGGAATGTAGTGGGTCAAATCCACCCGTGACAATTATGATTTTCATGTGGATATTTAACTGACATGACTCACACACCACCAAAAAGCTGTCCAGGCCTCAATGAACAATATCAGCAGAAAGAATTCCATTTCTGCCAGATCTCTTTGCCAACGTTCTTGATCAGTCATGTTATACTGTGATGTCTTCCATGCCGGCTGTGCGCAGTCTGACCACGTGACCCATTTGCCACTGCTTGGTGTCCAGGCCCTTCATGATGCCTAACCAACGATTACGTAGTAATGCCACTTCGTTGATGATGGTTTCAAAGTCCACAACTTCTTCTTCACCATCCACGTACTTTTCAGCATCTCGTGCTGTGAGCGCACGAGCATAGCCTTCAAGATATTTCTTGAAGTGCCGAGTACGTATCTTGCGCAGTTGGATGTTGAGAAAGTTTAGCACAGCCTCGATCTCTTGTAACTGATTGAATCTGTGCTCGGTTATACCCGGCAAGGCAGTGATGTTCTTTTCTACTAGGCCGCCAATTTTGCAGTCACGCTTGGCATCAGTCAATTCTGATTCAAAGTGTGCAATGAAATCAGGTATGTTGCCAAGATCAGCGACTACTCGGCTGTACCACATCAGTAGTCATCTTCTTGGTTGTAGTTGTCCTCTTCGTCCAAATCTTCTTCTTCCTCTTCTGCGTAGTCTTTGTCGTTGTCCAAATATGCAGTCAAGGCTTTCTTGATGTCCGAATCACCTTTAAATGCGTTTCGAATTTCTTCAACATCATGATCGTGATCAATCAGGATAGACACAATGCTTTCGGCAGCATCTATACGATCCACCACATTGACATATCTTTTTAATTCGCCCCAAATTTCGCTTGCTACTTCTGCTGACATTTTATTCCTCCGTTGTGTCGGCTGTACTTACCTCAGTCTTGATATTCTTGAAGTCAATCATCACCTTGTCCAAGCAACCATCATCATTCTTTTCCCATGCTTTGCGAAACTTCTTGATAACTTCGCCATCACTTGTGGTAAACACCAGACTGTTGCCTTCACGCTTGAGCATTTCTTTTTTCTCAATCAAGTCCACCAGGCCTGAGTAAGGACTCATGCCTGTTGTGTAAGGAATCTTGACCTGCACACCTTCAAACGGTTTGGCATAGCGTGTTTTCATGACTTTGCAGCCTGCACGAATACCGTTTACGTCACTCACCTTGTTGCCATCCTCGTCCTCTTTCAGCTTCATCTTCTTCATGGCCACAACAATTGAGCTGGCGTAAATGAAACCTTGACCGCCGGAGATCTTGTCATCTGGATCAAACATATCCTGGCTGGCGTAGGTGTGGTTGGTACAAACCAAACCTACGTTGTATGAACCAAACATGTTCACACAGTTACGCACCAAGGCAGTGAGAGCTTTGGGTTTACGACCCAAGTCGCCCTTCATTTCACCTGCATCAAATTGGTTCACGTCTGTGGGAGTTAACAACATGCCCAATGAGTCAATCACAAACATGACCTTGGGACGTTCGCCTTCGGGCAGAGCTTTGTAGTCGCTCATGAATGTGGAGATGGTCTTGGCCACGTCATCTATCATGGCCATGCTCAACTTCAACAGTTTGTTTTCACTAGTGTCCACACCCAAGGCTTTGAGCCAATCTTCGTCTAGTGCGTTCTCCGAATCAATCAACACCACAAAGATGCCTTGCTCTTGTGCGTTCTTGATAATGTTGCCTGAACAGATGTAGCTTTTGCCTGCACCTGAGTCGCCAGCAAATACTGTGACCTTGCCCAGGGGAATGCCACGATTGAAGTCACCGCTGATCAAATAGTTCAAAGCGTAGTTGCCTGTTGAGATCCAGTCTGTTGGATCGTTGAAACCGATGCTTAATCCATCGATTGATTTTGTAATTTCTTTACGGAATTTTGAAACGTCAAAGGGTTTGCCCATGAATCACCTATTATTTTTTTAAAGAACACAGAGGGAGAGCCCCTCTGTGTAGTATTGTCAATTACTTGGCTTGACGGCTACGGATCATGGCCAAGATGTCCTGGGCATTTTGTCCACTGGCTGCAGGCCTGGCAACTGGTGCGGCTGCTACCGGAACATCGTCCTCGTCAAAGTCACTTGCTGGCGCAGGTGTTGTCTTGATCGTGGGCTTGGCTGCTGGTGCAGGTGTGTCCTCATCCACCGGTGCGGCTCCAGCTCCACCCGGTGTTTGAACACCAGCAGGACGGAAGTACTGACCCCAACGTTCTGTGTCGTAAGGTTGTCCATCCACGCTTGCCTCAAACATCTCTTTGATCACCTTCAACTCAACATCGCCTGGCTTCTTGGGCAGGAATGTGCTCAAGTCAAATGCGCCATGCGTGGCAACAGCGGCTTGTTCGGCTTCGGTCAATGCGGATTCTTTACGTGCCCACTTTGAAGTGCTGTAGTCAGCGTAGCCACCTTTGGATGTCTTGGTGATACGGAAGTCCAAGCCACGCAGGGTGTCTGTGGGCATTTCTTCCAGCTCAGGGTCCATCAGTGCCCCTTTGATGGTGGCAAAGATTTGTGGTCCAATGATGAAACGTCGGATGGGATTCTCTGGAGTCTTGTCTTCACTCAGGGGGTTCTCACGCACAAAGCCTTGAAAGATGTATGAACGTTTCTTCCAATACTTGCGACCCATTTCTTCAAGGCTCTTGTCCTTGAACCAGGTGCGTACTTCTGCCAAGATGGGACAGGCTTCGCCCCACATTTCCACACAAGGCACTTGCACGTACACCTGTTTGCTATCGCCTTCGCCCCGGATGCCAGCAAAAGGCAAACGAATCATTGCTCGTTCTTGCCAGAAAAATGTGTTTTTGGTATTTGCATCGGGAAGGAATCGCAGTGTTGCACTTTGTCCTTCTTCCATGTTCCAGTGAGCGTAAATGGAATTGTCTCCACCTGTTTGTCCGCCACCTTTGTTGCCTTCTGCTGCCTGTAGTCGTGCTCTGATTTCTGCTAATGATGCCATAGTTTTTCTCCTTAGTAAGTTGCCTATGTTATGTTGCCTATCTAAATGTTTAGATCTTGGTTGCCTGTGACTCACAAACAAAAAAGCGCAAACACTGTAGTAGTATATGCGCTTTTTGTCTACGTGTCAAGTGTATTTATATCATCTGAGCAAAGCCAGTGATTTTATTCTTGCCAGAAGCGCATCGCCTTCTTGAATGTCCGTTTCTTTGCCTTCGTAGTATGAACCGGTCATTGCACTGTTGCTGTTGATTGGATCATCTACGCCTTCGCCCATGCTGTAGGGCATGCCCACTGCACCACCATCTTCCTGCATCCCTGGCTGCACAGGACGAAGTGCTTCTTTATTAACTTTAAGTGGGTCTCTAACACCGCCGCCGCCTGTTTTGGATATTCCATACCACTCTGCGCCACCAAGACCACCATCTGCAGGAAATGGTTTGGCTTCAAATTTGTTTTGATATTCGCCAGTTCCAACGGTTACATATTCGTGATCAACAGGATCATAGTATATGGTAAACTTATCATAGACCATATAAGGTCTTAATTCTCCTGCGGCTTTTTTCTTCTTCTCTGTGCCAAATAACTTTCCAAGGAAACCTTCTTCCATGTAACATTCAGCCAAGCCGTGTTCCGGGCAGTATTCACCTTCAGCTGTCATATTGCAGGAGCCTTCACTCACAGGTTTTTGCTGTTGTTTTTGTAATTTCTGGCGGGCGTTGTATTCTTTATCTGGATCACTAAATCCTTGGTCACCTAATTTGTGCCCTGCATAAGCACCAGCAATACCGCCAGCCACAGTGCCTAGGGCAGGAACCACACTGCCCAATCCTGCACCAGCAAGTCCTCCGGCCAGGGCACCTTTCCAACCTTCGTCAAGACCGATGTCTTGGGCAAAGCGATCACTGATCCATTCATGAGGATCACCATCTCTGGCTTTCTTTGTGCCATAGGGCATGTCATCAAAGTAGTAGTCATACAGCGCATCATACAGTGCATCACTCATGTCACCGGTTTGAGTGAAGTCTTTGACGTCACGTCGGAATGTGTCTTTGATGTGTTCCAGTGTGCTGCCTGTGGAATCTGTCAACACACTTTCTTTCACAGGTACGCCGGCGTATTTCAGCATTTCAGCCAATTCACGATCTTGCTCAAATGTACTCATGTTGTCGCCTTCTGCCACACCTTTGCCGTCACCTGCACTAGGTATCATTTTCCATTTTTTAGGATTAGCTACTGCGTTATCGTGTTGCGCTCTAACCCGTGAGTTCTCATCTTCGGGCGCTTTCCATACACCGTCCCAACCAAATGATCCCGATTGAGCTCCTGTTCTAGGGGTGCCAGACTTACTAAAGTCTTTGTTATCTTTTCTATTCTTTTTTACTGCGGCAGCAAGTTCATCACGTCCAGCTTGGTTATAAGGTCTGCTTAACTGAGTTGTAGGAGCACCATATGCACCCTGGCGTTGCGTATGCTTCCAGTCTGGTACTACGTAGCCAGCACGAACAGCTTCATCCATTTCACCTTCTGCCATGCCTTGTTGTATATCATGAATATTCACAGTGGTCATATCACCATTTGATGCCTTGACTGTGACAGTGTTGCCTTCTACAGAGACCACAGTCCCGTATTGAGTTTTCATGCCAGGTTTGATCTGTGAGTCACCGGAGTCTTCTGCTACCCCTTGCTGTTGTGGTCCTTTGATGGCCTGCAACAATGCTCGTGCAACCACACGGTCTTTTTCTTTTTCTTCTTCAGGCAACTGAGCATAATTTTGTTTCATCAACTGTGCTCGTTGTTGAAGCTTGGCTTCTAGTTTGCCGGCTGCTGCCAACTTTGCTGTGTCATCGAACTGGTCTGGATCTTGCACAAATGCTTGAGCAGTGGTGTTCCAACCTTTGTGAATAGCATCACTGATGGCTTCAATGTCTGTGACGCCTTGATCAATCATTTGTTTGGCATAGGCTGCTGACTTCAAGTTGGCTTGCCATCCAAATGTGTTGCCTGGTGCGCTACGTCCATAGCCATATGCTTTGTCCAGTGCTTCATCACTGATGGTAGCCAGTTGTTGAACACTGAGTTGGCCAGCGTTTTCTTTCACAGGGGGTGCTGTGTCTTGTGGCACATCAGCAGGTTCTGCCTCAGTGCTTTGAGGGGTTTGTACACCCAGTTCGGCCAGTCTGCGTTGCACATCTGAGTCGTCCCAAATGTTGGCACGGCCTTGACTCTTTTCAGCTAAGTCGTTAAGAATGTCAAACAGTTCATCATCGCCCACAATGTCATACAACAACTCGGTGGCATTGGTGGCATCAGGACCAACGATCAATTCTGCACTCATGAGTTGATTGAGTTTTTCCATTTGGTCAGGAGTTTCTGGCAGGGCCCAGGTGCCTTCACTTAGATTGTTGATCCAGCTTTCAAATATTTCGGCTTCTTTCATGTTGTTTCCTTGTTGTTGTATCTTGGCCAGTGTGGGCAAGGCAGCTTCAATTCTAGCGTCCAAGGTCTGTTCCACAAACAGGTCGCGTAGATTTTCTACCAGGGCTTCGGCTTCACCAATGTGATCAGGAGCCCAGGTTTCAAAGTATGCTTGATAGCCACGTGGGCTGCCAAGATGCTTCATTGTTTCTTGTAGATTATGATAGTATTGTCTTGCGTTTTCCACCAGCTCTTGTGTGACACCTTCGTATACACGGCGGTGTTGCGCACGGTTGAATCGACTTAGCACAGCCATTTCACGCACAATCTCTGTTATGTGGTTGCCACGTACATCGTATGGTCGACCACCTTGGCGCACATGTTCCAGCATGGCTCTACCGCCTGCTAAACTTTTGAATCCCAGTCGAAAACGTTCTTGGTCAGCTGTTTCAATAAACAAACTTTCCACATAGCGAAAACGCTTGTCCTCTTCGCCTAGCTGACGATTGTGATTGATTACTAGTCGGGCTTGTGTCTGCTCGCCCATGTAGCTGGTCTTGCGATTGCCGTAGTAGCCTTCAAACAGGCCTTCCTTGATGGCAGCAATGCCAGCAAGTGTGTGCTTGAGTTGATTGATGTCTTTGGGGCTCCAGGTTACACCATTACTGGCCGCATGGTTGCTGAGTTGCTCTAAAAAGTTGTACCATTCTTCTTTGTCGTCAGGTTCCATGCCCCGGCCCAAATTGTCGCCATAAAACAACCCCAAATCGTCATCACCGATTACAACAACTGCTGTGCCGTAGTTTTTGCCTGTTTCGGCCACGTAGTCAAATTTTATAGTTTTGGCGTCGCCGGCTTCGGCAGGTTGCCCTTGCTTGTCAAAGTATTCAGGGTCAAAATTCTTTGTGACCAGGAAATCTGCTAGATCTTGAGATAATGCTTCTTTTGCCATAGTGGTGTATTTAGCGCAACATTGATATGAACGGCATTGGTTCAATGATGTTGTCGCCGTGATCTTTCATGTGTGTGTCCAGTTCAGCATGATAAGTCTGTAACAGCATGAGCATGCGCACCACCAACAACGAACTCATCACAAGATCATCAGTTTCTCCAGGTTTGGCAGCATAACTACCGCCAGATGCAACAAAAGTTTTGAGCTCTGAGATCAAGGGTCTGCTGTGCAGTCGCATGCGCCCAGACTCCACAAGGATTTTAAACTTGTTACAGGCAGTGAGTTTGGCCTTGTTTGTGGTGTTGAATCCTTTGCGGAATCTACGTCCTGTAGTGCCTGTTACTGAGTTGTCGCTTAAAAAGTAGCCACGGATGTTTTCTTCCCCATATTCGTTTATTGAAATCAAGGCAGCTTCACCAATGGTGTTGTTTTCTACGCTGTAATAAATTTTCTTGTCATCTTTTACCACATCATATAATTCATTCACAATGTCTACCAATAGCTTGATCTGTGTGGGAATGTCTGTTTTGTTGTGGCGCCATTCAGCCACTTGCTCTGTGGTTTCTGCTTCAAACACCTGTATGGCAGCAGGATCGCCTCCGGTGCCTAGACTTGGATCCAAGGCCACAATGTATATCTTGTCTTTGGCAGGAGTTTTGTACCAACGCACTTGTCCTGTGCGGCGGTTGGGTTCTATTCCTTCCAGATCAATCAATTTGGTAGGAGCAATCAGTGTTTCATCATTGATGACGAAATCACAATCCATTTCTCTGCGGAATCGATCTTCTCCCAGTTGTGCCAGCTGCTCTGCACCCCAGGTATCGTCACGATCGGGGTGTTCACGCCAGTAACTTCTAAACGCACGAAATCCATTGATACCTAACTTGGTGGTGTTGCCATGCTCGTCCTGCGTTTTGTTTGCTCCTTTCCACAGCAGTGCAAACTGATCTTCGTCTGAGTTGGGAGTACTTGTGATAATGGCCTTACCACCTGTGGCCAGGGTGGGTGAGATAGAAGTCCAGAACTCTCGAGCAATGGTGGGTCGCACAAACGCAAATTCGTCAGCATACAAGAGTGAAATACTCATACCCCGACCAGTTGTTTCAGTAGTGGTCTGCGCCACAATACGTGATCCGTTTTCAAATTCCAAGCTGTTCTTGTTGTAACTGGTGGCACCGGCTCTGATATGATTGGGGCACAGTTCATATGCATACCGAATACGTTGCATGATCTCTTGTGCGCCTGTGTATTTGTGTGCGGCCACAAGGATAGTTGAGTCTGGCACAAACATTGCATACCACAGCAGGTAGCCGGCGGCCGATGTTGATTTGCCGGTTTGTCGAGGCATTAGACTTATTGAATATCTGTAGTTGTGATAGGTTTCAATCAGTCGTTTCTGATATTCAAATGGATGATACAACATCTTGCCGCGTGTGGGGTGTTGAATCATAAAGAAGTTGTCCATGAAGTACAAGGGACCTGTCACAGGATCTGCGCAGGCAGCAAACTCAACAAGTTCTTGTTCAGTGTAGACTTCTTTGCGGTGTGGTGCCTTGACCAGCACCGTTTCTAGATTCTTACTTGGTGTTGGTGAAATCATTTATAATTCTCTCTGCAAATATTGCATGTCCTCGTGGACCAGCATGCATGCGATCCCTGGCATATTCTACTTCTTCACGGCTTTTGGCAAACCAATCATGTGCATTGTAAGTCAAACAACGGATGCCCAGTCTGGTGCACAATCCTTCAACAGCTAAACGGTTACGTGCATTATTTAAGTCTGCATTGCGATCATTCAAAAACCAAGTTTTAATATAACCATCTTGATCAGCACCGCCAATTTCACTGCTGGGCATGTAGGTATCATGCGTGTGATCAGTTTTTTCTGTTATCAAATCAAATCGATGTTTTGGGGGTGCTGCCATTACCACCAATTTAGGTTGTAGTATTGGCAGCCAATGCTCTGCTATCATAAAACAAGTATCTGCGCTGGTCCCTCCCCAGGCCAGGTTATAATTTTTCAAGCCCAAGGCCTGTGATACCAAATAACTCCATGTGGCTTGTTCTGGTAACCCAATACCAATGGTATAACTACACCCCAGTGATACCATGCTAGTCGCTTGCGGATCAAACTCTTCAGATCTAAATCCTGAACTGTTAATACGATATGTTATAGCATCTGGTTCGAGCCAGCCTTTGGTGCGAAAATATTCTCGATATTCTTCATTCTGAATCAGTCGCTGAAAACTTTCTTCGGTGTCTGTGGGCATCCACTGTAATGTTTTTCCAGCTGACTTTGTGCCAAAGTGCCAAAGTGTTTTATTTTTCTTCATTATATTCCTTTACGATATTGGGCCACAGGTCCGCAAACCTTGTGGTTTTCTTTAGTGTTGTTTCCATGTCTGTGTGCCAGGCCAATACATCGGGCACAAAATCCTGGTTGATCAAATAACTGTTGTCTTTCAATGTTGCACGATATCTGTTAAGCACCTCAACGTTGAGATTTATTTGGTTTTGTTTTTGATATTTTTCAACCACACGATCAATTTCATCTACCGCAAGTTGCCTTAACCTGGCTGATTGGCGTCTAATATCTAGTGTCCAAGGATTGGTTAACTCGCACCAAAAGATACCCAAATTCTCTTTGGCACAAAAATCGTAGTATGCCATGAGATCCAACGCACAATAAACGGAATAAGCCGGATGTGCTTTTATCAACAAATTGTGTTGTTTCATGACGTGAATATTTTTCACAAACTGCGCCCAGCTTGCACCATGACGTACATATTCAAATTTATCCGCGTCAGCGTTGTCAAAACTGATCATCCACTCCACTTGTGGCCAGGTCCTAAGCCGCTGGTAAATGGCATTGGTTTCAAGATCCATGCTAAGATTTGTGGTGATCATAACCCGTGTTGTGGCAGGGTTGATATAGTCAAGAAACTGTTCTAGTCCTTTTTGCAACAAGGGTTCACCGCCGCCTAGGCTGAGTCCTTGAATGTTGTGCCCTTGTGTGCGGGCAAGTTCAATCAGGTCTGCGTGTTCATTTTTGACATGATTGATGGGAATCTTTTTTATGCTCTGCCAGGCTGTGCTGGTTTCAGGATTGCAGTACACACAGGCAAGATTGCACAGGTTACTCCAGTTTACCACTAAATGCTCTAGTTTAAAAAAGTCTGGGTCTGAGTCAATGGCTGCCAGGGTTTCCTGAGAAGTATACTTCACTGTGCGGCCACTAGACCCGGTGGTTTCTTCCAGTCGCTTACACCACAAGCATCCAGGTGCCCACTCGCCTCGTGCCATGGCCTGCTTCATACTTGTGACCACTGGCCCTTTGATAATTTCTTGAATGGAGTTTTTCTTTGCATTGCCAATCATGTCCACACAATGAAAACATGGGCTAACTTCCCCTGCTTGATCAATATTAAGAGTGGTCCAAGGTGCAGGACAAAATGTAGGGCTTTGAGATATCATTTTGGGTGTATCCATGTGTATGAGGTTACTCTATAAGAGTCTGCGGGTGTAAGCATGGCATGCCATATCAGCGGCCTATATCCTGTGCTGTCTGCTTGATTGATCATGATATACCCAGCATTGGGCTGTTCTGGTGTTTGATAGCGCAAAGTTTTGGGATCCTTGTACCAGTAAAAGGCAGTGCCAGGACCCTGCCAGGTCAGATGCATGCTGCCCGGCATCTCGCCGTCGGTGTGCATGCCACAAGTGAATCCTGGTTCATCTAGCCACCATGCTGTGCCCGAGTAAGGGTGTAATTTTCTACCCACACCCTGTTCCAGTGTTGACCATTGTTGACCGAGTTCACTGTGCCATTGATCAATCCAAGGTATAGCCGTGTCTGTTATGCGCCGTCGTGCCCAGTTTTCTTGTCCTTCTTGACGTTGCCAAGGTAGACTGATCCAGTCTGTGGTCAAGACTTGAGCAGCCAGTTCCTTACTCACAGCATGTGCTACCCTGAACAAATTCATTTCAGAATCTACTGCTGTCACAAGCATTGTGCAATCTCCGGCCATAGTTGCGCAAACTTACCAGCGGTGTCAGGATGATACCGGGTTTCATTATCGTGTATGTGCTGGCGAAACTGCTGTGCAATTCTGCCACGTGCTTGTGCTACTGAATTGTAATTGCCTAATGCTTGATCAAAAAACTGATGTTCAGCTGGTGTAGCAATGTTCATGGTATAGAACCGTTCAATCTCTTGTGCAGCCAATTCAGCCACCCGAGGACCATGCAAGAAAGGATCAAGGTATTCGGGTTGAAACAAGTTTTGCCATAACACAGTGGCGCCTGCATCTTGCACAAACTGTCTAAACTCACAGATGCGTGTGGCATTGTACATGTTGTACACTGCATGAACACCACCCCATTGGCCTTGTGACTTCATTAGGCCTTGTATAGTCTTCAAGTTCTCTTGCAACACAGTCCAGTTGCCGCCGTGACGCACATATTCAAAGCGATCCGCAATGTTGTCAAAGCTCATGCTCCAGCCCACTCGCTTGCGTTCGGCCAGCTTGCGGAATATCCGGTTGATCTGCAGATCCACATTCAAGTTGGTAATCAGGGTCACAATGGCAGTGTCTGGGATCACATCCAGCAGTCGGTTGTTTTCGGGCAACAACAGTGGCTCGCCACCTACCAAGGCAACTTCATGTATGTGTTCATAGTGCTGTTCAATAAAGTCACACACCTGTTCATAGTAAGGCCTTGCACCAGACTTAAACGGTATGTTTTTGATTCCTGCCCATTTTGAACTGCATGCTTCGCCACAATAGTTGCAACTCAGGTTGCATGTGGTGTTCCAACGCACATCTACTATAACAGGATAGTGATACTGATCACCTGCGGCGGCATAATCAAAATCAGGATTAACATTGTTGTGCCAGGCACGTTCTGAATCTGCACCAAAGCGTTCGGCACGAACACAGTTAGAGCAATAGTCATGCGCTTGCCCTTGTGAGAGACTGGTGCGTATTTCTGCCATCAAGTCGGAATTGAGTACTTGTTCTATTGACTGTGAGTTGAGGTTGCCCAGCATGTTGGGGTTGCCAGCACAGCAGGTTTTAACATCGCCACGGGGATTGATATGCAGGCCACGCCAGGGCGCAGCACAGTAGAAATTGCTCATGCCTTATTTACGGCAGTGTTATTGACACCAACTTGTTTTGGCTTCGCCGTAGTATTCTCTGGCATAGCCATTGGCAATCAACATTTGACGCAGGCTTTGCCCGTTGAGTATGACATCGCCCAACACACGCCCGCCATACTTGTCCCAGTCCATGAGCACAATTTGGCGTTGTGTGGCTTGTGCAATAGCATTTTTAGTAAATGCTGTGGCTGCTTGACCACGCTCATTTTCACTCTCGCACTGTGCTCGGTGCCCTTTTTCAGGAGTGTCCACACCAAACACACGGATGCTGAGTTCTTTCTTCAGTGGGTCTGGCAGGAACGGTGCGTGGAATGCCACTGTGTCCCCATCAATCACCCGAGTGATTTGTGCGTCATATGTGACACCAGGCTTTTGTTTGCCTTGGGCTATGGCCAACGCAGGAACAATGAGTAAGAGTAGGATGAGTTTTTTCATGTTGAAATTTTAAGTTGTTATAACAATAATCTCACCTGTGGTGGGATTGTAGTACATGGGTGAGAATCCTGCAGGTATTGAGCCTGCAGTTGGCGCGGCAAAAGTCACACTGGTCACTGCTCGCACAGGTTTCACTGTGAATGTGTTGGCAGTGGTTTGATTCAAGTTGGCGTTTGTAGCGTTTATAATGATTGAATTGTTGGCTTGTGAGGTGCGACCAGCAAGGTAGCCAACAGCTACTGAATAGTTACCTTGTCCTGTTTCGGCTGCACCTGTTCCAATGGCCACTGCTTGAGTACCTTGTGAAGTTAAGCCGGCATTTTGACCAATAGCCACTGATTGAGTACCTTGTAACGCGGCTCCGGCCTGCGTACCAATGGCTATTGTGTTGTTTCCTTGTCCCCCGGCACCATAGCCTACGGCCACTGCATTGATACCTTGATTGGTTAATCCAGCAATTGCACCAATAGCCACTGCATTTTCACCCTGAAGGGTTTCACCAGCCCGACTGCCAACGGCTACTGAATTTATACCTTGGGTGCTATATCCGGCATTATTTCCAACTGCTACCGCGCCAACACCTTGTGAGGTTACAGCAGAACGCACACCAACAGCCACTGCATTATTGCCTTGTGACGCGGCTCCAGCCTGCGTACCAATGGCCACTGTATCTATGCCTTGTGCGTTGCCGGCCGCGTAGCCAATGGCCACTGAGAAGTTACCTTGAACAATGCCAGCATTGGTTCCCAGGGCTATCTTACTAGGACCACTGGCATTGTTTTTATCGCCCAATGTAGCCCAGGTTGTTGCAACAGCTGATGCCACCAGGGTCAATTGACCAACGTTGTTACCTACATATAACAACGGCGGATCTGTTTCAAGATTTACTACAAGTTCGCCTGGTCTAGCATTGCCGTCATAGTTGACCAGCGTTACTTGAGCATTGTCCTTCATTGCGGCACGGCTAATGCCTGTGATGTTGTCGTATGGTGGGGGTGGATTGGCCATGTTCTAAATATTCCTAGTTAGAGTATTTAGCAAAAACGCACTGTTGTTAAACTGCGGAAGATTTAACGAGGGTATCCAGCAAATGCCCGTACAGGACTTTGTTTCTGCACAGATGCAGGTTCCAGGCTGTTTGGTGTGCTGATTTGTACTTTTTTAACAGGCAAACCAGCCATTTTCAATGCTTGATCAATTATGGGTTCAACACTGGCATTGAATCCACCAACCACTGCTTCTTCCCCAAACGCAGCCTTGGGCGACCAAGCCGGCAACTTAGCAGTGATGCCATCTGTGCCGGCGTCACTTCTGGCACGGGCCATGGCCACACCCAGTCGATAGATCTGATATGGATCGCTGGACTGTACTCCGGGCAATGTGAACACATGGTTCATGGGATCTGCTTGCTCAGGAGGCAGTGTTGTTTCTTCAGTGATAAACTCTCTGGCTCTCATCTGGGATAGCCCGCAAATGCTTTTACAGGACTGCTTGTGTTCACAGCAGGATGTTCTTGACTGCGGAGGTCACCGTGATTTAAATCTTCATGATGACTGCCCACAGCCTTGTAGGCCATTTTCATCATGTCTTGTTCTTCAGGGGTATACGGTGCGGCAATGTTGTTGCGTCCTGCCCAACTCTCGCCATCTATTTCAGGTACAAATGTGCCATCTGTTGAGGCCACAGCCATCATGATACGATTGAGTTCATACACACGGTCAGCAAATTGCGCATCACGAAACTTGTTCAAGCCCACTGTGCCTATGTCAAGTCGTTTGCTAATTTTGCCAACTTTGTCTTCAGCAACAAACTCTGTGGCTCTCACTGTTAAATTCCGTTGCTGCCTGCTGTGGCACTTGTGGCTGTGCCCAATGCGACGGCTGAAAAATTCGTGCCGGTTATGATCAAATAGTTGCCTGCGCCCACATAAATCTCTGTAGTAGTTCCGTTGGGCACACTTACTGCATTGGCATATAGATTGCCAACTGCGCCAGCGCCCATGCTGGCATTGGCAGGTGTGCCATTTGCCTGTTGATAAGTCAACTGCACAGCTTGAACTTGATAGGTAACATTGTTACTTTCAGAATTGATCTGTGCTTTGTCTGTGGTCCACAACACATTGCCTGCTGTGTCTTTGACTACTTGAACAGCCATTATTGATCACCTTCAGGGTTGGAGACTATGGGTTGAAATATTTCTCGTGCTTGGTACATTACACCTGGAATTTCCACAGGTGTTTGTTTCACGCTGGGCACAGCAGGTGGCACATAATTGTTGGCATTGCGCTGAGAAATTTCTGCTGCTACTTCACTGTAGGGTCTCATCATGTTGTTTGAACTCATGTTATTATCCTTTGTATGCTTGCCACTGGTTGGTGAGAGCAAAAATGCTTTCATCAATATCTTTTTTCTTGATTGCATTTGTTCCTGGAATGGTGTCACCAATTTTTACATCATCGTCTTTGAGTCCTTTGGTGAACAAGTTGCCTTCTTCAGTTTTTTGTTCGTCCATGGGCTTTTTCTTTACGCCTGCAATTTCCATCATTCTGCGAATGCTTTCTTTTACTGTGTCTTCTTCTTCGTCGGCATCAGCAGCAGCGTCTTTCATGGACTCTTCTTTGTCGCCGTCCTTGTCAAGATCAATGTAATCAGGCTTGGCTGCTTCTGCAAGTCCGGCCATTTCCATCATTCTACGCAAGGCATCTTCATCTTGTGTGTGCGCAGCCACAACAGGCACAGTGGTTTGTCCATCACCTGCAACGTCTGTCTTGGGCCTGTTCAAGCCACCTGCATAGCCAAAGTTGTTGTCAGCCTGTTCAGTGTTGGTGGGATAGTCTGGAGCATTGTCGTCCACTGCTTCTTGTACATCGCCGCAACCACAGTCTGGCATGCCGCATGTGGCACATGGCTCTTCACCATGTGAGTGCATGTCGCCACCGTGTGCATCTCCGCTGCCAAGCCCGGCGTTCTTCAGCATTATGCCCAGTTTCAGTGCGTCTTCATCTGTGGCAGTTATGGTCAAACTTTTTCCACCTTCGGTTGAGTCACTCATGTTGATGGTCATTGATTCGGCAATCATGTTTTCTAATTCACGATTCATTGAATCGTAAATGCCTTTGCCAACCATGCCGGCGCCGCCGCTTTTGGCAGCAGAACTTGTGGCAACTGAACCACTAGTGGTTGACTCTTCAACATCTTCCTCTTTCTTTTTGCTCTTGGCCTTGTCAGGCAAGCCTTTGTGTTTGGTCTTGGCAAAATCTTCAACGTCTTTTGGCTTCATGGTGCTGGCAACTTTTTTAAGTTCTTTGCTGGCGCCCTTGACCTTTTCACCTTTTTGCATGGCATGTGCCATGCCCATGAACTTTTGTTGTTGCTTGCTTACTGCTTTTTCAGCAATGGGTTCTTCTTCATCATCTTCTTCTTGATTCTGCATGTACTCGTCGATAGAGATCATCATGCCTTCGATCTTGGACAACTTTGATTGTACCCATTCTGGCAAGTTGTCGTTGTCACCCAACACTTTGCTCAAGGCCTGCGCATGACGCACAATGGTCTTGATGTCATCTTTGGCCATGTCGCCTTCTTGATCGTATTCGCCTTGATCACGGATGTCTACTTCGCCTTCTTTGGTCATCAACTTGGAACGACCGCTGGGTCCTTTGGCACCAATGGCGCCTTTGGTACCTTTTGGACGTCCACGTCCACGCGGTCCTGCTTGTGTGTCAGAATCATCATCTGCGCCAACACTATTGCCTTGGTCGTCTACTCTGCGTGTTACCATACGGCCTGTGGCAGTATGTTTGATGTCGTGTTTGTGACCGCGTTCAATGCTGCCAACTTTAGGAGCAGCAGCTCTTGGTGTGCTCATGTCAAATGCAGTGCCTTTGGATTTTTCTTCATCCATCTCAGCATTACGACCTTTGCCGCCGCCCAGGGCTTTACGCATGGCTTCAGCGGCCACGTCACCCAGCATTTCGTCAACTTCTTTTTTGGCATTGGCAATTTTGTCAGCAAAGTTAGGCTTCTTGCCTGTTGGTGGCACGCCTGCTTTGCGTTGTACATCCTTACGCATGTCTTCGTCCGAGCCATGGCCAACCAGTCGGTTGACGCCGCCGGCAACTTTCTTGCCAATCTTTTTGACTGTGTCCATTGGACCTTCTTCCATCTGTCCACGATAATCGTATTTTGCACTCTCTTCACCAGATATGTTAGAAGCCACTGCCTTGCGGTCGTATGTGTGATGTTTCACTGGAATCGCAGGCTTGGTACCAGTACCTGACACTTTTGGTGGGTTGGCAGCGTTTATAGCATCAACCTTGGCGTCGTCATGATAAGGGTCGCCCCACATTTCATTAACTTCTTCATTGTCATACTGATTTAATTCTTTGCGGGTCTTCCGCATTGTTTCTGGGCTGGCACCTGCTGCCTTTTTCTGTCGTAGCTTTGCCAAGCCGTCATCGCCAAACTTTTTGCGGGCCGCCTGAATCCTTGGAAAGCCTTCTTCTTCCAACTTGCCTTGGTCTCCAAGTTTGTTGCGCACAGCACCAGCCACACGCTCGCCAGCAGCCTTGCTGCCATAGCGTTCGCCAGCATCCTTGGCAATCTTGGCAAAGTTCTTGCCTGGCTTGCCTTCGTCACGCTCGTTCAACTGCTTGTGTGTGACTTCAGGAGTGGCACGGATGCTGTCTAGTTTTTTGTTTAAATCGTAAAAGAAACTCATTTGTATTATCCTCGGGGTTGTGCGCCAGTGGCTGGCTTGGGTGGACGATTGATCTTGGTCATTGGGCTAGTATCGCCCGTAGCAATATCATTTGTGGTTTTGGCTGCGGGTGTTTTGCCCCCAGCCACGGTGAAGTCTGAACGATAAGCATTTTTCAACACAGCATGATCATAAGGACCAGTTGCGTAGTCTTTCTTCAATGCACGTTGTTCTGCATCAGGTGCAGGGTAGTCTGTGTCACCCAACAAGTCTTTGTTTTCAGCATCAATCTTTTCATACTCATCTACCAGCCCATCCACATAAGGTGTGGTCTGCATGATGATGTGATTGGGATCAAAGCCCAACAACTGTGCCAATTGTTTGATTTGTGGCTCAATGGCTGGATACCGGAAACTGACATCAAACATGGTGACTGAGTCATTTTTGTTGTTGGGGAAGTCCGTGGGGATCACTTGTATAGGGGTGGTCCGGGGATCACCCATCTTTACAGGATCAAATTGATCCAGCTTTTTCTTCAACTGTGACACCAAATCGCCGGGTGGTTTGCCCAGCAGTTTGATACGATAGTTGTATGTACGTTCGCTTTCAGCGAGGTAATGGGCAAAATTTTTCATATCAGGTTCCTGTAACATATTTATTCTTTTTTATCTTTTTGATTGTTGCCGGCCAGCAGTCGATCCAGCAGATCATTACGGCTCAACACCATGCCCTGTGCTGTTTGCATGGTTTCTGGATCACCAACGGTGGCGGCTTTGGCATCTATAACTTGTTGTTGTTGATCTAATCGCATCTTTTTCATCTGCAGATCAATCATCTTCAGCTTCTTGTCCAACTTGGCTGTTTTGGCTGTGATTGCATGCCCCAGCATGTTGCTGGCCACTGAGAAGATTTCGCTGGCAAATCTTGAATCAACTTGCATGCCCAGATCCATGAGATCTTTGTAGCTGTCTTTGGCCAGTTCGGCCAAGCCGTCCATTTCCTCATCACTGCTTTCAAGTCCACGCACACCAGGCAAGGCAGCATCTACTTTGTCTATGTTTTCGTCTAGGATTTGCAGTTGGCTACGCAGGTCTTCCACAGGGAGTGATCCAGCATCCGCCTCAGGGGCATCTTCAGCAGGGAGTAGTTCAAAAAGTTCTTCGAGTTTACGAGTCATGCCCTATTTATAGGTCACGCCCGACCGTTGTGAAACATATCGTTCTCGGTAATAACCCTAAAAGTTAGGCCGTTGTTTCTGGCCCACTTGGTTGCAGCGTCCCATTTGGCATAGTTAATGGCCACAACGGCACGATCTCGGTTGCTCATTTTTGATTCGATCACACTCTGCTTTTTGGGTTTGATTTCGATCAACTCAGCCTTTACGGTGTTGTTACGGGTTCGATAAGTGATCAAGAAATCTGGAATGTACTGTGTGATCTTGCCTGTGAGTGGATGACGATAGGGAATAGCAATGCTTTCTGACGCCCACTGCAACACATTGTCATTGGTGTCGCAAAACTTCATAAAGCTCAGTTCCCAGCCAGATCTGTAACGCGGTGTGCCGTTGCCCGCATATTTCTCACGGTTGATCACAGTATAAGGACCTTGTGCCCAGTGGCTCATGGCAAAGCGTTTCTGGCCTGATAAAAGTTGGGTGTCACAGTGGCGCCCACACCCAACAGTGTGGCTCTTGATCGTATGGCGTTGAGATAGTACGCCAAGTTGACATTTATATTCATGCCATTATTGGTTTTCAACTCTTCCAGCAGTGTCAACACTGGTATACCAGTATCTTCGGCTACTCTAAACAAACTCACTGTGAAATTACCAGCTGCCTGTCGAGTGGTCATGATACTTAAAAAATAACTGTGTACAATATCATACTCGGCAGCAGGTACGTTGACGTCATAATCATAAAATTGATCGTACACACGCACGGTTAGATCTAGGTTGGGGTTGGTGTAATTAACAGTACTCACAAATTATGCTCCAGGATTTGGATTGTTTCTACCTGCGGTCTGTGCCTGACGTGCTGCTTGTTGTTGTGGAAATATCCAACCATCAGCTTTGTTGGTCACTGCTCGAGTGGCACCAGGCAGTGACCCAATTACAACATTTTTGCCCAGGGATGTGGCCTCACTCTTGGTGATGGCTGCAAGATTTTTACCTTTAAAGGTTTGGTTGACTCTGACTGCTTTTTGCGCGGCACCAATAAGACCCAACACACTTCCGCTTTGCAAATCACCAAGAATACCAGCACCAGCATCCAGCAAACCACCCTGGCCAAACACTGTGGCAGTTGACCCAGGTCTAGAAAGCGGACTTGTTGTTGTGTCATAATGGGAAACATCAGCGAACCCTTGAATATTTTGATCGCCGCCACGCTTGCTGTCGCCCACAGCGCCGGCATAGTACTTTACAGTTTCATAAGCAATGGTCATTGAGTTTTGCATGACACCACCACCTTCTGCGTAACTGTATTGATCATGACTCCAGTTTGTGATCAAAGGATTGATCAAGATGTACTCGGCAAACTTGTGTTGATCCATGCCGTAGATTCTAATGTCACGAAAGAATGGTGGTTTGCCAGACGTTGCACTACTGCCGCCGTCATTGTAGGCCTCACCAATGTAGCCCCAGTCGTTGACATTGCCTATTCGTTGTTTGGCGTATATGTCTCTTGAGTTGTATCCAAATCCAGCCTGACGATTGGCGCTGGCACCATTTTCACCATTGTTGTTGTTGGCTTCAAGATACTGCTGGGCAGGATCTTTATAGTAATAGCTCATGTAGTAGTACCACATTTTTCTCACTAGATCGCCACTGGTGTCGTGCAGAGTCACTGACACTGGTTCGTAATTGATTTTCTTTTGTATTATACGTTTGCGGTTGTACTGGTTCAGTGTTTCAGTATCAATATTGTACTTGGGCAAGTCAATGGTTTTTACCGCAAGACTCAACATACTGATTTCATCATTGCCCAGCGCACCTCGTAGAAAAGGAATCTCTTGTATGTTAAGCGTGAAGCTCACATGAAAGAGAAACTTGTATCGGGGCTTTAGTTCGTAGGCGTTGGTGGTAAAAGTTTTGCTTGCGTGAGTGTAATCACGCAAGCTGTTGTTGCCTACGAACCCTTTTAAGAAGTCCTGGCCAAATGTTGGCATTTGTTAGATACCAGCGCCGGTTACCACATCGCCTAAAGTTCTACCAACTTCAGTGCCCACACCAGTACCTTCAGGTGTTTGATTGGCGTTATCGTAAGCAATGCTCATTTCAATTGTGACTGCTTCGTTCGTGCCGTAGTTGAGGTCTTGATAGTTAGCACCTTTGAGGTAGCAGCCATACAGTTCCCAAGTTTCTAACACAACTGGTTCATTGGCACCATTGCCACCATCAAGGATTTCAATCTTGGTTAAAAATTTGTAATCAATACCTGACGCCGCAGAACTCATTTCCAAGAAGTCCATTTGTTTCTGCAATTGCTCGCCAATCAATCTACTCACCGCACCGCTGGCGTCATCTCTAACGCTGCAAGTAATATCTGCCCAGGTATGACGACCAGCCAATTTCAATGTTGAGTTGTAGATCGGCAATGCAATTTCTTCAAAAGTCAAATTGGGACGAGCCACACTGATCACTTGTTTGGTCAATTCTGTTCTGGGTGTACTTACACCAAAATTTTCAAACATCACTCTAAAGCGATATTTGAGCTTGGGCATCAACAGGCCTTGGGTTGGTGAGCTTTGGCCACTTGCCAAGGGTACTGTCATTCTCTGTAATGATGAAACTGCCATTTGTTATATCTCCTGTTGTGTTTATTTACCTGAAATGGAGGCCCGGTAAAAGGCCCCCTGTTTCATCACCCTGCTGTGCCGCCTGCGATTTCACCAGTGTTCTTGATACGCAATGGAATGTAGATAAACTCCACAGCCTTCACAGGCTCAATAGCAACATCCATCCACAGTTCGTTGGCGTCAATACGTGCTGGTGTGTTATTGCTTAGGTCACACACAACCAAGTAGTCATAGATGGCACGTTTGGCCACAAGGTCAATCATCAAACTGTTGGCGGTGTTGGCAATTTCATTACGAGTAATTTGATCATTGGGTTCAAACAAATACAGTTTACCAATTTCTTCTAGTCGTCCACGCAAGAAGCAAATCAGTCGAGCAACGTTGATACGGTCCAGGGCTGTTGTGGCACCTTGACGTGTTTTGTTACCAAAGTTTGTGATGCCAACACCTGGAATGAATGTGATTGGATTGATATTGTTTGAATACAACACGTCACGCAACCCTTGTCCAATAGCAGTTTGTACAAATTCACCAGTGGTGGCTTCAATGTAACCAATAGCTGTGGCATTGTCAATCACACCACGGCGGGTACCAGCGGGTGCCAACCATGGATAGCTCACAGCATCGCTGCGCAGGATAGTGCGCATCATCATGTGGCTTGGAGGTGCCACCACTGTGTTACCACTCAAGTCTGTGGTTTGACAGCTGGGGTAGAACACCGCAGCATAAGCACTTCCAATAGTGAGTCCGTCACCAGTTGGCAATCCAAGTCCACCGTTGTCTGTAGCATAAGTCACAAGATCTGTGCCATTGGCAGCCAGTCGCATGGGAGTATCGCCCACAACAAACAGTGTGTTGGCACGTTCGTTGCTGAGTGCAACCATGTTTGTGGCCAACTCAGGGTATGCAGGAGCAGCAATCAAGTTGAATTGATTTTGTTCTTCTCTAGCTGCCAAGCTGGTGTCAATACCGGCTTTCATGGCCTTGACCACCAAGGCACGTTGAGCTTGGCGTCCAGCATACATACTGCCGTTGGCTTTGTTGCCACTGGTGGTTACCCAAGTAAAACTGTATTCAGGCAAGTTGGCAGTGTTTGTGGGTGCTGCAGGATTGTATGCCCCGGCATCTGGATAGTTGTTTGCAGTAAAGTAGTTGGTGGTGAATGCCTTGACATTGTATCCTGAACGACGTGTGTTGAACAGCAACATGCCTTGTGGATACAGTGCAGGATCAGGTGCATCCAGATCCAAGTAATCACTGGTCAGCAAACTTTCAATTGTGGGTATGGTATCGCTTACTGGATTGATAGCGCCGCTTGTGCCCCAACGTGCATCTGTAAACAGTATACCATTTTGTGTGACCTGATCTGTGGTGTCAACTGCCACCCATTGTTCAGTACCGTTGACTTGTTCCCAACGATACAATTTGGGATAATTTTCCAAGTCGCTGGTGTCGACCCACAAATCGCCCAATTCCAGCGCAGATTCTGCTGTGTTGGTTTGAGTAGTGGGTGCGGTCGCCGCTATGATTGGTCCAGCAGCATTGGTCAAACTCAGATCAAAACCGCGAACATCGTTGGTGACATTCTGATAACCTTGCCAAGTGCCGTTGTCTTGAATCATGATATCCACATCACTTACTGAGCTGTAGTACCACAGGCGTCCATCTGCTGGATTCTGATCTGGACTGGTAGCACTGGCAGTGTAGGTAAATGTTGGATCACTAACCCAATTTGACAAGTCCAAGTACCCGCCACCGTTGCTGTTGGCGCTGACATAAGTGGTGGCAGTTGTGAAACCAGCCGTGGTCAAAGGTGTGCCCACATTTGGCCCAACTGTGATGGTACCACCTTGTGAATGAGACAGCACAATATTACCAGCACTGCTGACACTGGCGCTGACATAAGGAATGTTGGCCAAGCTCACTGCTGTGATAAAATCTGACACAGTACCTGTACCACCAATGGTCACAGTGTATTGATCTCCAACTGCGGCTGTTCCTGCCTGAGTTGAGTATGCATAAAAACTGTTGCCAGGAACAAATGCAGCACCAGTTGGGGTGGTTGTTCCTGTTACTATTGTGGCCCCCAGTACAGCTCGTTCAAAAATTTTAAATGTACTGTTGCTATTAGGAGCAGTGGTTGATATGGCAGCATTGTATTGCACATAAGTGGTGCCAACTGGAATATTTTTGCCGCCACCTGTGGGATCTAAAGCGTACAAGGCTGCTGCGTCATTGAGATAAACTCCAGATGTTTGTGACACAAAGGTATCCAATGCGGCACTGTATACCTTGACTTTCAAACTCATGCCATCATTGGCTGAACTGAGATTTTGCCACACTGATCCTGTGGGTTCTGGAGCAGTGTCTGTGCTTCTCCAACGTGGGGCTTGATAACTGTATCCTGGGAAATAATTTGGTGCACGATATTCATCGTTGGCAATACCAAGCGCAGTCAACAAAGCTGTGCCGGCATTGGGTCCAGGCAAAACAGAAACCACACCACCACTGGCAGTTGATCCATCATTTGTGGCCAAGGAGCTGACAAACAATGCCAAGCTGCCGCCTACATTGGCAGCAGTCACACCAGTCACAGCGGCAGTGTTAATTGCTGCTGCAAATCCAGTGACAGTGTTGTTGGGGCTGGCAGGAACTGTTACTAAAGTACCATTAAGAAATAAAGTGCTGCCAACAGTCAAACTTGCAGGGGTTGTGGTTCCGACCACTGCAGGCCATGATGTTTTCCAGGCGTCGCTGCCAAGAAACACCCAGGTATTGCTGGAATTTTTATAATAACCTGGATTGGTCAATGCCACTGCACTCACCGCATAGTCGCCGATGCTGCCCACAGTTGACAATGGAGTATAATTGCCACCTGCATAGTTAACTACCAAACTGGTGTCAGTAATCACAATTGGGGTAATTGTGGTAAAAGTTGCAGAAGTTTGGTTCCATTCTTGAATTCCCCACACAGATGTTGAAGTATCCAACCAGTATGTGCCGTTGTTGGGATTGCCTGTAGGGCGGCTCAAACTGGCTGTGAGCTCAGTCAAGTCAATGTCCGCACGTTGAATATAAGCGCGGTTTGTAACACCCAGTGACGAATACGCTGCCAACAAGCCGTACTCGTTGAGTTCATATCCGTTGATGGGAGTGCCAGTTGTGGTGTTGTAAAAGAATGGCACACCAAATGTGGCTGCCAAATCTCGCTGACTGGTGATAAGATACGTTTTATTTGCATTGGCAGCGGTGGTACCAGCTGCAACGCCAACGCCAGCTGCATCAGCTTTGTTCTGTGCTGTGGCAATTAAAAAATAGGGTACTGTGTTGACAGCGGAAGGGATATATTGACTCTCGTCAATTACTTGTACTTCTACGCCTGGTGATGCTAGTGCCATGATTGGTTCCTTTTCAAGTTATTGATATTTATTGGTATACCTAAAAAAACCCAGTTTACAGCGCCCTTTGGCAAAGGTCCAGGTGCTAAATACCCCATGAGACCCGTATGTAAAGCCTGCAATCAACGGCCTTGTGCTGTGAATTATATTCGTGAAGACGTCACACACTATCGCAGTAAATGCGAAACTTGTCAGCGTCGAGGACGTGGAATCAAACCCAGGGAACCGCGTTGGAAATCCTCAGGGTACAAGAAAAAACCCGCATGTGATAGGTGCGGGTTTCGAGCAAGATTTGCCAGTCAGTTGTTGGTGTATCACATTGACGGAGATCTCAACAACACCACACTAAAAAACCTAAAAACAATTTGTAGGAATTGTGTGGAAGAGATTGCTCGCACAGAAGTTACTTGGCGGGCGGGCGATCTTGAACCAGACGCTTGACTTGTTGATACAAGTCATCTAGTGTGCCATTGTTGTCCAGCACTGAGTTGAATTTCGTTCCAACCCAAGAAGTTTCTGATGCATGTACGCCCAGTTGTTCTAGTCGGCGTCCGCTCAATGCCCAGGTTGAGTTGCCGTTGGGCCCACGATTTACACTCACAGCCGCATCATACCACTCGGGTTCAGGACCACGTACCACACGCACCACAATACCACCTGCTTGTTTGATGGCTTTAATTTCGTTGGGAAATCTGCAATCGCTTATGACAACATCATCTTTTGAATTGCGCAGTTTGTTTTCCAAGCTGGCAATCCAAATATCATCGTGAAAGTTTTTGCGACAAACTTCTGTGCCCCATTGTTGTAAAATAAAACGTGGGGTCAAGTGCGGTATGCCCAGTCGTTGAGCCCACCAAGGATCCACTTGCTCGCGCCATTCACGGGCTTGTTTAGTACGCCCTTCCAGCATCATTCTGTCCCAACCAAACACCTGTGCCACAGCATCTTTCAGTGTGTTGGCAAAACTTTCTCTGCGAAAATGATGCAGATTCACAAGATAGTCTGCAATGGTATCTTTACCTGATCCAATAAATCCGCAAACGCCAATGATCATGACAGTTCCTTGATATCTAAGTGTTTCAAGGTTGCTTGCAACATGTCAATTTGTCTGCGACAGTCTTCCAGCGCATGATGGCTGGTCGGCGGCCTAGGCAACCCTGGATACAAACTGTATATTGTTCGAGCATCACGAATCTTGTAATACTGCCAGGGCAAGGGTTTGTTGTAGCTTTTGTAGGCATGCTCCAAGATATTAGCATCGTATGTGGGACCGTTCATCCAGATGCGGTTGCACTTCCAGCATAACTTATGAAGTTCGTCTAGTGCTTGGTCTAGTGGTATACGCCCATCTTCTGCGAAGGCTTCGTCCTGTGCAGCACCTTGAAGAGCCCACCAGTTGATGGTGCCTTGTTCAATGGTACGAGTCTCTTGACTCTCTAGATCAACTCGAGCATAGTATTGTTGCTGGTAGTAGCCTGTGCCAAGAGGATCAAATGCCTGAGCTGCAATGGTTAAAATTGTTGCTTCAGGGCCTGTTGCCAAACCTTCAATGTCGATCATCAAGTCCATGCTTGATTATAGCACAATTTTAGATAAAAGTACAAGTAGTTTAGCCAATAACAAATGTAAGAGGCTGTGAGCCGTCCACATACATTTTGAGTTGTTCAATCAGGCCATCCATTTGTGTCTGTGCTTCGGATTTCATGGCAGTGCCATTTAGGCTGCCGCCGCCCTGCGGTCCAGCAATGGTGCCAAATTTCTCACGTGCTTCGCCAATGATCATTTTGCAGTTGGCCACCATGTAATCGCGGATCCACTGCGATATCTGATAATCATTCAGCAGATTGAATTCAGGTTTTAGATTGTAACTCCACAACAACACAGTTTCACCCGAGCCCTTGGGATCACGGATCAGTTGCAATTTTTTGGTAACTGGATTCCAGGTGTAGTTCATGTAGGCACCGAACATACGCCCAGCCAGTTCAATATACTGACTGTAGAAGTCGTAGGTGGCCAGGCCACCTGCCACGTTGAAGTTCATCAGGTACACGTTGATACTTGCCTGTGCAAACGGATCAAAGTTTGAGGCAAATGGTCCCGAACTGTCACCAAATGTTCTGCGGAATATTTGACGTACACTCACCACTTCCTGGGGCAGTTCGTATATATTGACATCTGCTACCAACTGCATGAAGCTGTAGCTTTCTTCATAGGCATTGTTGGCTCGTTGGCGGTATGTGCCAATGGTCTTTTGATAAGCCGCTTCGTAGTGTGAGGGGTCTAGTTCTAGGTCAATGATGTCACCGCCTAACTGAAGCTTGACATACTCTATCAAGTTTTGCTTCAGTGTGGGCAGTGATTGTTGTTGCTGTTCTGGCATGTGGGACTCCAAGTCCCTGTATTTACCAGGCCTTGAGTATGACCAAGTTCTCAGTTCCGCGTCCGTTGAACGGTGTTTCTGTTGTGGTAAGATCCTTGTAGATCTTACGTGCTGCCGGCTTGCCTGCGGCCTGCACAGCCTTTACAACATCTGCTGGCTTGCGCACAGTTTTTTGCATGGTCTCAACAGTGCTGAAACCAATGATGCTGTTGCTTTTGACAGTGAATGCCTGTGTGTGGCTGTCAGCCACAAGATGGATCAACTTGCGCTTTTTGGTGTCGTATAACCAGGCTTCGGCTTTGTCCACTAGACTTGCGGCTGGCAAGCCCTTGAGCTTGAGTTCGGCAAATTCCATTAGCACCTTGAACTTTGCCGCACGTTTTTCAGGGCTCACTGCCTTGACCTTGCGTGGTTTGCGTTCCACTTTTTTAATTTGCACATATGCGCCACAGTCATTTATGACCGCTTCGCAAAACTTCACAAGATTGCGCATTTGAATTTTGGTGAGATGACTGTAGCCCTCAACCAGTTGTGCATCTTTGCCTTCAATTACAGTTTCAAACTCTGCAAGTTTGTGTTTCCAGATGTCGGCAATGTTGGAGATCATTTGCGGAGCCACATTCATGCCACGGATAACTGTGATGGGCTTGTAGTCTGCTGACATTTTAGCACCGTTAACCAGGAACTCGTCAAACATGCCGTCCAGTTCGCCTGCACACTCTGATACCTTTTCACGCAGGCGATCTTGGATATTGGGTCGTGCAGGTTCGTCTTCTGCAACCGCTTCCACCACGGCTTGTTGTTTTAGAGCCAGCAATTCTGAAATCAATGTTTGTAATTTGATTTCTTCTTGTGCTGTCAAGTCCAGGCCCATCATCTGCATGCGGCACAACCAGCCTGTGGTGAGTCGCATTTGTGAGTCTGGTAGGGTGCGGATTTGTCGGGCCTCTTTTGTGCGATTGTGTGCATCCAAATATGCCGCCACCATGTCCTTGGCTTCTTTCTTGCCGTAGAAGTAATTATACCAGCCAAACGCATAACTCATTGTGCTAACACGATTATCCTCTGTGGGCTGAGTTTTCCATGCAGGCTCAAGCCCAACATACTTGGTGTCGGCGCTTTTGGGATTCATGGGTCGTAATGCTGTGCGGGTTGCATTCATGTGGGCTCCTGGTAAATTATAGTTAATTATAGCAGAAACAGAATTATTGGGCAAGCCCAAAGCCCTTTCGGGCTCAGGGTTTTAGAACACATGCCCTTTAAATTGCTCGTAATCATAAAATGCAACCAAAGTACTACCACGGAAAAATACTGTGAGCCCACCCAAGTCCTCACGCACATCTGCCCCAGTCGTCTCTGCAATAAAGTCCGTAGCACGAGTCTCAAGTGCTTCCATCAAGTCATCACCGGTGGCGTTGTAACTGGCAAGAGCCTCTGCTTCATAGTTAATACTATAGTTTGGCGCTACGCTGTTGATCATCTCATCATGCAAATCGGTAACTAAATCACTCATTGCTGGCTCCTTTGTTGTTAAGTCCATATTATAGCATTTTGGGCATTATTGGTCAACCGGACACAACCCATCAATTCTGCTATAAATACGCTATGCCAAGATTATCACTCTATAGACCCAATCGAACTCGCGATTACCAATTCCTGGACCGCACCATACGCGAAATGTACACTGTGGGTGGTCTTGACATTTATATTCATCGCTATCTGGGCCCACAGGCAGGTGGCAATGATTCGGCATTTAGTGGCAACTTTGATGCCACACAACCCACCTATGCAGATGTGGATGTGCTGAACATTCAAGACTTGCTGTTGTTGGAAAACCGTGATAGAATTTATGACCCCGACGTATATGTCATGCGAGGTGTGTACAACACACAGGACGTGGATTTTGATCTAACACAATTTGGCCTGTTCCTAAACAATGACACCATATTCATGACCTTTCACTACAACACCATGATTGACACATTTGGGCGCAAGCTCATGAACGGTGATGTAATAGAGATTCCCAACCTAACAGATTACCATCCTCTCAACAAAGAAATTTCGCGAGCACTGCCCAGATATTATGTAATCCAAGATGCTGACTTTGCGTCAGAAGGTTTCTCACAAACTTGGTTGCCTCACTTGTGGCGTGTGAAATGCACCCCAATGAAGGATCAACAGGAGTTCAACCAGATTACCAACAAACCGTTTGTGGCAGAAAACATCTGGGATCCAGGCAACTTCTACCCCACAGGTAGCATTGTTAACTACGGTGATACCTATTATCAAGCACAAAGCAATGTGCCTGCTGATACTGCCATTACCAATACCAACTTTTGGGCTCCGTACACACCGCCTACCATCAGTGATGTACAAGGCACACGTGAAAAAGATTACGAAATCAATGATGCTATCTTGGCACAAGCAGATGCAGAAGTGCCTCTGTCGGGCTACGACAACACCACGTTCTACATTGAGCCCACCACAACCACAGGTGGCCCTGCCAATCCTACCAGTTTGACTGCTGACGAAGGTCTCACAGTGGATGGCACCCAAGGTGGCATGAACGTTACCCCGTCTGGAGAAGGCTATGCTGCCGGCTATCTCACTGGCGGTGGCGCAGCACCCAATGGCTTGCCAGTTACTCCTGCTGTGAACTTCCCGCCAAACCCGGTGGCAGGTGCTTATGTGTTACGCTTGGACTACAAACCCAATCGCTTGTTCCGCTATGATGGCGCACGTTGGGTCAAGGTTGATGACAAGGTACGTACCAATCTCAACAACGACCCAACAAATAAAACATTGCGCAGCGGCTTCGTAAATAACACTGCTACTGTCAATACCAAAGACTTGGGCAATATTCCAAGTCGTCAAAGTTTGAGCGAAATTCTTCGTCCCCGAGCAGACAATGGTGATCAAGGTGGCTTCTTACCGCCAGGAACATAATGCAACAATTTTTTTATGACGAACAGATACGCAGATTCTTGTTGCAGTTCACAAGAATCTTTTCAGGTTTTCAAGTGGAATATGCCAACGAAAACGACGGAGTAAATGCTGCCGCATTGTTGAGGGTTCCTGTGCGCTATGGTGACGCTAGTCGTAATGCACAAACCATCATACAAGAAAACTCACGCAACAGTTTGCCGTCAACTCCGTTGATGACTTTTTACATAACTGGCTTGGACTATGAACAAAGTCGCATGCAAGATCCTTACTTTGTGAGCAAGATCAATGTGCGTCAACAAACTTACGATCCTGCCACAGAAACTTATGAATCTACACAGGGCAATGCATTCACCATTGCACGATTGATGCCTGTGCCATTCAAACTCACCATTAACTTGGACATATGGACGTCCAACACCAATCAAAAGTTGCAGTTGTTAGAACAAGTTCTCACACTGTTCAATCCCAGTTTGGAAATTCAAAGCACAGACAACTACATTGACTGGACCAGTTTGAGTGTGATGTACTTGGATCGTACATCGTGGACCAGTCGTACTATTCCCATTGGCACAGACAATCCTATTGATGTAGCTACCTTGACATTCAGCATGCCTATCTGGATATCACCGCCTGCCAAGGTGTTGAAACTGGGTGTGGTTGAACGTGTGATTGCTTCAATGTATGATTCTCAAGGCGACTTGAACAACGCCATTGACAATGAAGACCTGCTAATGGGCACTAGACAAGTTATCACACCATTCAACTGGGCTGTTGTGTTGATTGGCAACAAACTACAGTGCTTGCAACAACAATATCTAGCACAAGAACCCAGTAATGACAGCATCGCAGCCACAGAAATTGTGCCTGACAGCAACCTGTTGTGGCCAACAGTGATCGATTTGTACGGATCATTACGTCCAGGTATCAGTCAAATACGTTTGATACAGCCCGACGAAACTGAAGTTGTGGGCACTGTTGCATTAGATCCCAACGATGACAGATTCTTGTTGTTTGATGTGGACATTGATTCCACTCCGCAAAACACCTTGTCTCCTATTGACGCTGTGATCAATCCTCTAACTGCTGGTCCACAGGATGGCCTGGACTCGGCCATTGAAGGACAACGATACTTGTTGACCGAAGACACAGGATCCTTGGACAATTCCAATCCTGCCAGTTCTTGGGTTGGTGCCAATGGTCGTGGACTTGTGGCAAAGGCCAACGATATTATTCAATACTCAAACAACTACTGGCGTGTGGTCTTTATTTCCTCTACACAACCAGCTGATCAATATGTCACCAACATCACCACAGGATTACAGTATCGATGGACCGGTGAGGCCTGGGTCAAGAGTTATCAAGGTGCGTATCCAGGAGGTACCTGGAGAATTGTGCTGTGAAAGCTGTGGGAGTTTGGTTTCGTAGCAGTGCCACAGGACGCTACCTGTACTTGCTACGCAACGACACACGACATCCAGGATCCTGGGGACTGCCTGGTGGCAAAGTAGAAACAGGTGAAACCTTGCTGGGTGCCATGGAACGTGAGTGCATCGAAGAACTGGGTAACATGCCCGAGTATCAACGCCTGGTTCCACTAGAAAAATTTACATCATCCGACGCACAATTTGAATACAACACCTGGGTGTGTGTTGTCACAGATGAATTTGTGCCGGTGCTGAACGATGAACACATGGGCTATGCCTGGATTGATCGTGGTCAATGGCCCAGACCCATGCATCCTGGCTTGTGGTCAACTGTGAACATTGAGGCAGTACAAAGCAAGATAGACACTGTGGAGCGGTATCTTGCTGCTGGCGTTTAAGCCTGGCTTTCTTGGAAACTCAACTGAATCTCACCCACTGGTGCTGACTGTGTGCTCAGCGCAGTGATCACTACGGCCAACACTTCTGGTCCATTGGGGTAGGTGCCTGTGCCCGGAATTGAACTTTGGCCAATCTGTTTGATGTTGGTCAAGTTCAAATTGTTCACACCTGTGGCCTGAATTGGGATACTAAACAATCGTTCACCACCGGTGATGTCTGCTGACACAGCAGCCACTGTCAAGAACAAATCATTTGCAGTGGTACTTCCGCCTATAAGATTGCCAAGAATCTTCACAGTGTCGCCCACAGCATAACCTGTGCCGGGGTTTTGAATAGTGATTGCAGTTGTGGTATCACTATAGGCAGTTTTCAATGCTTGCAATGTCACAGTAACGTTGGCACCTGATCCTGAACTTGATATATTGGTCAGGCTCAGTCCAGCAAACGTTCTAATAGCACCTGATGACGTCATGGTTCCTGAACGTGTGAAACCACCTGTGGTATTGAGTGGTGCAGCCTGTACGCCACCTGTGGTTTCGTTATTGTATCGAGGCGCAACTGCAAATTGTGTAAAACTGGGTTGAAAGCCGCCACCAGCATTGTTCAGGCCAGCCCACACAGTGTTGGCCGAGTCAATGTTGTTGGGATTTAAAATACCTGTCACAATGTATCGTCCCGCGCTAACATTCACAGTGAGTGTTTCTAGTGTCAACTGCGCACGATTGATAAGATCACGTTGACCCAAGTCACCAATCACACTGTTTGAAACACTGGGAGCCAGTCGCATCAAAAATGCAGTCTGGCTGGCGCCTGTTGTGGCGGGTAAACCGTAGTTGCTTCTGTTGTATGTAAAAGAGAAGCCCTCGTCACCGTTGAAGTTACCGTCCATGATAACCGCTGAACCCCAGTGACTTACTAGGGGTACACAAGTGTTAGAGATCAGTATTACACCTGCATTGTCCAGGTGACTGGTGGCTGCCGAACTGGTGTAACTGCGGCTTTGTCCTTCAGCCCACTGTGTAAATGTTGCGGCACGTGTACAACCAGTCAAGTCGTTACCAGCCTTGCCTGAATACTTGATGACCTCACTATCAATCATCACATACGAAGGATATGTCACACTGGCTGGTGGATAGTCTGTGGCATCTCTCAATGAGATAGTGGTTTGACTATTTGTAATGGCACCGTTCAATGAATTCACCGGAGTCTCATTAATGGCTTCATAACGTGCAGGCAAGTTACCTGAACGCATGTATGCTTCATTGCTCACGTTGTTGTTGGGACGTCTGTGTGCCCAATTGAACTTGCCATCTTGACCGCGCAACATCCAAATAACTGTACCAGCACCGTACCAGGAATATTCCAAGGCATACATCTGCATCTTGCTGGCGTCAAGATTGAAGCCCGATGCGCCTGTGCCGTTGAGTGGATCAATGTTGAAATCTTGTTGGCGCACACGAATTTCATTTCGCAGGGCCATTTTCACTCGAGTTTGATTGGCCACGCCACGGAATGTGGGCACCACTGTCATTCTGTTGTTGTTGATGATACTTGCAACGCTGTGTGTCATACCACGGATCACAACCACGTCGCCCACATTCAGTTGATCTTGGAATCGACAATTGCCATCGCCTGTGACCAAGTTGGAGCCAACGCTGACGTTGACCAAGCCTGCTGTTTGAAATGTGCTGGTACGTTGTACTGCATTCACAGTGATACCGTTGTTTTCCCAGAACAAGCCATTTTGATCATCAAACAGGCCTGCACGAATACATGACCCGCTCCAACCAGTGACATTGATACGAGGTTGTTGCCCCAGCACAGGAGTTGCACTACCCAATGTGCCTTGTGCTTGAACTACAAACGCTGTGTCACTGGTAATATTTGTAACAATGTATCCCGAAGCATCGTAGCCCGATGTGGTAATACCACTCAATCTGATGGTGGCACCAGCATTGAGCCCGTGTTCAAGATCTGTAGTGATTGTGATATTGCTGTTGACTGTGGTTCCATCTGCAGAGACATTGCTTACATCCAAAGTGGGAGCCAACACAGTACCTGTGCTGAACAAAATGCCTTTACCAGATTGGTAGCGGAAGTATTTTTTGGTCACACGGGTCGCACTTGCTCCGCGTGTGGGAGTTCCTGGTCCCATGAGCACACCGCCATCAAACGGTCTTGACTGGAACACAGCATTACTTCGCACGTTGATCACGGCTGCTAAACTGCCACTTACCACAGCACCTGTCTTGGCTTGGAATTGAAATGTGGTAGTGCTGGGAATGGCATTTATAATAAACGAACCTTCAGCATAACTGGCGTTGGTACCTGAGGTCATGTCCACTGTGATTGGACACCCTGGGAACAAGCCATGCGCATACAGTGTGGTCACAGTGATAATACTGGGATTGCCGCCATCGCTGACCACGCTCACAATGTCAAAGTCAGCACCGGTGTAGGGAAATGCTTGACGTACCGAAGTGTCAGTTTGATTGACTGGGTATCCAGGCGCCACCCCAAGTGATCTGCGTGGGTAGTAGGCAAAGTTGTTGGTTTCGCCCAAGAACACAATGTTGATACCTTCACCATTGGTTGCTGAAGTATTTTGTAAACTCACATATTCGTTGGCATCCAGTGGAGTATCTGTTACGTTGACTGTGACTGTGGGAATGGTGTTTGAACCACCATAGAATACACCGGTCATGCGGATTAGCGGTGATCCAATGCCTGCAGTTGTGAGTGCTGTGGTGTTGAACTGTGTGCGGCTGATGGTTTGTGTGCCGTTGACTGCGGTACTGACGCCAGTCATTTTTACCAATTCTACGTTAGAACTTAGTTTCTGGAACACTGAGCCTGTGACAAATACATTGGCTGCTGAAATGTTGTACCAACCACGATTGAGTTGTAGTGTTGTGCCGTCAGTAACTTCTTGTACTTGTGCAACTTCAATGGTGCTGGCAACAAATATATTGGCACCAATGTTGATGTTTGCGGAACTGGGATTGGTACCATTGCTTTGACGCACCACAGTGAGTGCATTGGTTGACACTGAAGTTACTGCCATGACTTCATAAACGTTGGCAGTGGCAGTTTGAGCAATAACATAAGTACCAGCCACAATACCAGCACCTGCTGCTGATGTCACGTTGACTGTGGTTGTGGCATTACTGGTAATATTTGCCACTGCAACAGTGGTTCCACCTGCGGTGGGCAATCCAATCAACATAATGTTGTCTAGTGCAGACAGACCTGTGGTTGATGCCACAGTGAATGTACGTTCTGCTGAACTATTGACATTGGCAGTGAGATAACTTGATACAAACGGAGTGACGTTGCCTTGTGTTTGGCTGATCAACAGTGCATAGTCATTGGCAATCCAAGGTGGTGTTCCTGCATCGGCTGAGTTGACTGACGTGTCAACGTTGCTGGTCAACAAGTTGGTACTGCTCAACAATGTGGCATAGCCGTTGGTGTTGTACACCAAGTCAGCACCAACATCTTCATAGAATGAAGGAATGTTGTTGATGGTACTAACGTTCTGCCATTTGGTATTTTGCAGGCCGTATTCAAAGTCAGCGTCGATCAATGACTCTGGATTGCTGGTTCTTGCACGACCAATGGCATCTAGTCCAAACTCCCAGGGTTGTGTGCTGATGTTGCGATCTTCCACATAGATGGCCAGTTTATCACTGGCACTCAATGTTGAGGTATCCAAGTCCAAGTTTAGTGTGGTGACTCCGGCATAGGCTGTGGGCAAACCAGCAATGGTACCTGTGCTAAAACTCACTGTGCCACCTTGTGTGGGTGCTCCAAAGTTGTAGATTGACGTGTTGGTGGTGGTATCGTATATGGCCAAAAAGTCCTCCAGATTGATACGATCCTGGACTTGTACAGTGCCTAGACCTGCTGTGCCTGGTGTGAATACGTACTCGTATATTCTTTTTCTTGCCATTTCTTAAACTCCAAATATAATTTGATTTGCTGTCAACGTTGCTTGAGTGTTGACACTGAACCGGTCGTAATTGATTGTACCTGCTGCGATTTTGCTGTTTGTGACAGTGGCATCGCTGGGTGTACCTGTATATAGCGTATCTCCAAAGATGAGTCCAAAGAACGGTGTCAGTGCGGCAGGTGGTGTTGCAAAACTGATCTGTGATCCTGATATGGAAAAACTAACACCAGGGTTCAGTACCACATTGTTTAGACTCACCATCATGGCATACGCGGTGGGCGGGTTGAACGGCACTCCACTGATGTTGATGTCAAATGTTTGTTGTACTCCATCAAATACCAAGTTGTCCATTTTACGATACTGACCAATTTGCGGTGTGTTACCTAAATAACTCATTATAATCTTCCCACAACAATTTCAATTGTGCCCTGACCACCTGAGTGATCTTGCACTGCCTTGCCAATCACAGTGCCAAGAATAGGCGTGGCACAGGCTTTGGCTCTGCCGCCTCCGGCACTGACCATCATGTCGCCTTTGGCCACTGCACCAACCACTAGGGTAGGTACTCGTCCTGTCAGGGCCAGGGCCACTGAGTGAGCAGCTTCAATGGCAGTGTTCATGGCATAGGCAGGAGTAGTAGAAACCACTCCTGCCACACGCACATCATTTATGCCTGTGGTCATGGTGACTTCTTGGTCACCACCAAAACTCAATACAGTACCTGGCGCATAATCAGCATCTGCTGAGTAATATTCTGCCAAGTCAGCGTATTGTGCTGATGTTGCTTTGGCAAACACAGTGTTAAAGTAAGTTGTTGCTGATCCAATATTGCCCACACCATTGCCATTGGCATTGACAATGCTGCCCAGTGTAACTGCGCCAGTTGATACTGTCAAACTAGCACCTGTTATTGCGCCAGTGACTGATACGGTGGTACCGGTGTGTGTGGTGGCATTGACATTGGCGCCACCCAAGATATTACCACCTGTGATGTTGCCTGTGGCACTGATTGTTCCACCTGTGGTAACAGCGCCAAAATTGCCAGTGCCATTTGTACTAACAATGCCTGTTCCAGTAAGCAGTAAGTTACCGCCAGTGACATTGCCTACGGCTGACACAATACCAGTTGTAATTAAATTACCACCGGTGATATTAGCAGTTGTGCTAATACCTGAAATTACATTGCCTGACAGGCTAATACCAGTGCCCAAAAAGTATGCACCGCTGACATTGGCTGTGGCAAACACATTGGCTGTTGCACTGAGTATGCCACCTTGCACCAAATTGGCAGTGAGTATGTTGCCACCTGACACATTACCCACTGCTTGAACATTGCCTGTCACAGTTATCAATCCGGCTGTGTTGATATTACCACCAGTGACATTGCCGGTTCCTGATATCAATCCACCAGTGAGTATGTTACCACCAGTGATGTTGCCCACACCAATAACTGTAGAACTAGCACTTACTGAAGCAGCACTAAATGCACCTGCTGTGATAATATTGCCACCTGTGACGTTGCCTGTTGCGGTAATCAATCCTGCTGTGGCCACGTTACCGCCAACAATATTTCCTGTAGCGGTAGCACTACCGCCAGTGAGTATGTTTGCACCAGTAATGTTACCAGCCACGCTGAGTGCCGTTGCACTAGTATTAGCAATGGCCACTCTGGTGGCTGTGTTGAATGTTACCAAGCCAGCGGCTGTGGTTGCTGTGACAGGACCAACATCAATCAGTGTAGTTGATCCAGCAGCACCGTTTTCACCAATCTGAATGGTTTTTGTAGTACCTGACCCTGCCACACCATGACCGATGTTTATGGTTTGACTGGCCGTTGACACACCAATTTCAATAAGTCCAGTTTGACTTGTTCCACCTACATTAACATTACCTGTAGTTTGACTAGTACCAATGTTGATGTTTTGTGTGGTTCCTGTAAATGCAATGTTACCACCAGCATTCAAGTTGCCAGTTGCGCCAATCCAGCCAGTGACATTGGCACCCAGTGTACTGAACACTGCTACGTTTGCTGTGCCGGCAATGCCAACTGCAACATTGCCACTTGAACTCACAACTCGCACATTGCTGTTGCCGCTTTGAATACCTGCGGCATCAATACCTGTGAGTGCAGCACCGTTGCCAATAAAATAACTGCCAGTTATGTTGGCTGTGGCCGATATCAATCCACCAGTGAGCACATTTCCACCAATCACATTGCCAGCTGCGCTGACATCAACTGAAGCTGTGACATTGGTTGTGGCATTGAAGTTATTGCCATAGACATCACCTGTGGCTGACATCAGTCCAGCAGTTTTTATGTTTCCACCTGTGACATTACCACCTGTACTGACAGCAGTGGTGCCAAATATATTACCTCCTGTGACATTGCCTGACGCAACAACTGCGCCGCCTGTTGTCAAATTACCAGCTGATACATTGGCAGCCGAAGTTATATTGCCGGTAGCACTGAATATACCGGCAGTTTGAATATTACCACCAATGATATTGGCTGTGGCGCTGAGTGTGGTGCTGGCTGCTACTGCACCAACCACACTTATTCCGCCCGACCACACATTGGCAATTTGCGCACTGTTGACCACTATGTTTACATTGGCATTGACTGCGGCAATGGCCACTGATGTGTTGGCATTAAAAATATTGCTAGTGACAGTTGAAATGCCAGTAAGAGCAGCGCCATTGCCAACAAAGTATGTGCCTGTGACATTGCCTGTTGCGCTCAAATTGGCCAAGATCAAATCAGTGTATTGAAAACTGGGGTCTGTGGTGTCAACTGTGGTGGTGGGCTGTGTCAACAAATTGGTGAACAACTTGTACTTGGCATCTGTGATGTCACGGAAATATCCACTGTAACGAATGTTGGCGCCATCATAAAACTGTGTTATCACACCTGAGTCGTAGGTGTCGCCTGGATTGTTATTGGCCAAGAAGATAAACGGGTCTGTCACTGCCAAGCTGTCTGTGCCTGTAGTGGTAAATGTTCCGTTGACCGTGAAATCGCCCACACAGGTGATATCACCGCCCACATTTAAATTACCAACAATTCCTGCGCCGCCGGCTGTTTTGAAGCTGCCGGTAGAAACACTGGTGCTTTCAGTCGTGTCAGCTATTGCAACTCTTCCGCCAATGTTGACATTGCCGTCAACACCCAGCCCGCCGTCCACAATCAACGCACCTGTATCAGTGCTGACACTGGTAGCATTGGCCATGAATGTGGCACGGTTGGTACCACTCACTGTCACACTCATTGATGATGCATTGGCCCAGTACAGGCCACTGTTGTTTGCAGCCAGGCTCACCACACTGGGGTTGGCCACGGTGCCTGCATTGAATACTGACGCTGATAAATTCAAACTGTTCAGTGCACCAGCACGATAGGTGACTGTGATGTTGTTGGCGCCAGTGGCAGGAGCACTGGTAAACTGCAAAACTATGTTGCCAGCAATGTAATCTGTAAATGGTCTTTGTAGTGTGCTGCCAATCATGACGTCTAGGTCAGACGCTGATGCTACTGATCTAGCCAGATTGAACTGTGTGGCCACACTGTTGCCACTGAACGTTTCAGTGCTGGTATTCAGCAGTGGCGTGTTGGGTTGAAGACCAAGATAGCTCATTAGGTGATTTCCATTATGCTCAAAATTGCATCAATGCTGGTGGCAGCACTGCTTTGCACGTATATTTTGTCCCCGGTGATCATCACAATCTTTTGATCTCCACCAATGGGAATCAACGAAGCTCCAGAACTAATGGGTGCGTTGGCCACAATGTAGGTGTTGGCTGTAGCATTGGCCAAGAACACATTGGCTGTGATTGCACTGCCAGTGGTATTGGTACAAGTTAAGCCAATCACAATAGTGGTTGTACTTGCCGGCACTGTGTAATTGCCAATTATGCCAGGGCTTGCGCCAACATTTTGTGAAGTTTTTCGTGTGAAAGTATTTGCCATTTGTTATCCTAATGCTATTGCCAGTGCAGCCGCGTCATCTATTGTGGCTACTCTAGCGTTGTTGATATTTATCGTGCTAGTAGCGTTGATGTTGTTGGCGTTGACATTGGCTGTTGTTGTGATGTTTGCGGTCATGTTGATTGCGCTGATCACATTGCCACTCAGGCTCAATCCTGCTGCATTCAGATTGCCACCAGTGATGTTGCCTGTGGCAAACACAAATCCACTATTGGTTATCAAATTGCCACCAACCACGTTGCCGGTCACGGCCAAACTGCCCAGCGTACCCACGCTGGTAATATTGGTTTGTGCGGCTGTGGTCAATGTGCCCACAATACTAATACCGCTCAAGTTGCCACCAATGATGTTGCCTGCTGCAGAGATCAAGCCACCTGTGTTGATGTTGCCGCCACTGACATTGCCAGTTGCTATAACTTGAGCACCGGTGATAAAATTAGCAGCGTTAACATTACCAGTGGCTGTGATTAGCCCTGCTGTGCTGACATTGCCACCTATGACATTGGCTGTGGCACTGACTGTGAGCCCTTGCACCAATGCGGCTGTGACAATGTTGCCACCTGTGACGTTGCCTGTGGCAGTGATTAGTCCTGCTGTGACTACATTACCACCAGTTATGTTGCCTGTGACGCTGACCAATCCTGCGGTGTTGATATTGCCGCCAATCACATTGCCTGTTGAGCTGACTACACCGCCTGTGTTGATGTTGGCGCCAATCACGTTGCCTGCAGAGCTCAGCAGTGTTGTGGCCAGTACGTTGCCGCCACCAATGTTACCAATTGTGGTTGAGATATTGCCTGTAATTGTGGCTTTTCCGCCCACAGTCAAGTCGCCACCGTTTGTGGTTACTAATGCTCCGCCCACTGTGAGTGCGTTGGCTGTGTAATCAAATATCAATCCTGAATCGCCAACCAACAATCCATCACTGTTGAACAGCACTTGACTGTTGCTAGAATTGGTCAATGCAATATTACCAAGTAAATTACCAATGAAATTTTGACCTTGAACGTTGCCTGCGGCAATGACGTTACCTGCGGCTGAAATCAATGCACCTGACACAATGTTACCAGTGGCTGTGACCAATCCTGCTGTGCTGATATTGCCACCAATCACGTTGCCTGTGACACTGGTCAAACCGCCAGTGATCAAGTTACCGCCAGTGACGTTGCCAGTTGCGCTGGTCAATCCGCCAGTGATCAAGTTACCACCAGTGACATTGCCAGTAACAGTGGCCAGTCCTGCTGTGGCCAAGTTACCGCCAGTGACATTGCCGCCGGCACTGACTAGACCAGAAATATTGACATTACCGCCAACCACGTTGGCTGTGGCACTTACAGTGAGACCTTGTACCAATGCGGCTGTAATTATGTTGCCACCAACCACGTTGGCTGTTGATACAATCTGTCCCACTGCTGTGATCAATCCTGCTGTGACGATATTGCCACCTGTTACATTACCACTTGCACTGACAGATGCTGCTGATACTGCACCAGTTGTGATTACATTGCCGCCGGTGACATTACCAGTTGCAGTGATTAGCCCTGCTGTGGCTACATTGCCACTTGTGACGTTGCCTGTGATATTGAGTGGACTAACAACATTGCCGCTCAGGCTCAATGCCACAGCGTTCAAATTACCACTTGTGACGTTGCCTGTGATATTGAGTGGGCTGATGACGTTGCCACTCAGGCTCAATTCTACTGCATTTAGACTGTTAGCAAATATATTTCCCACTGCTGATATCAGTCCAGCAGTGAGTAAGTTGCCACCTGTGATGTTGGCACTGGCACTGACTGAGGCAGCACTCACAGCGGCTGCTGTGACAAGATTACCACCAGTGACGTTGCCTGTGGCAGTGATTAGCCCTGCTGTGCTGACATTGCCACCTATGACATTGGCTGTGGCGCTGACCTGGCCAGCACTGTTGATATTGGCGCCAGTGATGTTGGATGTGACATTTAGTGCGCTAACCACATTACCATTTAGGCTCATTCCTGTGGCATTCAAATTAGCACCGGTGATGTTGCCACTTGCATTGACACTAGCGCCCGATATTGCTGCAGGTGATATAATATTGCCGCCTACAACATTGCCTGTGGCATTGAGTTGTTCTATTGCACTCAAATTGCCTGTCACAATGTTGCCTGTAACACTCAAACTTGGCAGTGTACCAATGCTGGTGGCCACAACACCAGTCAACAGACTACCATTACCAATGTAGTAATTGCCAGCAACGTTGCCAGTGACACTTACTGTGGCACCTTGCAAATTGCCAACTACAAAACTTCCATAACTGTTGACTGTAACTATTTCGTTGGCAATACTGACATCAGTAGCCGCAAACATCTTTTTAGATGTGTCGTTGAAACCCACAAACGCTTGTTTTTCTGTGGTATCAAAATACCATAAATCAGTACCACGGTCTTTGCCGTCATCAACAGTCAACGGTGTGTTGTTGGCACCACGGCCTAATCCAATAATTGGATCTTCAACATTGAAACTGCTTACATTGTTATACGTTATGTCGCCATTGACTGTTAAGTTGCCGCCTACCAGAACATTACCAGTTGTGGTTATTGAGGCTGCTGACATAGCCGCCGCACTGATGATGTTGCCACCAGTTATATTGCCTGTGACATTGAGTGGGCTAACAACATTGCCGCTCAAACTCAATGCCACGGCATTCAAATTACCACCTGTGATGTTGCCTGTTACGTTCAGTGGGCTAACAACATTGCCACTCAGACTCAATGCCACGGCATTTAAATTGCCGCCAGTGACGTTGCCTGTAGCAGTGATTAATCCAGCGGTGCGTAAGTTGCCACCATCAATATTGGCAGTCACAGCCATTGAGGCTGCACTTACTACCCCTGCAGTGATCATATTGCCACCAGTGATGTTGCCAGCGGCTGACAGAGTGGTACTACTGATTACATTAGCACCTGTGATGTTGCCGCTTGCTCCTGAAATGGAAATATTGCTTGCTATCACATTGCCAGTGACACTTACAAAATCGGTGTTGACGTTGCCACTGGTTATGTTACCTGTAGCACTGATCAATCCTGCTGTGGTGATGTTGCCACCAGTGATGTTGCCAGTTACTGCGGCATTGCTGGTGACGCTTAAATTACCACCAGCTATGTTGGCAGTGGTTGTGATATTAGCGGCACTGGTCAATGCGCTGACCACGTTGCCACTCAAACTCAATCCAACTGAATTTATGTTACCACCAAAGATATTGCCAGTGGCACTGACTTGACCTGCTGTGCGTATATTGCCGCCTGTGACATTGCCGGCACCAGAAACAATACCACCTGTGACAATGTTACCACCAGCTACGTTGGCTGTGGCACTGATTTGACCTGTGGCCAGCACAGCACCACCAGTTAATATGTTACCACCTGTGATGTTGGCAGTGACGCTGACTACACCACCAGTCAATATGTTACCACCAGTGATGTTGGCGGTTGTGATTACATTGCCTGTGAGTGCAATCAAGTTGCCCGTATAGGTGGGCAAGTATGCAGCCACATTGGCATTGCCATATGTGGCTGGCAGCCCGGTCAATTGCGATCCATTGCCAATGAAAAACGAACCAGCAATGTTGCCCACAGCTGAAATGTTGGCAGTGGCATTGACGTTGGCGCCAACAATGTTGGCAGTGGCACTGAGTGTGGTTGACGTTATCACGTTGGCGCCTGTGATGTTACCACCCGAACCTGCTGTGATCAAATTACCAGCAAGTACGTTGCCCACAGCACTGACATTACCTGCTGTGGAAACCAAGCCTGCAGTGTTGATATTGCCGCCAGCAACATTACCAGTGACATTTAGCGCACTTACAACGTTTGAACTCAAACTCAGCCCAGCAGCGTTCAAGTTCCCGCCAGTGATGTTGCCAGTTACCGAAACAGTGGCACCTGTGTGTGTTGTGGCATTGACATTGGCTCCACCCAGTATATTACCACCAGTGATGTTGCCAGTTGCTGACACTTGACCAGCAGTACGCAAATTGCCTGTATCAATGTTGCCTGTCACGCTCAAACTTGGCAACGTTCCAATACTAGTAGCTGTGACACCGGTCAGTAGTGAGCCATTACCAATGTAATAATTGCCAGTGATGTTGCCAGTTGCTGATACTTGTCCTGCAGTGGTCAAGTTGCCACCAGCAATGTTGGCTGTCACCGCCAAACTGCCCAATGTACCTACTGAAGTAATATTGGTTTGTGCGGCTGTGATCAATGTACCTGCAATGCTAGTACCCGATAAGTTGCCACCAATGATGTTGCCTATGGCGCTGACTACGCCAGCAGTGTTTATGTTTCCGCCAGTGACATTGGCGCTGGCGCTGACTGAAGCAGCACTTACAGCAGCCGCTGTACTCAAATTACCACCAGTTACATTTCCTGACGCACTGATCGTGACCGCACTTACTGCGGCAGAACTAATTACATTGCCACCAATCACATTGCCTGTGGCCGACACATTGCCTGTGGCACTTACGGCACCTGTTGTAACAACGTTACCTGCATTGACGTTGCCGGCAGCAGAAACCAGTCCTGTGGTTCTCAAGTTGCCTGACTGTGTATTACCTGCCACTGTGAGCAAGTTTGGTCCAGCGGTGTCAAAAGTCAATCCTGCTGTGGCACCAGCGTTGCCGTTGTTGTTGAATATGACTTGTGTGTTTGATCCAGGCACAGTCAAGTTGCCTGTTACGTTGCCTGAGAAGTTACCAACAAAGTATCCAGCAGTTGTGATGTTGCCTGCTGATGATATCTGACCAGCAGTGGTCAAATTTCCACCAGCCACATTGCCTGTAGCAGTGAGTGTACTAGGAGCAAATGCTCCTGTGATGCTTAGATTACCACCAGCAATGTTGGCTGTGGTTGTGATGTTGCCTGTGGCAGTGATCTGACCAGCAGTTGAAATATTTCCACCAATCACATTACCAGTTGACGATAATAGACCACCAGTGTTGATATTTCCGCCAGTGATGTTGGCTGTGGTGGTAATTGCAGATGTTGAGTTAATTGCGCTGACCACGTTGCCGCTCAAACTCAAGCCTACACCATTTAATGTATTGGCACTGGTAATATTACCCAGCGCACTTATGGTGCCACCAGTTATGCCTGGGCCAACTCTAATGTCTTGAGCTATGACATTGCCCGCGGTAGAAACATTTCCACCTGTGTTGATGTTGCCACCAATCACATTGCCTGTGGCCGACACTGTGTTGGTAGATAGCAACACACCTGATACAATTACGTTACCGCCAGTGATGTTGCCGGTGCCCGACACTGTACCAATACCAAATGCCACGTTACCATTGAATACTGCGCCGTTGACGTTGCCACCAGTGCTGATCACACCTGATCCGGCCAATATGTTGCCGCCAGTGATGTTGCCAGTTGTGACAATAACACCTGATCCAGCCAGCAAGTTACCGCCCGTGACATTGGCAGTGGCGCTGATGTTACCGCCAGTTATGATATTGCCCGTTGCACTTATAATATTACCAACAACAAGATTGCCAACGCCTGGACCATTACTAACAGTTAAATTACCAACTTGTGCATCGCCATTACCTAGTAATTTGAATATGCCAAACAGAATGTTACCGCCAGTGATGTTACCAGTTGCACTGATTACACCTGTGACATATTCACCTGTTGTGGCAAACACTGCCACGTTACCGGTTCCGCCTACTCCAACTGATACATTGCCCCCTGAATTCACAATAGTAACATTACTTGTACCATTGTTGATATTGGCCACACTGGTGATCACACCAGTCAACAATGCACCGTTGCCTAAAATGTATCCGCCAGTGATATTGCCGGCTGTGGATATGGGGTTGGTGCCAAACGCAGCTAAGTTGGCAGCCACATTGGCATTGCCATAACTGGCAGCGACACCAGTCAAGAACGCACCATTGCCCAAAACATAATTGCCTTGAACATTGGCCGTTGTGATAACATTGCCTGTAAGTGCTGCCAAATTGCCAGTGTATATAGGCAAGTATGCAGCCACGTTGGCATTGCCATAACTGGCAGCAATGCCTGTGAGTTGACTGCCGTTACCAATAAAATAGTTACCAGTCACGTTGCCAATGGCACTGACCACACCACCAGTTATGACATTTCCAATCTGCGCATTGCCACTCAAGGTCAGTAAATTGGCAGTGTAGTCAAATGTCAATCCTGCTGACGCACCTGCATTACCAAAGTCGTTGTACAGTACCTGTGTGTTAACACCTGGTACGACAATGTTACCAGTGACGTTGCCTGAGAAATTACCAATAAAGAATCCAGTTGTGGTAATATTGCCTGTGGAACTTATTTGTCCAGCTGTAGTAATGTTGCCACCACGCACGTTGCCAATGGCACTAACCACACCTGCGGTATTTAAATTGCCGCCAGTGACATTACCGGTTGATGATACCACGCCAGAAGTGTTGACATTACCACCAGTGATGTTTCCACTTGCAACAACTGACACTGCTGACACAGCAGCAGTAGCTATTAAATTGCCGCCAGTTACGTTACCAGCAGTAATCACAGCACCAGCTACTAAGTTTCCAGTGCTGGAAACAATACCAGAAATAACTATATTGCCACCAGCAATATTGCCAGAGTACACTGGCAAATATGCGGCTACATTGGCATTGCTGTAAGTTTCAGGCAAACCACTGAGCAAGGCACCATTACCAAGAATGTATCCACCAGATATGTTTGCAACAGTGACAATGTTTCCTGTTGTGTTTACTTGCCCAGCAACAGACAGCCCAGCGGTGGAAAATGTGCCACGTGTGGTGTTGTTTACTGCAACTACAACATTGCCCCCGGCCACTGCTATGGCAACATTGCTGTTGCCGTTGCTGATTGTGTTGGCACCTGCAGATCCTGAGCCGGCAACAACAAATGTTCCGCCAGCTTGATTGGTGAATACCAAAGCAGTGGCGTTGGAAGAAATTGTGGCATTGTTGAGATAGATTGTGTTGCCACTGAGGTATAAATCATTCCAGGCCTGTGTGGCACTACCTAGGTCATAAGTTACGTTGGCTGCTGGCAGTACATTCCCAGCAAATGCAGTGGCAAATTTTGTGAACACCACTGTATTGGAACTGTTTTGAACGCCAACAGTGATGTTGCCGCCTGGAGTTACTGTGACATTGCTGGTGCCCAAAGAAATACTTGGAGAGGCCGAGGCCTGCACTCCAGTTAATTGACTGCCATTACCTACAAAATATTGGGCATATACTGTGTCTATGCGTTGTGTTGATGCACCAATATCATACACAGCGTCAATACTGGGTATGATTGTAGAATTGGCTTGAATGTTGCCAATGCCGTTAGCTCGCAACACCAGATTGTTGTTGACCCCAGTAACAGTGATGGTATTGCCGGAGATAACGACATTGCTGCCAACAGGGCCAGCGGTATAAATCTCAGTAAAATTTTCGTTTACCGCGGTGAATGCATCGCGTAACGGTTCACCAGTGCCGTCATTTGCGGCAGCACCTGTGTCAATAATCTGTTGTGCCATAGATCTACAATGTCCTCTGATGTATTTACCAAAAGGACTTGTTTGCTATTTTAGGATAATCTGGTGTAGGTTAAATAACTGCCACTCTGTATGTTGATGTTTGCCGCACTGGTTTGTGCTTGAATTGCAACATTGGCGTTGCCAGCACTGTAGATGGTGCCGGTTATTCTGGCTGTTCTGGGTGTGGTTCCAGTCATGGCCTGAGTGGCAGCGGCGGTGGCTGACACATTGGAAGTTGATGTGCTAAATGCTGAAGTTTGTGTGGTTTGCGCTTCCACAGTGTAGTAACAGGTTCCTGCGTCAAAATATGTGCTGAATCCAGTGGTGGTACCACCAGCAGGCAATATAGGCATGTATGCTTCAAACTTGTAGGTGTATCCGCCCAGCATGAAGAATCCCAAACTGCCAATGTTGGCCATTGATGCACTGGCAAAAGCCACAGTGGTGGGTTGCCAAACTACATTTTCTACCCCAATGCCCGTGCCCGAACTGTTGCCAGAGATGCTGATATTAGCACCAACAATATTACCCGACGCAGTGACAGTACCACTGCGCACGTTGCCTGTTGTGCTGAAATTTTGAGTAGCATTGAAGTTGGCAGCATTCACATTGCCAGTTACTGAAACTTGGTCATCACTGTTGATGTTGCCGCCACGAATGTTGCCTGTGGCAGTTATGCCAGCAGCACCTGCACTGATCGCGCCCAAACTGATGATGTTACCACCTGTGATGTTACCGGTCACTGTGGCCAGTCCTCCAGTGATCAAGTTACCACCAGTGACGTTGCCAGTGGTACTGGTCAGTCCTGAATTTAAGATATTGCCAGAGCTGACGTTGCCAATCACACTGGCATTGCCACTTATGTAAGCATTACCAGTCACAGCAAAAGTGTGCAAAGGTGCAGCATTGGCAATGCCCACATTGCCCGAACTGCCAATCACAGTGATTCTTGTTGTGGGTGTGGCACCACTGCCTGTTTGAATTTGAATGTTGGCGTTGCCATTGGTGTCTTCATATACAGCTTGAATTCTGGCTGTGATTCTAGGGCCAGCCCCTGTTAAGTCCCCTGTGAACCATTCTATGGCACCAATGTTGCCTGCTACACCAACTGTGGTATTAGCGTCTTGAAATCTAATCATCTGACTGGTTGTAGCGCCAGTTGTTTGTGTCAACACAATGTTGCCTGTGGCAACAGTTAAATTACCACCATTAACATTGCCTGTGGCCGAAACTTGCCCTGCGGTGTTGATATTACCGCCAGTGACATTGCCAGTGACACTTTGTAATCCAGTAATGAATTGACCAGTGGTGGCAAAAACTGCTACATTGCTCACAGCACCAATTGTGATGTTGGCGTTGCCGTTGACCACAGGGATTTCCATGCTGGTGGTGCCATTAAATATCTTGTCAGCGTTGATATTACCTGTCAACACAGCATTACCTGTAACTGTGAGATTGCCCACAATATTAACATTGGTGCTTTGTAAGGTGACTAAATCACCTGCATTTATGGTTTCTATGGTGTAATCGCCACTGACACGTTTGACTGTTGACATTTAAAAGTCCTTTGTGTTATTTATACGGTTTAGGAAGTCTGCAATAGGCATATGCCTTAGATTAGGCAATCCATTGAGTTCGGCAACGGTGGCTGTGGTTTCCCCTTGAACTCGATAAAAACTAATTTTTGGAAAATCTTTTACCACTGTGACTATTTGTCTAGACCAGTTTCCAGTGTATGTGGGAGGTGATGAGCTTTTTTTATAAAATTCCGTATCAGCGTACACATTGTTGAATCGATTGCCAGCAGTAGGACCCATGTCAAATCCTATGAGATACACTGCAACATTACGATCCAGTGCTGCCACTGACACTGCAATGGGTCCAGAGCTGTAGCCAAAATACTTTTGAGGCACATTTTTGGCACCCAGTCCCGGCAGGGGTTTTCGGGTGTACATCAAGTTTTTTTCAGCATATCCAGAATGCTGAATTTCATGGGCAATGCCTTTGTCTGTGCTGACCAGTACATCTGGTACAAATTCTCTGTACAAGGCATTGCAACCGTAAACACGCCCACACGATTTTAATACCAGCAGATCCACTGCCAATCTGCTGACTCCGTTACCCAAAACAAATGCTGCACTCATAGAAAATCCTCCCAGTATGTAGCTGGGAGGACCAGGTTGTGTTACAAATTAAGAAGTAACGTTGTCTACAATGGCTAGATCTAACAAGTTTTGTTGACCAGCGGCCACAGTGCCAGTGTTGGCAGCGCCAGTGGTTCCTGACTTGATCACTGTGCCTTCGTCAGTGAAGAAGTTGGTGGCATATCGTTTGTCTGCAATCACCGAAGTGGCTGCGTAAGTTGATCCGCCAGTCCAATCCAACAAGAATTTGTTGGTCAGCTTGCTGACAGTGGTAGCAGTTGAATCGCCTGTGGTAAAAGTAATGGCCATGAGTCCTGCAGCAGGAGTCACATCATCATCCAGCACACACACGCCTACACTGAAGGCTGCGCCGTTGCCGGATCCTCCAACAGAAGTTGCTGTGAAAATTGTGCCTAACCCAAAGTTGGTAGGAGCACCGGCAGCAGTCCAGTTGGTGGTTGTGCCCACAGTGCTGATTTGATAGGCTTGACCCACCACAAACGAGCCGTCGTTGACGCCGGTGGCATCGCCCACTAGATATTTGTGACTGCCTTTTTGGCGGATGATATAGCCCGTGGCCACACCAATGCCTGTGCCTGACGGATTGGCAATGTTCACAGTGACATCAACTCTGGGGTTGGTTGCACTAGGGGTATCAGTTGGTGCTGCACCGCCTACAACACCTAGATATTCAGTGGTGTTGAGTGTGTCAGCAGTATTGACCACCGGTGCGGTCAATGACCCAAAGTTGGGAAAGCCAAGATCCACACTGACGCTTGCGCCGCCATTGCCAGATCCTGTGCTTGATTTTTGTATTTTAAGAGGACGTCCCATTTTTGTTTCTCCTTAAAGAAGTCCGATCGGAGTTCTAGTCCGTACGCGGCGGGTTAAACCGCATAAAACGCCGTATTGCGTTGACTTTTATTTATGGATCTGTTAAAATAATAAACCACACTGTATAACCTGTAAATATTGCCATGAGCACAACTGAACAAATTGTAGACCCTGCCAAACTTATTGAAGAAGGCAACCGACTGCGCGGTGAGAATCGCCCAGACCAAGCACTGAAATGTTACATGCTGGCCATGTGTCATGATCCTGACTCGTCGGCAGCATTCAACAACTATGGCAATGTATTACGTGAGTGTGGACATCCCAAACGAGGCATTCCGTTCTTGGAACATGCTACCATACTCGACCCCACCAGTGTCACAGCCCAATTTAACCTGGCAGTGAGTCATCTCATCATGGGCGATTATGCCCGTGGTTGGCCGGCATACGAAGCACGTTGGCAATACGAACATCTTGCCGGCACCGAGCCACAGCACAAACAACCGCGTTGGACTGGTGAAGATCTGAAAGACAAAACTATTCTTGTGGTAGGCGAGCAAGGACACGGGGACAACATACAGTTTTGTAGATTCTTGTTTAACTTGCATGCTGCCGGTGCTAATGTGTTGTTTCAAGTCACAGATGGCATGATTCCATTGTTGACCAATACCAGCGTGATCAACTGGGTTGGTAGGTACACAGACCAACCTCCTGAATTTGACTACTGGATTCCTATCATGAGCATCCCCGGAGTGCTGGGTATTACGTTGGACAATCTTCCCCGTCCCATCAATTACATTACTGCACAAGAAACACAAGTGAAAGAATGGTTAAGACTCATGGGTCCTAAAACACGCATGCGAGTGGGTTTTTCTTGGTCAGGACGCAGAGATGCCTGGCTGAACCAACACAAAGGTATGCCGTTTGAAAACATGTTGGAGTTGATCAAAAAAAATCCAGAGTATGAATGGATTAACTTGCAAGTAGATGCCACTGACGAAGAAACTCAAGCCCTGACTGCGGCTGGAGTAACAATGTATCCAGGAACTATTGCTAGTTTTGCCGACACTGCAGCCTTGATCATGTGCTTGGACGTTGTGATTTCAGTAGATACTGCCATTACACATCTAGCAGGAGCACTGGGCAGGCCCACCTGGCTGATGTTGCAGTGGTTTGCCACAGACTGGCGTTGGATGTTGGATCGCGACTCAAGTCCTTGGTACAGCACTGTTCGTATATTCCGCCAACCCGGCATGGGTGACTGGGCGTCAGTAACTAAAAAGATAGCACAGTATCTCTCTTGGTTCAAAGTATAAACAAAATTGCAGCCAACAAAAAAGCCCCTTTCGGGGCTTTTTCGTCCTTCCCATCCCTGGAAAAGATTCTCTGATTAGGAGAATGACAAGTTGGAAACTGCGATCTCGCCAACATAGTCACCAGCATTGCCGAATGAACTAGCTGTGTTGGTCAATTCGATGTAACCATAACGTGTCATAAATGACACGACTGGTTCGAATGTTGAAGGATCAAGCACAACACCGCTGCTCATCAAAGGAATGTATGGGCAGTAGAATGCTGGTGCATCAGCTTCTGAAGAGCCTTTGTAACCGACCAACACGCTTTGTGTGTCAGCAGCATAGCTGTCAACGAACACACGCATAGAGCCGTTCAGGGTACCAACAAACTTGGTGTTGGTAGGTGCTTCGAATGTACCTTCTGTAGTGCGAGCAAAAGCAGAAGTTGTTGCAGATTGCAACACTGTCAGTGCAGCTGAAGAAACTACAGCGTAGTTACCAGCGCCACGACGTGTGCGTTGAGCAATCAAGTTAGCAACGCGGTTAACCAACACAGCCAGTGCGGCGTGTTCGTCACCAACGAATGTTGCTGTACCAGAAACGGTAGCTTGGTTGTATGTGAACTCAGTAGCTGCCAGTGAACGCAAGCTCAAGAGAATCTCTTGGTCGATTTCAGCTGTAATCTCTTGAGCCAATGCTGCCATGATTTCTGCTTCAACGTCAATACCATGCATGGCTTGTGCGTCTTGTGCAGATTCAAATGTCCAGCGAGCTTGCAA